GTGCTAGTCTAACATCATCAGCACATAGCACTTGGTGATCATTCCTCAAAAACATATCAACATAAGTACTTTTTCCTGAACCAGCTAATCCCATCAAAACGATTAACTGTTTTTCCATTTACTCTCCTTATCTTTTCAAACCTAATGCTGTAAGGTTTGCATTTAATAATTTAACAGACTCAGGAACAATTGAATCGACATGATCATCTTCTTCAAGTCTTCCTAAATCTGATTCCAATTGTTCTCTAATAAACTTGTTCTTAAGATCAATACAATCAGATTTAGTTGTTAGAAATTCTCTTAAATTAAATTTGGCATTATGTCCAATCAATGCTGCTGTTTCCATTTCCCCACATCTTTGACCACCTTTATTTTTACGACCAGCTAAAGGTTGCAAAGTCTTTCTTGCATATGATCCAATACCTCTTGCCGCTAACCTTGTCTCAGATATATGAACCATTTTAAAGAAATATCCATATCCACATGTTACTGAATTAACTGGATAACTATTTGACTGAGGATCAAACACATGGTATGTAAATTGTGTATTTGTATAAGCTAATGCTTGTTTGGTCTTTTCCATATTAACTGATTCAAATGGAGGTTGAATTATTGACATATTGTCTATCCATTCATCATCAATAATCAAGGGCATTTGCTCTTCAAACTGCTGATGATACCACCCAATTTCAGTATTATCAATTATTTTTATATAACCAAGAACATAATCTTTCACAAGTATCTGAATTTGATCTTGAGATAATTCATGATTTATTACTGATTGATCTTCACCATGAATTATATGTTTCATTTGCTTCTTCAAATCAAATAAAGACATACCCATATGATATTCAAACAACTGACCTACATTCATTCGACCAATGGTTCCCAAAGGATTGACAATAATATCAGCATGTCTCCCATCAGGTAACATTGGCATTTTTTCATGAGGAATAATAGTAGAGATTACACCTTTGTTACCATGTCTGTTCCCAACTTTATCCCCAATCTGAATTGGTCTAAAGAATATACCAAACATTTCAACTCTAATTCCTAATACCTCTTCACCTTTCTTTTTAAATTTTCCTGTATTACTGAATAGATCAAGATTATTTGCCTTGATAAAAGGTTTAACCTGATCCTTCTCCAGATTTTCTTCGATGATAACTTTAATTTTTAATTCTTCATCCTGCTGTGAGTTGATAACACTTTCAACCCAATCATTATACTGAGGTATATCCACACACCATTGATTAACATATAGATTAACTTCTGTTATAATAACATCCTGTTTTGATAGAAGTTTTCTTTCTTCTTTAAATATATCAAAGAAGTCCATTTGATTATTCGGAAATTCTTTTAAAATTGCGTATGGAGTACCTTTAGCAATTCTATCTCCGATTTTTGGTAAAGGTTTATAATCAGCATTTTTATCCAAAGATAATAACACTTTATTCATAGGGATATCAAAAGACATATCCTCAAAATGAACTGATGTAAACAATCCTTCCTTCTGGACGCGGTCTGAGATGATAATTCCATCCTCATAATTGTATCCATAATAAACCATTACACAAGTTAAAAGGTTTTTGCCAATGTTTATACTTCCATCTTTACAAAAATTACTTTCTGCTAAGATTTCACCAGCTTTAAATTTATCACCTTGCTTCACATATATATTAAATACATCAAGATTTGATATATAAATTTTTCTATATGTGATATTAAATATTTCAATTGTCTTATCATCATATAAAGCTATTATATAATTACTATCAAGATGTATAACCTTTCCTGATTTTTTAGCAATTTTTACAAACTGAGTATACTTTGTATATAAATTTTCACAACCTGATTTAATCATAGGTTTGTCAAAATTTTGTAACATAATTGCCTGTCTCATTTGAGACGACGCCATTTGCAACCTAGTCTGATCATCATGTTCAAGGAATGGAACCATAGATACAGGAATTGAAATTGGTTGCTTTTCAAGAAATTCATCAGTAAATCTTAAATTTTCATCCAGTGGAACATTTGGAATAAGATTTTGAAGAACTCCGCAGTTATCTCTATCTGGTGTATCAACAGGACATATTCTACCAAACATACTTGGCATAATATCTCTTAAATGCTCAGGAACATTCTGTCTATTAAACCCACCAGGTCCAACCAAGCTTGTTCTGCTTAACTTAGTTGCTTCATCAATAGGATTAATAGCAAAATCAAACTGAACAATATCTGATACATTACATTCGGATAATATTTGAGTTGAATTAACATTGAATTTTGGTTGTCTTGCTGTTCTATTGGACATACACATATCAAATACTGCTTTAGATATCTTTGCTAATACTACATATTCAAGACATCTAATTCTTTTATTCTTCAGATCAGTATCATCAAGATCACCACCATTCAATGTATAAACAATTTCATCAATAATATTATCGGTTTGAAAGAATATTGTTGAAATAGGATCAACTTTCAATATTAAGTCAAGGGAATATATAATATCTTCACCCTTAACTCTAGCATTAAATTTTGAATAATTTCTTCCTATTTCTTTTATAATATCATCTTGAGTTAACCCTCTTGATTCATCATAAAAACATTTTAAATCATAAATCAACTTTTCATACAAAGTTGATTCCGGTGTCATAATTGGCGCATCTACCATATCAGATAAACCAAATTTTTCATTCATAACCTCAATCCCATAATAACCAAACATAATTAGAAATAATGGAACTTTTCTTCCTAAGATGCTAATATAAACATAAGGAGATTCTTTCTGAGGAAATATCATAAGAGTTGCAACATTAGTTCTAATCTTGATACTCTTTCCTCTTGTAACAACAGGGATATCAAACAACTGAAATAGAGGTATTTTCTTCCTTCCATTTATAACTATGTAATTGTCATCTACTAATGCCGGAATTTGCATAGATAAATCTATCTTTGCAGTTCCTTTTTGAAACCTGATTATCAAATTCTTTTTTAAGGTTTTACTTATCTCTCCGTTAGAAAATCTGGGTTCTTTTAATCTAAATTCCATCAATTCAAACCCTAATTCTTCTGCTGGGATCAGTATCTTTCTTACGTTCTCCAAAAGAGCTGCATACTCTTGCTGTCGAATATTAAAGATATGATTATTTCCGCCAACTTTATATATCGGATTTTCTATAGCCAAAATGTTGTTCTCCTTTTAAATTTCTTCGCCGCATAAGATTTTATCCATAACTCCATGATATAAACCAGAATCAAGGACACCACGTATGATATGTTTCTTTGGATTTGAAAATGCTAAACCCATCAACCAGCTTTCATTTGAGGGCACAGTTTGAACAGATAGGTATTTAGGAACTACATTTTCTCGACCCTCAACCAATCTCCATTTTTTATTATTATACCACATCAATTGAGATACAACACATTCAAAATGTACATGATGAATTGTTCTACTAAGGTTATAACAAGTGTACAACTTGGCAACCAATTCTTCTGGTTTAGTTCCTTTAGGAAATTTATGCAAAAGTTTAGACACTGTTGATAAATCAGCAACAATATCATGCTGTTTCATATCCTCACCTTCACTTTCCTTATCCAAAACAGCAACACCAGATGTATGAAATGTACGTAAAACCAACTGAGTATTACATTCTCCAAGACTCTGAGCTGCAATAACTCCAACAAACTCAGAATCCAACATCTCATACAATTCCCCATAACATTTGGTGCATATTTTAGGGTTCTTACAATATATTGGACTTCTAACTTCAACAATCTTTCCTACATAACCAAGATAGTTATACTCGGTCATTTTAATCAGAGTACCATCTTCTTTAAACCATTTTCCAATTAACATCTTTGCTTTCTTTTCATCATCAACAAATACAGAAAGTAAATCAGTTGTTCCACAATCCTCAGTGTCTTTATCAATTTGAAGATTAGCACAAGTGAATATTAATTTTCTTGAAAGGTATCCAGATGTTCCTGTGTTCAAAGCAACATCAAGTAACCCCTTTCTAGAACCATTGGTAGAATCAAAGAACTCTCTTGGTGTTAACCCATTGATAAAACTATGTTTAATGGGTCTTTCAATAATCTCACCTCTAAAGTTTGAAATAAAACCTCTGGTTAAAACTATCTGTCTTACCTGATCCCAACTCCCTCTAGCACCAGATTCTATCATGTATGCGTATTTAAAATGATCTCTAAGATACTGAGTTGTTTCTTCCTTAGATACCATATCAAGTTGTTCTCTAATATCATCGCCTTCATACAATGAATCTCTTTTCTCAAGTGACCCTTCAATGAAACAATCATCTAGTGCAAGAGTTGCCCCAAATAATGTTGAATATTTAAATCCAAGAAATTTAATTTTATCGAGAACAGCAGCAGTAATTTCATTTGAATATCTATTATTAACATCAGTTAAATAGTAATTAATTTCTTTACCACCAACTTCTTCATCAATTATATGATAGTCAGATGGAAAACAATCATTCAATAACTTTCTATCAGCTTTAATTGTTGTCCCTTTATATTCAACATCATACTGTAGATCAGGAAATATTTTATGAGTAACAGCATAGATACCCAATATAACATCCTGACTTGGTGTAGTTGACAAACTTCCATTAGAAGGATTGGTAAGATTTCTTATAACCAACAATCTATCCAACACTTCTTGCTTTGCTTCTTCACTGATTGGAACATAAACAGCCATCTGATCCCCATCAAAATCTGCATTAAATGGAGGGCATGACAATGGATGTAGTTTAATAACTTTTTCTAAAGTAACTTTGGTTTTATATCCCAAAAGACTTAATCTATGTAATGAAGGCTGTCTGTTTAAAATACATACCTCATTTACAGCAATCTCTTCACATATATTAAAAAGAATTGGGTTGCCAACTTCAATACAATTATCAATAAAATCAATTGAATCATTAATTTTCTTAAATCTTCCAATCTCAATAATTTTCTTTGCGATTTTCAATTTAAATAATTCAAGAAACATCAAATAAGGTAATGCACAATATTCCATTTCTAATGTAGGATCAGGAACAATTACTGCTCTACCAGAAAAATCAATTCGTTTACCTAAAATATTACCACGAATCAATCCTTCTTTTTTAGACATTTTCTCAAGAATATAAGCATACAACTCTTGAATATCTTTTTGAAGCTGTCTGTAATAATTGTAATATAAATTTCTATCAACTCTTATATCACATGGAGTTTCTCTCATTGCTTCTTTTTTAGTAAGTATTTGAGTATAGTATCTATTAATTTTATCCGAAGATACTTGTCCTTTCTTACTAACTTTCTTTGATGCAGGCCTTAAATCAGGAGGTAATACAATAACCTGACCGATTATTAATTGATCTATATTTTCTTTAACAACTTCCCAAGAAGTATTTCCTATACCCAAACCATAATCAGCTAAATCTTCAATTAATATTTTAATTGCTTCAGTACCGACTAAAGCATTTCTATCAATATTTTCAGGGTCTTGTTTTTCAACCCTCCATGATTCTTCTTCATCATCATATACTAAAATACTGTTTTCATCTTTCATCAATTGATCCAATGCAGTCTTTACTTGACGACCACCAAGATCAATTACAAGATCATAAAACAATGGGTTCACAACCGGGATTGGTAGAATAATTTTAGCAAATCTTTTTCTTCTCTCATTGCTATTAACAACATCAACTCCACAATCTGCACAGGTTCCACCAGAACCTGATATACCCCAATAGGTTCCACATTGACAAGTATAATTCTTTTCTGGACCAAATATCTGCTCAGAAAATAATCCTGTCGCATGAGGCAACTTCTTGTCGTAGATCTTAGTTGTTGTGATTTCTTTTAAGTCTTCACAAAACTCGTCAAAATTTAATAATGTAGGCATTATTAATCCTTTTATTTAAAGGTTTTAATTACATACTCAGATATTGCAACTAAATGTGTCTTGATCTCCTTTGAAATTGATAGTTTGAAATTAGGCATTAGCGCCAACATTGTTTGCCCAACTAGGTCTTTAAGGTCTTCTCCTTTAATAGATTCTTTAACTTCTTGGTTAAGTTCATGTATATCATTTTCAAAAGTTTCTGTATTATCTTCAACATTAACTAGTCTATCATTTATGTCTTTAACATTTTTTTCTGTTTTAAGACACATATTTTTATAAGATTCTATAGTTGGAAGAATTCTCATAATCTCCAATCTCTTATCAATCAATCCAATAAGTTCAATCTCCATCTCTTTACTAAATATAGCCATTATATAATCTCCCTTGGTAATGGTGGCGATGTTTTTAAATGTTCACGTAATGGATAATGATGTGGATCATCCAATCCCCATTGAGATATCATATATTTTATATACTTATTTGAATAAAATTTATAATTTGGCACACTGGAAGGATCATTCTGGTATTTTTCCATTAACTTATTGCTTATCAATTTTGTTCCTATAATACTATTTCCAGTACAAAACCTAGAAAATTTAGGTGGGTTATTTATATCTATATTTTTTTCTCCTTCCCACCCCCAAGCATTTGGATGAAAACTATCTGCAATTATTATATCTTCTATAATATTATCCAATAAATTATTTACTATAACATAATACCTTTTTACATTATAGCTTGGATGATAATAAGTTATATCATAAGAGGTATGTTTAAATATAATATTTTTTGGTATCACACCACCTTTTGATACATAATATTTTTTACCTTCTATCATCACCCACTCCTTTATGCTGCTCCAGTATCAGGCAGTAATTCTAAATAAACTTGACTTGGATTTTCATCATTAACTTTAATTGTATAATATTCATTTAAAGGAACAATAGTACATACAATTTCAGATAATATTTTTACAGCATTATTATAATGATCAATTTCATTTTTCTTTATGCATTGAATATTTCCTCCTACACATCCTTCTTGTCCAACAATAACTATCAAATCCTTAGTTTTATTAAGTTTAGTAATTTGAGGCAATGTTTCATGAAGATTTCTAATCTTATTATCACCTTTACAATATTCAAGAACCATATCAGGTTTATTATCAAATAATTCAATAGCTTTATTGGCTTGTTTCTTAACCAAATCAATTTCAGCTTGAAAAACTAATTGTCTTTCCATAAAATCAGTTAATATTTTTTTATCAATATATTGAGAAGCAATTGAAGATGCTATGGTTAATTCTGATAATGATAAATTATGTGAATATCTACCTGTTTGTTTAAATACAACTTTATGATATTTTTCACAGTCAATGACTAATGTTTTATATGAAATATAAAATCTAACATCAATTTCACCACCACGACTGCAAATTTCATCTCTACAATCAACAATCAATTCACTTTCAGGAAGCCAAATCTTTCCTTCTATATATTCAATAGGAAAGATTTTAGTTTTAATTAATGAGTTATTGTTATATATAATACGACTCATTGCCTCAACTTTAAACTTACCGATATCATCTCTCTTATAAATAGAATTGCCAATATTTTTTGTTTCTATTATATCAGGGTCAATTAATATTAAATTTTCAATTCCTTTCATTTTAGAAATGTTATCAGCAAAGAATCCTCCGAGTGATCCCAAACCAATTATTACGATGCTTTTATACATTTCATTTTTAATCCTTTATGTTATAATAGTTTGTTTCTTAAATCAATAATTACTTTATTCATTTATATATTCATTTATTTTTTGTAATGTATAATGCAACGAATGAATCTGTTTCATTATAGTTTGAGCTTTACCATAAATAGTTGGATCAGTTTCTTTGATAAGATTATGCATCAAATGAGAAAGTTTATGAGGTTTTAATTTATTATAAAGTTTATTCATCCCTGCAGTTAATTCACATGCAACAGTCTCATATTCAATAACATTTGGCGTATTTTGAATAAGTCTATGTGTCAAGAATAATAAATCATTAATATTATCCTCTTCCAAATGTGTAGAAGCTAAATATAAATCATTTTCATGTTTGTCTTGTAATTCTTTCAAATCAATTTTTATTAATTTAACTGGATTGCCCTCAATTTCAGCGATATAATAATCTTTTTCATCTTTTAATATTTTAATTTTCTGTTCCATTATATCTCCTTTTAAATAAGGGGTAAGAATTAATCCCTACCCCTTATTTTAATCAAATACTAATACTATCCTTTGGAACCAGCAGGTTTGATGAACTCAAGAACATCGCCTTCTTTAAGAACATAAGAAGAATCGATCTTGTTTCCAGAAACCTGACCCTCAGCAAGTCTATCAATATTCAGAACTTCCTTGAGGAATTCCTGAACTGCTCCAACTGTTTTACCCTGAACAGGAAAGTCAGCAGAGTTGGCACCACAAGAAACCTGAATGGTTGTTGTGGTTTTGTCGCCTTTCTTTGCAGAAGGTTTAGTTAGAACACTTGACATTTTAAACTGAGCTGCAGTTACAGGTGCAGGAGGTTTAGAAGCCACAGTTTGAGCAAGTTTCTGAGTATGGCTCATCCCAGGTTTAGTTGCAACAGGTTTAGTTGCAACAGGTTTAGACACAGATGCAGGACCATCAGCAGTAGCGGCAGAAGCAGCAAGAATTGCTTTAATTGTAATGTCTTTGGTCTTTTTGGAAAAACCAACAATTTTACGTGCTCTAACGATAGTTCTCAGTTCAGCAACGGTCATGTCATTCAGAGTGTCATAAGTTTCGATTGTAGAATTAGTCATTTTTAGTTCTCCTAATGTTTAATAAATTTAATTTAGTTTTTAGAATTTCTTGTTTTCGCTAATGTAGCCATTGAAGTGATATCGAAATATACTTCGCCAAACCTTGTCACATCTTTTCCTTGATGAATTGCATAGAACATCCAACACATTATTGTTGCAACAGTTAAATTTGTGAACAATAGCTGTGGCGCTGATTCAGATAGTTCTTCGCAACTCATATCTTCCGGAGATCGATCTTCTGGATATTCAATCTCTGGATGATATTCATCTAATGACGCTGTTACATTCTTCCCACCCTCCCTTTTATAAATCTGAGCGTTACCATCAGTGTATTCATTACCACCACTGATAACAGTTATATCATTAAGTGTTGAACAATAATCAGAAATAACTTTTCTGGAAACATGATTGTCAACACATATAAAAACGATGGAATTTTCTGATATTAATGATTTTATATTATCTTCATTAACAAATTCATTATAATCTTTAAAACCAACCTTTGAAAATTTGTGTTTAAGTTCTGTGCATTTAACAGTAGCCTTATCACCTAATCTTGCAAAAGTTTGTCTTTCACTATTTCGTGCTTCATAAAAATCTCCATCAACCAAACTAACAGATGCATTAATGTCTGAGTAGTTTAAATATCTGGACAAATTATCACACAAAATAGATCCAACTCCACCTAACCCAATAATAACAATATTCACAATAACAATCTCCTATTTCTTTGTTAGGTCGTCTTGATCCGGATTTTCATCAACATGAAATGGATCACTTTCAGTTACTTCAAAACCCATCAGCTTTGCACTTTCATCATCCAATCCATCAATCAAATCTTTCATCATCAAATCTGATTTATGATGTCTATATGGACATTGTGAACATGGATTCCATTCATCATCACTAACTTCATAAGAATCAAATAAACTTCTTTGTTGAGGAGTGCCAGGCATGAATGATGAATTTCTTTTATAAAATTCACTAATTGACCCACCAAATCCATATGATCCATGATTATATGTTGGTGTTGTATAAATAGGTCTATCAATCTGTTTCATCCATTTCTTTGGAAACTCAAAATCCTTTTCAGGAGCAGTACAATCATAACCAAGTTTCTTCTCAGCTGGTACAGGTGTTTTTACACCTTTCAACCAGGTATATCTCTGGTATTGTTGAGTAACTTCATATTCAACTAATTGAACACCATCAATATAGTCCTCTGGGTTTACCATAAATCTTTCACCACCTGACATAATAGAACAAGATATATCAAAATATTCATCAGCCATTTTACCAAGAGTGATATGCAATCCATCCCAATTTTCTTCGTCAGCATGATCTGTACCAGAATGAAATGCTGACATATTAGCATGACTATGAATGGTTCCAATTCTTATATAATCCTTATAAGTATCTTCTCCATTGATATAATTAACACTTGCTCCAGTTACACCTTGTTTTGGCACATCAATTCTATATCTTTTCCTTTTCTTATTATAATGCAGAATTACATTCGCTTCTGCCTTATACACTTTATATACTTCTCTAAACAAAGAAAGTATTTGAGCAAATTGTCTTATTGAAATTTTAGCTATGTTCAAAGTTGCATATGTAGAACATTCACCTAAAATAGAAATTGAATCCACCTTGTTGAGTGTATTAAAATCACCCATGGTCTTTTTCAGATATATTCCATCTTTTGCTACTACATAGAATATAGGTTCGTCTGGCATTTCAGTTTTTCCATCATTCACCCATACTGGAAACATTTAAAAATCCTCCTTAAATTGTTCACTTCTAAGAGATACTTTTGCATTAGTATTTAATATATAACCGCCTAACATATTCGGAAATCCTGTTTTGTTTTCTGCCATTCTAGGATTAGCAACAGAAATCCTTGGCATTGTAATACCATGTCTTACTACATATTTCAAATCATTTTTTGTAATACTAGTCCCCCATTCTAAATTTGCCCAGCTTGTGACGTAATGATATTCAAATGAATATCTAGTTCCATTTTTTCTTGCTAGAAATTTAATAGAATTTGATCTACCATCTGTAAAATGATCACCATGTTGCCATTTAATTTTTTCTAAATCAAATTCTACTATTTCAGATTTCTTCCAGTCATCTGATTTAAATGGTATTCTTTTAAATTTAGATATAGTATCTTGATTCATCCACAATGTGCATAAATTAGAACATATTGCCAATGGATATTTAGTTGAACCATCATTAATAAAAGCTATAATGGAATTAGTATCCTTCTTGGGAAAATTAATAATACCAGTAGTTGTTGCTTTGATTTTATCCCCAGACTTCCAATCACCACACTGTGATTCAACTTTTCTAACACACCCAATATTAACATTATCATTACCAAAATTAATATATGGAATTCTAAATTGAACTTTTTTATTTAATGAGGTACTGTTAATATACAATTTATTATCTTTTTCATCATACTCAAAACTATCAATAGATGATACAAGTAACATATCCTCTGGGTTACTCCAATTGGCATACACTATTGGATCGCCAACTTTAAAATCAATATCGCATTGAATACGAGGTATATATAGCCTTGTTCTATTTGCTAATAAAATTTTCTTTAAATACTCTTTTATATCATCAATACCACAATAATATCTAACAGCTTGATTACTATCTATAAGAATTCCTTTGTTTCTCATAATATGAAATTTAGGTTTACTCTCTGATCCATTGCTATTGACTAATAGTTTATCAAAATGACATATAGTATCAGGTTCTATTAAATTATTTGTATCTATAAAATCATAATCATTATGACCATTTTCATAATCACTATGATTTAAATTTATACTATTTCCATTTTTTCCAACAGGAGGTAAAAACTTTATAATAATATGTCCAGATCCTGATATTGAAATATTTTTATATTTCATTTTTCTAATTTTATAACAATTATTATATCCTTCATTGGAAGTAATGATATAATAATCTTTTTCTTTATCAAGAGATTCACCATTGATTTTAATATTACTAAAATTCATTATAGAAAAATCAATATTTTCAATAAGATAATGATCATTTCCAATTAATGCCTCAATTTTTCCATCCTGTGCTACTCTAATTGATTTAATCCTTTTATTGACTATACATCCCCCAGATTTAAAAGTTATAATATCATCAGGTTTAATAACTTTACCATTAACTTCAACTTCCTCCAATTCAGTCTTAGTATATAAATCCCCAAGACCTTTTTCAAAATCTTGATATGGTACTGAAATTAATTCTCCTTTACTATTTTCTAACTCAACTTCTAAATATGATTCTTCATGATCATCAGTTGTGATAGAATATAAATATAAAATCTCATTGTTAAAAGAAATTTCATCACCAACCTGAATTGTCATTCCTTTTATTGCTAATGAATATGAGGTATTTCTAACATTTGATTTTTTAGTTACAGTTGACGAAGTTGTACCTCTAACAATATTTTGAAGTAATTCATATGATGAACCAGAATTTTTTGAATCATTTGAATATTCTCTCACAGAACTGATTACTCTACCAATGTTTCTATGGAATTTTAACCAACTTACATTATAAATAAACATTGGATCAAGTTTACTAAAATACATCCATGAGAGATAATCTTGAACTTCATAAGCATTAGAGTTTTCATATGCTTTAATATTATCAGTATAATCTTTATTATAACGATTCAACCAAAATGTTTCAATAATATTTTCAGTAGTTTCTAATACAGTTGAATAATTTATAATACTCCCAAGACATATTGTTTGACTATCTGGAATATTATAAAGAGGTGCCTTAAAAAGATAATCTGACAAACTTGTAATTGGATGCAATCTGAAAAATGGTTGCATTTGAAGCATTTGATTTTGTTTATTTAACACTATTATAAAAACAACATATGGAAAAGATAACTGAAATGAATATGGGCGACCTGAATTTTCATCCAAATAATTTTCATACCCATACTCTTTTAATTTTCCAGTTATTCTCAATTTTTCTATTGTTGCTTCCATCCCAATATCAGCTTTAATAGTTCTAATTCTCGGAGGTTCTTCAATAACTATAATTTTTCTACCATTCCCAAAAGTTTCAAAATACTTACAACCTACAGGTAAAATTTCATTGTTATTATTAAAATTTGTTTTCAAACCATTATAGAAATCTTTTGTTCTTATAGTTCTATTTCTACATATTGGTTTAAAAGGAACCTCTTTTGTTTCGCCGTGCACATAATTTTTGTCTAATTGGTAAATATCATCTTTAGTTCCAATTATACTAGTATATTGATTACCTATAACAATTTCTCTATTCACAATTATTCTCCTTTTAAGAATTGCATCCTTTCAACAAACTCTTTTAATATTTTCTTAGGATTATCATGTTTAACAACCCAAACCTTAGCTCTTTTAGGAGTTGATGTATTAATATTCGCTAAACAATTCCAATGTGAAATAATATATTTATTTTGAGCTTCTCGTTCAATACAAATATAATTTTCATATTTTTTATTATTAGTGACAATAGGAAGAGACAAGAATATATTTGACCCAACAGGTCCTTCATAATCAATTGTATCGCCTAATTCTTCTTTTTCTATATGATCACAAAGAATCCTTAATTTTTCATCTAATTCACTCTTCTTCCATGTTTCAAGAAGTTCATCAATAATTGTCATTTAATCTCCTTTTATTTTTTAATTCTAAATCTTACTCGATTAGGAGTTTCAACCCATTCACTTCTTTGAAATGGTACAGTTCTCCAATCTTTTTTATCCAAATCAAAAACATGAACCATACCCTGTTTCTGCACCAAAGAAAAGATTTTACCCATATTTACATCTTTTGGTCTTTTTCCCTCAGGTATTTTTGAAAAATCCAGAGTGCATCTCATTGTTCTTTCAGTTCCATCAAGTTTTCTAAACCTAATAGTAACTTCTTCCTCTGCTTTTATCTTTTGATAAAACTCTATTGCGTTTTGTAATACATTGTCATCAGCCATATTAACTCCTTATAGATATCTAAAATCTTGGTTTTGTTTGGATTTAAGACTTTGAATTGCAACTAAGCCTTCATTCTTTTTAGAAACTTTAAAATGTTTTATAACTTTTTGTTTTGCATCCCAAAGACTATCTGCTTCAACAACTGTTTTCTCTCTGTTAAAAAATCCTTCAAATTTGGCCATTTCTTACCTCCGTATGAATTAAGTTATCCCCAACATGTAATGCCAAACATTCTTCTATTTCTTTCTTTTATATTAGAAATAAATACATCTTTGTCTTTATCATGAAATGTATGTTTGTGCAGATACGTATGCTCAGTTGATAACATTAATCCTAAATTTTCTTTTCGATCATCCATATCATTCATATTAATGTGATGAACACACCATATTAAATTCCGCAACTTTGTAATATTGTATAGAAATTCTTGTTCCTCTTTAAATAAGATTGGATTTTGATTCTTATCAATTGTGCCTAAAATATCTATAAAAGGTGTTAATGGAAATTTAAAATCAAATTGTGAATAATAAGAAAAGAAAAATGCATGATGTTTACCAATATTGCAAGACTTTTCTATATTAAATAATTTTTCAATTGTTGAAGTTATTCCTGTTCTTGATTTACGACCTTTTGTTACAGCACTATTATAAATTATTGGACATTTATCACATTGTCCACCACTCTCACGAACATTTCTATAATCGCACATCATACAACCACCATCTTTTATAGAATCATGTTCTGTTAATAATTTCCATAATCCAGGAAAATCAATACTATTTGTCATTATCTCGTCTCTCCTTATGAATTAAATTATCAACAACATCTCCATCTTCTGATATCATTCGACTCATAAGCATACAGGTCCAACAACATCCTTTGCAATAATTCTTTTTATCAATTCTAATCATTTCTTTATATGTAGGATGTAATCCTTCACCAAGAAAACAATCATATGCCTTCATAACTGGAGTCATAATTCCACGAATACGAAGGCAAAGTCTTACACTACCATCAGCATCAATTGTCATATTATGAACATTATCTTCTAACCCACAATCAAGATTTGCTGGTAATATATCCCAAATTTTCATCAACAATGTATCAGACATATGAACATCAAGCTTATCATCAATAATCTTTTGAAATATATCTTTAACTGTCTTATTCTTTTTAACTAAAAGATTCTCATCCTCAACATTTGAAAAGTCATAATAATTATTTTTTTTAATATCAACTGTTGTGATATCACTGTTTATACCCATGTCTGTTAACATTTTAACGAGGTTATACAAATGATATATATTGGTATTATCAACTGTGATTTCCGCTACTAAATCATTGATTTTACCCTTATACTTTTGCAACCTTTCAATACCAGCTACACATTTTTTATATCTGTCATCATCAGTTAATGATTTATCATCCAATATCAATGGATCAACTGATGATGTTAGACCTTGAATATACTCAGTATCTTCCATCAACTTATCAATCATTGGTTGAACTGCATCTGAATTATTTGTAATAATTGTATAATGAATATCTTCTTTATTACAATAATTTATAATATCAGCAAGATCCTTTCTAAGCATTGGCTCGCCTCCATAAAAAAGCATAAAAGCATCTGGATTATGTTTTTTAATTCTACCCAATGTTGCAATAACATATTCGGTTGACATTTCTTGTTTATGATAATGACTCATATTAGGATAACTTGATGGTTTCCCTTCATAGTCTTTCACAATAGCACAATAGGAACATTTCAAATTACACTGCCTTGTCAGTAACCATGAAATTATTTGTATCTTATTTTTCATTATTTTTTTTCTCCAACATTTGTTTAAATTCTAATTCTTCTTTTTCAATAGCTTTTTGAAAAGAAATTGATTCACTATCATTGATGTGACTAATACAAATATCACACATTGAAATAGATTTAGATTTCCCAGAAATAGGGGTCATTGTACCACATGTATCACAAATTTCTTCACCCATATAATATACTCTCCTTTGCTATTACCTTAGTATCTTTTGTTGGATCAAATAAACCTTTTCCAAATATATTCACCGGTTTACCAATTATCTTTTTATCAATATATGAATCCAAAACAACTACTCTTGACTCAGCAAATAAATGTAATCCACAATCCTGACAGATCAATAATGTATCACCATTATCATGAGTTCTTTTTAAAGCTTTTAACCCTCCACAATTTGGGCATGGTGCCTGACTTGTTACCATATATCCCATTATCTATACTCCCCTAAAGGTACAGTTGATATTGTATGTTTATAAGAACCTTCAAATACTTTGGTTGAATATGTAACATAAACCATTGTCTTGTTAGGTTCATCATAAAACCTTGCTAGTTTTAATGATTTCCATCCAATTGATTTTTTCAAATTTATTACTTGAGGATTCATGGTTTTAATAATTCTACCAATCTTCCTAGTCAATCTAGTAGACACACAATTGTTAGAAGGATCAGCCATTGCTAATGGGTTACCAGATTTAATTGTTGAAAGATAAATTGTAATAAATGGCATATCAGGATCTTGCATTGTAAAAACTTGAATCTTATCTTTCATGAACATTCCACCAAGACTTATTTCAGCCATTTGTCTTGGGCCTGCAAAACATACTGATGTAAAGATAAACATAATTGCAATAATTAATGAGATTCTAATTTTCATCCTTCACTCCTTTAATAGATAATTTATAAGTTCCATCTACTTCTTTTTTACACACTTCACTTTCTCCATAATATCCACACCATGGATCACCCCCGTCCCATCCATCTCCTTCAAAATCAACAACTCTTCTTTCACCTTTAATTGAAATGTTAGATATCCCTAACATTTCAATTAAATCTATAATCATTTGATTAATTGCCTTTTTAATTTCAGCAATTGACTGTGATGTTTTATAATGAAATCCTACATCAATACTTTTATCATTATAAATATTCATAGTAAAGTCTGGTTCACAAAGATAAACTTCTCTAGTAACCATTTCTTTAGGATTTTCTGTGTCAGGTTCTTTATAATTAAAGAAATATTCAGTATAATCACCCTTCGTTGCCTCAAACCCCAATTGCAGATGATCTTCATTTTTTACAATACAAAAATTTGGAACTGCTTGAAGTTGAGTTAATCCATAAATATAATCTATGAATTTTTTGGTTATATCTAATGATTCTGTTTCCACATTAAAATCCTGAGAAATTACAATATCACCAGATGTAACTTCCCAAGTATCAATTACTATAAAACTAGTAGATGAACTATTCGTTACAAAATCACTTTTCATTTTCATTGTTTTTTCCTTATCTAAATTCTAATATATTATCAGATTCAATATCATCAATTTTTGTATGAGATATTATACCGACCCATTTTTCTTTTGCTGCTGTTCTTAACAAATTAGATGCATGTCTAATATTCTCACTATCCAATGAATCAAAGATTTCATCAAATAAGATTATATTAACACTTGTATCCTGAACATTAGCCATTAAATCAGCTAAGGTTAATATAGTTCCAATATCAACTAACCTTGTCTGACCACCAGAAAATTTAACTCTTTTATCTGAATGAGTTAAAGTATCAAAAACATTTACAGATATTTTATCTCTAAACTCTTTATTGTCTTTGGTAGCTTTTAATGTATCGAATGTTACTTTATAACGACCATTACAAAGCATATCCATATAATATGAGATTCTATCATTCATAAATGGTATAGCTTCATCAATCAACATACTTTGAATACCAGATGCTGAGAATCCAGTTTTCCAGAATTGGAGAATCAACATACGCTTATCATGTTCAACCCTTGCAGCTAAAGATTCTTTAATAAGCTTTTTATAATTTTCAATCTCCACTTTGCAATTTGTTATAATGGTTTTATCAAATTCTAATTTTTCTGCTTCAACTAAATTCTTTTTATGACCATCAAGTAATGATTGTAAATCAGCCAACTCCTGGTTATATACATCTATTTGAGATTGAATTTTAACTAAATTATTTATTTCTAATGTTAGTTGAGATAATTCTGCATTGATATCTTTAACTGTTTCTTCTTTTTCTTTCTCAATATTTAATGTACCTGTTTTAATCATTTCTTTGACTTTACCGATGGCAATATTCTTTCTTTCAGTAAATTGACTAATAGAAATACGATTAGCTTCTTGAAGTGCTTTTATATTTTCTTGACATTTATTATAATCTTTTTGATTAATTGCATTCCAAGAAGTTTCTTTTATAGTTAAATCTTTACACTCTTTGCCAATCTCACCAATTTGAGTTCTTAAAGAACTAACCTCAGCTTGTTTTTCCTCAACCAATTCTTTGAGATGATTAATACAAAGACCATCAACTTCTCTTAAACAAGTAGGACAAATTGATACATCAGTCATATCAAGACCAATTATTTCTTTTTCAAGAAATGAAACATTTGTACTAAGTTTGGTTGACTCAGTCCCTAATATGTTTAATTTTGTTTTAATTAAATTTATTTGCTCTTCTGCTGCCTTAAATTTAATATCATATGCATCCTTCTCTTTCTGAATAGCATCTCTCATTTCCTCAGAACCTTTATTGGATAATTGAAGACTTTTATTATTCAATTCAGATATTTTTAAATTAGCTTGGTTTTCCAAAGTACTGATGTTAGTATTATTAAGATCATCAATCTTACTAAGATCATTTCTCAATACACTCATATGAGTTGTTTTTATTTGCTGCTGAGTTGAGGTATCTTCTGGGAGATTCTTTTGAGTTTCGAGATGGGCTAAGATTTTTTTCTCATGAATATTAATCTGAGTTTGACAATTAAGAATACTATCATCACGATTTTTCTTAAATGTTTTTTCTGTCTCCAAATTTTCTTTCAATCTATTTTCAGCAGACTCTAAAAGACCTTTGTTAATGCCAATAGATTGATTTAATTGTGCTATTATTTGCTCAATTTCTTTTAATTCAACTCCACATTCTTTTACATACAAAACAAAATCATCTAATGTCATAATTTTTCTAAAGATTTCTTTTTGATCTGCATCACCCAAATCTGTGAAGAATGATTTAACTTTTTGAGAAAACAATAGAGTATTCATAAAAAGTTTATAAGGCATCAATAATTTTTCAACTTCTGGAACAACTTCTTTATGTCCTTTTAAATAAGGTTTAGTTGAATCACCTTTAGTTATGGTTACTGAATTTCCTAGTCTTGTATACTTAACAAATCTATCAACTCTATATTGAACGTCATTAATTTTAAAGATTGTCCATGTATGACAATTCTTTCCAGTCTTAGTATTTAAAACATCATCACCACGACCTTTCTCACATTGACCATATAATGTAAATGGTATAGCTTGAAATATAGATGTTTTGCCGCTACCATTTGGACCTATAATCATTGTAGTAGAACCATTATCGAATTTAATGACCACTGGATCTATATGATTACAAAAGTTCTCCATCCCTTGCTCTATAAATTCAATTTTTTTCATTTCTTCAATCCCCAAATATCCCCAAATATCTCTGTCAACATCTTAAATTCATTTGGTTTTGTTTTACTAAATTTCTTATTAGTTTTAACCCCAAACATTCCACATAAAATCTTTGAGAATTCCTTATTTGTTAAGGATTGTTTTATAGATGCAATTATTGGATCAGAATATTTTTTAATATTTTTAGAATCACCAAGTTCAACAATCATTGAAATTGCTGTTGGTATATTCAGATATATCATTTTTTGTTTCTCTTGTACCACATCACCAGCTGGTTTTCCACCTAAGCTTACATCACTCATGTTATTCTCCTTATACAATTCTATCAATTATAGATTTAGCTTCTTGAATATATTCATCATGTTTATCTAATGGAATTTCTTTAATTAATAAATAAGCTTTTAATTTATCTTCAAGAGACATTGAACTATCAATACCACGGTTAGTAATATCTCTAGTAGTTTTATCAACTATATTAAAACTCTTTTCAATAGTTGAAGTATCAACATTATCAACTTTTAATAATTTAACAAAATCTCCATTTTCTCTTAAAAGTTTAGCTTGTTTTATAACTTCTAAAGCATTTTCACTATTTAATTCAAGCTCAATATGCTTTTGATAACCAGTTATTTTAATTGAATCGCTTGTTCCAGTATCACTATCAAGAACTATAAACCTTTTTTCTTCACCTTTCTCACCCCAATCTAATTGAATAATGGATCCAGGGATTGTTACATTTCCAACTTCTTGAGGTAAATGATAATGTCCAATATAACAATGTTTAAAATGTTTTAAATCAGTCAATCCTATATCAGATACAATTGATATTCCAGAATTTAACATTGCTTCATTCAATCCAAAATGAGATACTAAATAATTTCCTTTAGGAGCTTTTTTAATATCATCTTTCATTTTCTTTGGGTTCCATGGTACAAAAGAAACATTTTCTATATCTCTTGCTTCATGTAGCATTATAACATTAGGTTCATTATCAAGACCTTTTAAACCAGATACACCATCACCAGATTTTGAAGACATATCGTGATTACCATCAATAATAATAAATGTTATTTCAGGATAACTTCTGAGAAAATCATATAGAATTGATAAAGCTATAGAATGAATAATACTTTTATTATGCAATGTGTCACCAGCAATTGTAAAATATTTAATACCATTTGCTTTAGCATATTCAGCTATTTGAATTAATGTTTGTTTTAGATAATGTAGTCTCCTTGATACACCTGCCACAATTGTATCTTGAGAATATAAACTTAAATGAATATCAGCTACAATTATGCTTTTCATTTCTTTATTTTTCTCCTTTTTCTCATACCAATTTTAATGGGTTTTTTCTTTGATTTTACATTTTTCATAAACCATCTCAATCTTGCATCACATATCTCTGAGCAACAAGATTTTACAAGACAAGTTAAACATGGGTCAAAACATGGTGTCTCACCAATTGAATAAGGACTTAGTTTTTTCTTAGTGTCTTTTATCATATTCATCCAAAATTAAAATTCCTATTCCTATAAGAGCTGCCCCTATTACAATCAACCCCATAAATCCAAGTACAATAGCAATAGGCAACCAATAAGCAGCAAAACACCAAAGCCAACTAATGTCAATATTATCAGTTGCCTTTAAAATTATTAATAGTATTGTAATTAATCCAGCTGTACTAATTACACTTTTATTAACTATAACATTACCAGCAGCAGTTCCAGCTTTTTTAGCAATCTCTTTTTGATCCATCTTAATCTCCTTTTACAATTGTAAATGCATCTTCTTCTTTTAATAAAAATTTTTCATATGTAAATTGATTAACAAATAAATATTTTATTTTCCAATCTTTACTTTTATAGTAATCAACTCTACTCCAAAACGAACCTTTAATATTTTTACATCCTATATCAACCATATCCAATATTATTGGAGTTTTCTTATCATGACCAGGGTAAGTTCTAGTTATTCTACCAGCTAACTGTTCTATATTTTTAACTGGAGAGGTAATTAACAACGAGTCTTTCCATGGGACATCAATACCATCACGTATCTTACCAGGGGTAGAGAATGAAATTTGTTTTTCAAGTTCGTCTAACGAGGATCCCGCTATAAACTTAGACTTATCTTCACATGGTAGCCAATCATATAAAGGAACTATCAATTTATCCACTCTCTCTGAAATGCACAGTAGGTGTCTATTCTCCTTAGTTAATTTTAATAATAATGCTTTAACCAAGTCCATGAATACTTTTGAATTTTTCATTATGCTTAGATAACGAGCTCGTTGAAAATTACCTTCCCAATTTAAATATTTCTCTCTTCTTGGTGTATCTATATCAAAATCTAATAATACAAATGTAACTTCCGCTGACATTGTATCATCATCACTATCAACAGTAAATTCATCTCCTACATGATATTTTAGTATATCACTATTTCCATCATTTCTATATGGAGTTGCACTTAAACCATATGTAATTGCAGATGGTGTATGTAATGAACAATTTGAAAATGTTGGAGCGCCTAATGTTGTGTGTATTTCATCTCCTATGAAAACACCTACATTAGCTTTATTTAAAGCCATTAGAAATTCCATTCTTTTTCTTTTTAAAAGAGATAAAATTGTTTGACATGTAGCTATAATAACAGAACTTTCCATTAATTGTTTTTCAAATTTAGCAGATTTTAATATAGATATTTTACCATCTTCTAAATTAGTAAATTGTTTTAATCTATCTCTCCATTGTTTATCTAATGAATCTCTATGTACTAATACTAATGCCTTCTTTTTTCTTTCAGCTATCATATAAATACTAACAACTGTTTTTCCCATACCTGGATTTAGTTTTATCATACCATTTGTATGATTCATCATATAATCTATTGTTAATTTTTGAGCTTCATTTCTTGGTGTTATACTGTGTTCAATTTCGATATCTTCCCCAACATGAGCATTATTAATAATTTTACAATCAACATACTCATGTATAGGGAAGAATCTAGGAATCATTAAGAACTTTTCGGATTCTGAGAAATATTTATTAGTTATAAAATCAGGTGAATTATATTGCTGTTGTTTCCTAAACAGTTTTGCTCGCACCAAATGATACCAACTTTCACCCTCATATTCTCTTGGAATTAATATTCCCGATCTCCTACTAAGTTCTATCATAATTATTTACTCCGAATCAAGTTTAATTCTAAATACAGATAACATATCTTCTTTAGTTAATATTGCAGCACTATCACGACTTTCCCAAATAGTAATCTGTTCTATACCTTTAAGATGACCAACAAACATTAACTGTTCCCAACACCAAACTAAAATATTTTCTGCAGTTGGAATTTCAATTAAGTCATTTAAAGAACTATGATCTAAAACATCTATAATACAGGTATTCATTATTTCTTTTAACTCTTTATAATCCATTACCATCATAGTAGCAGGATCTATTCTTCTTCTAATTCTAACTTCAATATCCCATTCATGTCCATGCCAGTTTTCACATTTTCCTAAATGATGTGGAAGTTTATGAGCTGCAGCAAAACTTAATTTTTTACCAATGGTTACAAATGGCATAATCCTATTTGAAAGATGAAATTCACTATGACATGGAACACATTCAGCTTCTAAATTTGAGATAAGAATATTTGAATGATCTTCATCTATATGATGAATATTAATATTTTCATCTGAATTACATCTTTTACAATGAGAAATATCTTCGAAACTAGAAAGAAAATCTCTATAAAACTTTTCAGCTTCAACAGATTTAGTATGAATTTCAGGTTTGTAATTATGGTGTTTATTTCCATATTTACCTAACATTCCATTTATTCTATCTTTATAAGTTCCTTTCAACCATTTATCAGTAACTGTTTTTGATATTTTATCTACAACCCCTGAGTTATGAACAGGATTATTATATCCCATTCTTCTAGTTGACATGATTCTATTTTTTCTCAATGGCTCAATTTTTTTGATTCTTGTGCTAATATAATATTTATTAATATATAAATCTTGTTTCTCAATTTCCTCAATAATTTCTTGAGTATATAAATCTGTTTTAATTATTAAATCATCTAAAACTTTATTTATTTTATTAAGATAATTTTTATGATCTTCATCATCCATTCTAACTAGATGTATCATCATATTACTGTATGTAAATTTACATACTGGACATATTCCTTTATTTGGCATATGTTTCTCCTATTGGCAATCCACTGCTTCTAGATCGCCCCATGAATTTTTAATTTTACCTAAATGATAAACAACACCATCAATAGTGATAGTTTTCTTACCATCTAAGCAGTTAACCCCAGATCTATCAATTGTAACTGTTTCTGTTTCTACTCTTACTTCTGGGTCTACTTCCTGTTTAAACTCTCTAACAAATACTCCAGCCTTACTTGCTAAATCCTCATCTCTAACAAATTCCATAGCTATAGGTATTGCTATAGATCCTACTACCATTATTATAACAATAGTAATAATTAATTCAATTAATGTAAATCCTTTCTCCTTCATAGTATCTCCTATTTAACAAAAGATAATCCTATCATAATAATTGCCACAATACCGAAAACTTTAGTCACATCAATCATTTTTGAATAAAATGTTGGATGCACCCAGTCATTTAAAATTGTTTTAACAACCAATGCCTTACCTTTTTCATCAACTTTTGTAACATATCTTTCCGCTGTTAAATTTCTCATTTCACCATCAATCATTATATTATTTCTTACATCACTCATTTGTTTTCTCCTATTTACAAGTTCCACCAATAACATCACCCCAAGTATTGATAGTTCCTGCATAATATGTTACACCATCAATAATAATTACCATACGACCATTAATACATTGTGGGGTTGTTGTATTTTTAATGGTTGATTTTCTCTCTTTATATTCAACAATTGAATTTTTAAAATTAGATATAATAGTTTCTCTATTATTCATCATCTTTGCATTTCTCACACCCAAAACACCAATCACAACTACAATTATAATAAAAGATATAATTATAAAACTTATATTTCTTATATATTGTCTTCTCTTAAGTCTGGCATATGTCATTCTATTATTATTTGAATAACTAAAATTAGATTCTCGTTGTGGTTTTAACCATGGATATTCTGACATATAATCACCTATATTGGTCTAAAACAAACTTATCCAATGTTGATAATTTAGTTTGTAATTCAACCATTTTATCATTCAAATCTTGAGTGTCAGTCTTAAATGTTAAAAGTTTTTGGATTCTATATTTTGTAACTAATTCTTTAACAACATTTTCTTCTACTTTACTTTCACTGGAGATTCGTTTAATAATTTTTGGTAATTCCTCTTTTGTTAATGAGGCACCTTTTTCAACCATAACTTTTACTAAAGGTCCTTTAATTTTTTCAAGACAGTTCATTTCAAGAACAAAATCATTGGTTTTATTAATCTCTGACACCAACATTCTTTTATTTGCCTGAGTATACATTGCATAAGTATTCAGTAACATATCATCAATGGAAGTAACTTGAACTTGTCTCTGTCTATCAACTGTAATAGTTTCAAATGAAACAGAACCAACTAAAGCTTCTCTTACATTTTTTACTAATTGATTAAAAATCTTTGTTCTGTTTCGTTGTTTTGAAATACTAAATATGATTGCAGTTCCATTTTTACCACTTGAAGAATCTATAAACCCTATGTCAAGATTCTCCAATTGCTTTTTTATTGGAGCTTTATTAAGAATTGATTCAAATCTTCTACCAGGAGGCCAAGATTTGATAACTACTTTGCATTGAGCAGTACTAACACTTGCAATCCCAGAAACATTAATCTTAGCTTTTCCGGTTGTTAATAGCTCTTGTAAATCTTCTTTTGTTGCTGTTATTTTACAACTTGTTTTTGGAGCAATTATTGGTTCTACTCCTTTTTTATCAGACAACAACCAAAACAATCTTGCTTTTAAATCTTCTCTTGAATAACATGGTATGTATGTTCTAAACCCAAAACCAATGCCTTGAGTATAATCATTACCCATTAAACAAAATGGAAATCTAGTTGGGATATATTCTGGTTCATCATCCAATTCACTTTCAGACCACGGCACATGTTTAATTAAATCAAATGCCATATCAACCGTTTCTTTAGAAATTCTACATTCTGTATACCTAGAAGCTGCTGGTGGTGTTGGTTCTACACCAAGATTATTTCCCCAGTTACCCTGACCTTCAATAAAGTCATGTTTAACCATCTGAAATAATGTTCCATATGCATCTGAATGTGGGTGAAATCTTGCCATACATGTCCCGGTCACTCGGGCACTTTTAACAAATTTCTCCCTCGCTACCATATATGTTGTTAATAATATTCTTCTTTCAACTGGTTTTAAACCATCATCCTTTAAAGGAAAGGATCTAAAATTATTAACATACAAACCATATTTTCTATAAGCTTGCGGTACTAATCTATCCATATCCCACCCTTTATTAATTTATGATTTTGGAGAAACCAAAAGAACATTTTTAATTGAAATCTATCCTGAATTTCAATTGTGTATTTCCATTTGTTATCTGCATATGGTTTATATACCCATTCAGGTTTAAAACCTTCACAGTATACTTGATGAACCTGAGATTCAATATTATGAACAATTCCAAGTTTTTGCCAATCCATTTTATGAATTTCATGAGTTTCCACAGAAACTTTCCAGTCATGAAAATTACCTCTAATGATAAAAGTGTCACCATTAGCTTTAATACAATACACTGGTAGTTCAATACTTTTTGATGTATGGGTACTGATTACTGTAATATTTTCTCTAATTGTTTGATATTCTTTATAGGTATTTACATTCCTATTAACAAGAAATGATGGAATTTTATCCCGAATAAAACAAACCTGATCAGACCAGGCACTTTTATATATCATTTCGTCTGCTGGGTGATTAGCAGTTATCCATTGTTGTAATGGCTCATTCATTTTTATTCCCCCTTGGACACCACTTTGGGATTGGTGTTGTTTCTTCTCTAATTTTATATGGTCTGCATGATCGAGTTATACATTTATTAGGATTTTTGTCAGATAAGTATTTTGAATATTCTTTTCTTTCATCATTCTGTTTTAATGTACAAACAACTGCACAATCATCATCACAAAACCAATCATTTGGATCAGGATCACTAATAACTTTATGATATTCACAATCAATACAACTTTTTATATCATCCACGTCCCCTCCAAAAGTTTTCTTTTTTCTCCTGAATCGGAAAATAATTTAATCATCTTATTCATATCACTTGAATAAGTAACTGGTATTAATCTTCGAGTCTTCTCGTTAATCAACACAACTTTTAATTGATCTGGATTCATTTCGCCTAAACCCTTAACACGTAATAAATGTTTCTTCTCATCCCGTGCTTTAGTTACTTCTGCTGTTGTCCATAATGGGATAAAATTATTCTTTTCATTAATCGCATATAAAGGAGTTTCAGCATAAAAGAAATGACCATTTTTAATAATCTCTGGAGTTAATATAGCCAATGCTAAAGTTAATAATGCAAAGATATGCAAACCATCATCATCAGCATCTGTTGCACAAATAATTTTACTATATTTTAAATCATTAATATCAAAGTCAGGTCCAACTCCGGTTCCAAATGCCCCTATAAGTTCTCCTATCTCTTTATTCTTTAAAATATCTTTAGCAGTTGCAGCGCTTGGTATTTTACCCTTCAATGGTAATATAGCATGCTTTCTTGGGTCTCTACAATCAACTAACCCACCAGCTGCAGATTCACCCTCAGCTACAAACAGCTCACCAAACTTACTTGAACAATCTCTTAATTTTGTAAATTTAGTTGAAACTCTTTTCCCAGTATTAACAGACTTAAATTTTTTAGAATCTAATTTCGCTCTATAAATTTGAAAATGAGATAATATTCTATCTAAATCACCTTCTCCATTCTTGTCCTGGTTTTTATTTTCATTGAAATGAGTTTCAAGCTGAGTTTTAATCTGAACGGCAAATCTTTCAAGTGAGGTTTTATTGTTGGTTAATCTATCTTTGGTTTGTCCAGCGAATTTTGGTTCTTTTAAACTTAACATGATATAAGCTTTTAACCCAACTAAACAATCTTGAGGTTCAAACTTATAACCCATTTTTTTACCTTTGGCCATGAAATAACTTTTGATTATTTCAAATAGATGATTGACATGAGTACCACCATTATCAACCGGAAGTAAATTAACAGATGACAGTACTTTAGGAGATATTGTACCACTCTTAACATATGTCATCATTACATTATATGATTCTGGATTTATAGATGATTTAAATAAAACAGGTTGAGCTAAAATGTTATTTCCTTGCAGGCATCTTTGATCAAAATAATCAGCTACTGTTAATTTAAAAATTTCTTTTGTTTCATCAATTATTAAAGCAAATGTAACTTTGGACATTTCAGCAGATGCTATTTGTAATCTTTTTTTAATTCTATTTAAATCAGGAATTAAACTATCAAATATTTTCTTCGAAGGTTTAAATTCAATTTTTGTTGAAAAAGGTGATTGTCCTTCATGTTTGGTTATTGATTTCTTTTTTAACTTACCAAGTTCAAAATTAAAGATTGCATGTTTATTATTTCTATAAATCTCGACTGTATAAAAATCACTTAAGGCATTTGCACATACTAACCCAACCCCATGAAGACCACTTGCTATTTCATATGCTGATTTATTATCCTGAAATTTAGCACCAGAAAACAACTCAGTTGAAATAGTTATTGGTACATTTTTTGAAATTGGAATTCCGCGTCCATTATCCATTATAGAACATATATGAGTTTTTGTATCAATTTTTATAGCTATAATACTTACATGACCACCTTGAGCTTCATCCAGAGCATTATCAAATGCTTCTTCAACTAAATGATGTGGGTCATCAGTTGGACCAATCCACATACCAGGTGAAATTTGAATCTGCTCCATTGGCTCTAATTTTCTTATATCTTCTGCAGTATATGATTTAGTCATATAAACCTCATTAGATTAATGTGAGGATGCACTCTATTGCACCCTCACATGATTAATATTAAACAGACTTTGGATCTCTTAGTAATTCAATTTCATATTCAGTAAGTTCCGGCATAAATTCACATTTTGCTTTTAAACTAGAGCCAAGATCAATTCTTCTTATTGGGCCGTATGTTTTCTCTTTTCTCAAAGCTTTAACCGCTCTGAGTGCAGAAAGCTCTCTTCCCTCAGTTTTGATAAACTGATCATTTGGATTACAAATAGAAATTCCTCTTGCTACAAAACCTTCATTTTCAATAACAGTAATTGCCGCAAATGGGTGATTTCTTTCATCTCTCATGTAATAATTAACACTTTTCATTTTTTAAAATCCTCTTTTCTAGTTAATTCAATTCTCGCTTCACATTCATTTTTTTCATTCATTTTATAATGAATTATTTTATCAACAATATATCCTCGTATAATATCCCCTCTTTTAGGAATAGTTTCTAAATACATTTCATCCTTTGTTCCATCAGGATAAATAATATCTACATCATAATCTACTATTGGATCTATATTTAATAATTCATCATAAAATTCAGCCATTAGTCAACCCTCACAATATATCCTGTTTTATCAAGAGTGCGAATAGTACCACCTTTTTTATCAGATTGAACTACCCAAATAATTTTTCTTGGTAAACTTTTCCTTGGAAAATCATTAATATTTTCACAACCACCATCAGTAAAACATAATAATACATCAGGATTTATTTGCTTCGCTCTCTCAATACCTTCTCTTAAAACAGTTCCGCCTCGACCTTTAACATTAAATTGAATATCAGATACTCGTTTTAATTTATACTCTTTTTGTAAACAAGTGTCAACTTCAAGAACTGTTACCTCACAATGTCGATCTTTTTCAATTATGTTCTTACACCCTGAAAGACCTTCTTTAACATCTTCATCATCCATACTTCCAGATGTATCAATCATGATTACAATTTTAAATGTAAAATCTCTAGTCCTACCGGGGAATGGTGAAATTGATGGTGCAGTTCCATCATCAATAACAAATGCATAAGTTCTTTTTCTATTTATTCTAGATAAAGATCTTTTAAATTTACTATACCTTGATCCCTTTATCAATTTTTGTATAAGCTGATAATAAGGAACTTTAGGTGGAGTCAATGCTTTATCAATTAAAGACTGAATATGTCCTGGTAACATACCTCGTCTAGTACTAAAATTCTTAACTGAATCTTTAATTATTTCTTGAATATGACCATCTATCTTTCTTGAAAGAGAACTTAAATCAGCAACTTCTTTTTCAACATCACCCCATTTAGAATGATCTCCGATTGTATCATAATCTGATCCATTACCACCATGTCCGTCACTAGGTGAACCTTCTCCAGGTTTTCCCTCGCCTTCGCCTTCGCCTTCACCTTCACCACTATCTTTAGATTTATCTTTAGCATCTTTAAGAAGCTTGTAATAATATTCTTCCGTTGGTCTATCATCTTCCATTTCATATAAATCTGGAAAACAACTTTCCCATGGCTTATCTTGTATAATACACTGTCTTGGCATATTAATAACTGGATTAACAGCACAATCAGCAGCAGTATTCCATATTCTGGCTTTAGCCATTTTCATTTTATCAATTGGTTCATTTGATAAAATTCTAAGTAATCGAGGGATATGTTTATTTAGAACATGCATCCCTTCATGTTCAATTACTTTTTTTAAAACTTCATTAGTAGTACCTTCAAAATATGATGGGTTGAATAAAAGTTCTATTGTTCCATTTGGTCTTGGAGCAACACCCATTATAGATGGAATATTTGAATCAGAAACTCTTCTTATGCGACTAAAGATGTATCCAAAATAATTATAAGATATATTTTCATTACCAGGTTTAATCGTCATTTCTGCAATTAAATTTTTTAATCGTTCTCCTGTGCCATTCAATATACACCTCTTTAATTTTTATTAGATAATTTTACAATTGCCTCATAGAAATTTGCTTTATAATTAGGTTGCTTCATTAATTCAACATGCATGTTAGTCATGTATTTAAACTCTTTAGTATTTCTACCAAAAGTATCAATTGAAGTAACAAATATTGCAGAAGCATCTAAAGGTACCGTAGACAAATATTCACCTACATATTCTAATTCTTTTCCACCTTTTTCATATTTCGGACATTGAGTTGTAAGATAATTAATAAACCCAGTCATTATCTTTGAGATTCCAGCATTATCTTTCTGCTTAACTAATGCTGTCAATGCTGCTCTAACCTTTGGTAAGTTATAGAATATATCTTTTGGATTAATTTCTTTTCCTTCTCTTGCAAATTCAACAAACATTCTTGCTTTATTTACATTTAAAAGTCCAGATGCCAAAGATTCAATTCTTAAAAATTGTTCATTTGTAAAATCACCCTTTCCACCTCTGTCAATTTTATGAAGATGGTGAGATAATTTTTCATAACTAGCAGGGTTAGCAAATACAGATCCAATTTTCTGAGCACCAAAATCATATAGAAAATCAGGATTTGCTGAAATAAACTCAATGATTAATGGATGAAAATTTGCTACAGCACCATAACTCAAAAAGTCTTTAACACTCACTTCTGTATAAATATGAAGTTGTCTTCTAAGACCGGCTGCATCTTCCATTGTATCCATTTGATATTCAGAATCATCTGGGTTATCAGTTGTTATAACAAACCAATTCTGAGGAAATGCCTTCAAATGAATTTGGTATTCATTCTGTACTTGCCAAAACATTTGCTGCAATGAATGATCACCCCTTGAACATTCATCAATAACAAATAGACCATAACTATCTTTATCCTTAGGAACAAAATCAGAATAAAGCATTTCAAATTCTCTTTTGCCATTATCAACAACTGGAAATGGAATCATTATATCATCTCTTGATAAAACTGGAGATTTTAACATAATCATTGCAAAGTCTTTTCCAACAATTTCACTTAACTCATTTTTCAACTGATTACAAATTGCTGTTTTACCTACTCCGGCAGGACCAATTATATGAAAACATTGTCTCTCAATAAAATCAAGACCTCTTCCCCAAGCGTCAATTGTATCTACAATGTCTTCTTTAATCAAATCTTTAATTGCACTGATTGATAATACCGGAATATTTAATCTTTCAAAGTATTTTTGTTCTTCATTATTAGACATAACATTATTCCTTTCTTTATATAATTCATAAATTTTTCTATAATACCTACTTTTACTTTAAGAGGTATAAATAATTTTTCTTTCTCTTCCCGATCTATTTGGTCATAGGCACAACCATAATGAGTAAATCCATTTTCATCATTATAGTCATCTTCCCAATAATATCCAGTTGCTGCTTCTACTTCTTGTTTTGATCTTTTTATAATTCTACTAGTATAATATTCAATAACTATTGGACACATTTGATCACATATTGGTTTAACTAAACATCCTTTACATGGATCTTCAAAAGGTAACATAACCCTCTCCATTCTATTAGAAGAGGATTATATACCTCTTCTAGTTAAAAATTAATATCTTCAAAGTTAAATGTTGGTGCCTCTGCTGGAGCTGCTTTAAGTGGAGCTTGTTGAGTATTTCCACCTGCTGCTTGCTGTCCAACATTAGAATCAGGAATAACATTTCCATCTGGAACTGCCGGAGTTTGATCAGGAGTATATCCAGTAGCTGTATCAGTTCGAGTCCAATCAAATTTTTCATTGAATTTACCCAAAGACTTTTTAGCAATCTCTAAAACATTAAAGATTGACTGATTATCTAATGGAGCACCAGGGGTGAATGTAAATACATCCTTATCGCCATAAGCAGAAGGAGCTTTAGCCATTCCAACTGTTGTAACAAATCTTTTATTGTTAACAGCAATCTTTTCAAACTCAAGACTTTCTGGAGATGAAGGTTCAAATAATGGAGCTGTGATATCTTTCTTATAACAATCAGCAAGATATTGAGATACATTATTATATTTCATTCCTTTACCTCTAAGGAATATAAATATTGGAGCACCTGTTTCTGCATGAGGAATTGGTTTTCCAGTTACATCAACATAAATACCTGCCATAATAATTTGCTCTCTACATTGGTTACAAAAAGCATTAGCAGCTCTTTCCGCTGAGTTGGTACCACAAACTCGATTATTCCAACCATGCCAAGGAGGCTTTGGTTCTTTCTTAAAACTAAAACATGCAACCTTTGATTTACCTGCTTGATCTGTTTCGTTTTTAACAAGAATCTTTTTAACATGGGTTATAACCATATTAGCGGAATCTTGATTATATTCAACCCCTCTAATCTGAAGTTTACCACCTTGCTCTGTAACACCAATATGATTTGGTCTTGAATTACCAGCAATATATAATGAATGGAAAAATTCATCTTCTGGTTTCACTGGTTCTGTACTTTTATATCCTGTGGTTCCAAGGTCCGCATACTCATTAAAATCTGCCATTTTTTTCTCCTAAATTAATTATTTGGTATTAAACAAAAATTTGAAAGATTTCTATCTTCTGGTAATGTAACCAAATTAAATTCTGAATTAAACCAGCATTTCATATTTTGATCCAATAACTCTGTTGATAAAAACTTCCTTACGTTTTTATAATTTGGCAATGAAACCAAATTAGGGTCCTCAATTGTAATAGGAATAACTTTTCTAACTTTTTCATCAGTTATCTTCCCTACTATTAATTTAGGATGTGGGCAATATACAATTACTAATCTATTACCAACCATCCTAAAAATTTCGTTTTTGTAAAAGAAAACATTTGTATCTAAGTCAAATGCTACAGTATCTGCATTTAAAACTCTTTCAATTGAAGTATGCTGCCTGCATAACATTCCAACTTTTTCTGAGCATATAGGACAATCCTTATAATCAATTTTATATTTTAATCCATTAATATGAAAATCGTCTTTCGCTGCTTTTGAAAAATAGCTTAATATTTTCCTTTTGTTTAATAGAAATTTAATTATTGTAATAGGATAAATATCACAATCTAACTTTTCTACAAACTTTTGTGTTGCAATTAATTTCATATTTCAATCCTTTTTTTTAAGCGACAAAAAACGACAAAAAGTTTTAGTGTCCATTTAAAACCCATGCAACTAGTCAATGCCCTAAGAATATAACATATAAATCATAATACAATAAAGTATTAGATAGATATGAAATAAACTTAAGACATCAACTAATTGCATTAGTTTTTGTAAAAGATTTATTTGACGTTAAGATAATAATTAGAATATCAAAGACAAGTCTTTAACGTTTAATAAACTAATTACTAACATTGATAAGAATATTATTAATATAAATGATATTATCTATATTAAATTATATCCGATTTTAGACTTAAATTGCAGATAGGTGACAACTGACCTATTACGATTTAACCAAGTTCATTTTTTAATTTTTTCTTCTAATCTTTTTAAATCTGTATCATTAATTCTAATGCCGATAAATTTACTAATTTCTAATAATTGCTTTAAATCGGCCACATGAAGATAATTTATAATCTTATTCTTTATCTTCGTCACCAATTGTTTTAATGAACTTTGATTTGCCATAGAGTCAGATCCTTCCTTTCCAAGATGAGCGCATTAATATAATCAATTTACCTCCTTTCCGACACAGGATAAGAATATAAAGAGTTTGTTAAAATCAGAATATGCTATTAACAAATTATATGTTATCCTTATGTGAGTTAAAATTGTGAGTTAATATTGAGTTTTTTGAGAGTTTTTTACTACAAACTTATGTGTTGCATTATGTATATTAATATATATAGTTCTCTGTTTTAAATAATAATTATGATGTAAGCATAACAGGATTTATATAATCATTTAAATTGAATAATAGATTACCTTTCTTGAATCCAGTATCAGCCATAGCAACTCTTTGCTTAACATTTTGAGGCATGTGCATATCATCAATGGTTACTATAACTCCACCTTGAAATTTAAAAGTTATGCCATCTGGTGTTTCATCTACAGCCATAATTTCTTTTCTGCTAATAGTAAATTCTACTTTACCTCGTTTAACAGTTACCATATAATCTTGTTCATCCATTTAATTTCCCCTCCGCTATTCGTAAATAAATTAACATTTTCTGTTTTTCGGTTGATGTAATAAACCAATCCATAAGATCGTCTTTTATATATGTTCTAAGGAATAAAGAAACCATCTCAGATAAATCACGAGACTTAAGTTGATCTTCTATCTCAATTATCACCTGATCAGAATTTTTTTCACAGAATTTTTTTACATCAACTTTCCTTAAATCTGTTTTTAAATATCTCCAAACATCTCCAAAAAATTCTATATAATCATAATTTAGAAATTTTATTAAATCATAAACATTATTCATAGCTAATTGATGATCTAAATCTGGAGCTGGCAAAAATTCAAAATTATACACTTCCAATACTTTATTCAAAATATTTAAACATAATCTTCTTTGATCAACAATTTCTTGAGCCTTTATATCATTCTTAACCATTGTATATGTTTCTTTGAATGTAGACGTACCAATGGAACTAACAAGTTCCATTCCGTCATATTCAATGGAAGCTTCATAATTCAATTTATTTTGATTTGGATCATCTTGTTCTGGTAAAGGCAAAGATGATCCAGTTAAGATTTCTAAATTATCTACCGCCATATTTATCTGTATCTCCACTATTAGCAGCAGATACATTTTTAGCACTAGTTCTATTAGCACCTGTATTAGCTCTAGTATTAGTTCTAGTTCTTTCTCCTTGGTATTTATCATATTTATTTTTTAGTTGTTGACCTTTCTTTTTATAATATTGTCCTGCTACTTTTAGCGCTTTACCACCTTCGTCCTTTACATATTTGCCAGATGTTTTTAAACTCTTATTGATATTCTTACCAACGGCATTACCCATAGCAGTTGCTTTTTTGTCAAATGCTTCACCTTTTTTAGCAATAGTTCTACCAGCTTTTTTAATTTTAGATTTAGTTTGATCCCAACCAACCTTAGCTTGTGACATAGGAGTGTTGTTTTTCTTATCAGCAGCATGCATAGCATCTAGTGCAGTTCTTCTTCGAGCAGTTGCTGTACTATGTTTTGCAGCTTTATTTTTGTCGTATACTTTTTTACCCTGATAAGCAGCAGCACCGGCAACACCGGCGGCAGCAGCAGCAGTGCCAGCAATGATTTTACCTTTATGATCTCTCCAAAGTTTTTTTGTTGCATCCCATATTTTACCTTCTTGTAATTCTTCGTCTTGTACCGATTCCAAATATATATCTACCATTTTCATAATAAGTAACTCCTTTATTTTAATTAATTATATCATTTATAATATGTTCTAATTTTTTTTTAATAAAAAATCTTTAATACAGCATTTCCTAAATCTGGGATTCTGTCCATACCCTCTGTTTTCATATCTAATTTATATATAGTATTTAATGTTTCAACTATACCAGTTTCTCTGTCCAGATTAATTATATAAGTTGACCTCATATGATACCCAGGAACCCACCTACCTGTTGGATCATCTACAACTGTTCCTGTAAACATAACTGGATAAATTTTATTATCTTTCAATTCAGGAAAATGTTCCCAAAATAAATCCATATGTTCTTCTGGTACTTCTATATGATGTAATTGCCAATTCTCAATTTTTCCGCCATCTTTCTTATCCATTGTATTCTCCTATTCTATATATATTACTTACTAAGTTCCACTTTATGATTATTACTTACTTTTATCTGATACTTGTTTATTTAATTTTGCTTTCCAATATCTTGAAATTGAATCCTGTTTAGTTGGATTTTTCATTCCTTTAGATTTCCAGTATGCAGCTTTTCCTGTCTCATGTCTTTTTTTAGCAGCTGGATTATTTTTCATTCTTTGCTTCCAATCGCTTACACTTCCAGTTCTTGCTCTTGCTGCTGCTGTTGCTATTGCTGATATTCCCTCAACTACTTCTTTTTTTAGCAATAAATAAAATATCAAATATATAAAAAATTAAATCAATCATAAGAAATAAAGCCATATAAACAACAAATGGAGTACCACCTGCTGCTGAAAAAAATGCAGCGATTACAATACTCAATAGCATATTTACCCATAAATTTTTATTTGCTCGGTCCCAATCTATAACAGTTTTATTGATCTGTCTAGCAATAGATTTTATTTGCTTTTCATCTTTGGCTGCAATAGCTACAAGAGATTCTAATGGAGCTTTTATTTTAGCAGGCACATTTTTTAATTCTTTTGCAGCAAATTTTCTCTTTTTTTCATAATTAGGAATATTTTTTTTAGCCGCTTCATCAACTCTTTTAGGATCCATTTTAGGAACATGGGCTGTAATTTTTTTAAAACTTTCAATATCTTTTACACCTTTTAGTTTAGTAACTAAAGATTTAGCTTTATCACCAATATTTTTTTTAACAAAATCTCCAAATCCTTCTTGAATTAAATTTAAATCCTCTTGTAAGTAACTTTCCTGTAAATAACTTTGTGTATCAATCATAATTTATCTCCATATCATTAAACTAATAAAATAACTATTTAATAAATCTCTTACTGGTGATGCTTTGGGGTTTCTATATTTTGCACTACCTGTTTGTATAATATCTGATAATATTTCATTTTTTGTTTGAATGTCATCGCTTAGTGGTCCAAAAAATTCAGCAAGCAAATTTGGACAATTATATGATATAAAACTATAAGTATCAAGCTCACCCATTCTTTGTCCACCTTCACGTTTCTTACCAGCAGTAGGTTGAAATGTTTTGCTAGTCATTGGACCTGTTGATCGAGCATGAAGTTTATCCTTTGCAATATGTTCTAGTTTTAATATATACATGTACCCTATTGGCACTTTACTTTTTGTCTTAGTATTAAATTCTGGTAAAGACAAATTATAGCCTGATTTAAGGCCCAGTGATTTTAAACATGCTATTATTTCTTTATAAGCAGGAGCTTTAAAAGGAGGAATTAAAATAGTCATACTACCTGAATCTTTAACTTGTTTCATAAATGTTTTAAATCGAACATCATTCAATGCTTTAAATTTATTAATTAAATTTGTACTAAATTCTTTATTTTTTGTCATATCAAGATTTGGTAAAACTTTATGTAATAAAGCAATTACTTTAGGTTTATCATTCAATTTAATTATTTGTCTACCTAATTCTTTTGAAATTAAACCGGTATATAATTCATATAGCTGACCAATATTCATACGACCAACTACACCGATAGGGTTTAAAATAATATCAACTTGATCTCCTGTTGGTGTTCTAGGCATAAGCTCATCCTTTTCGATAAGAGAAACAATACCCTTTGCTCCATGTCTATTGGTTAATTTATCACCAACTCCTACAGGCAATTCTTGCTCTAATTTAAACCTAATCATTACACCTGGAATAGTATCTCCTTTATGAGAAAACTTTTCATTATCTTTTAATCCATATCTTGTTCTTGTTCTTTTAGACAATTTATCTAATTCAGGAAATTTTCCTTCCTTTAGATTATTAAATACTTCTATATCAACTATTTTTCCACCAGGTGATTTTTTAATTAAATGGCCAGATACTATTTCAGTTCCTTCTTCATCTTCATCAAATCCAATTAATTGTTCAATTTCACCAATACTTTTTCTTAATAAAGGTTCGCCTTTTATAGTATCTTTTCCTAATTCATTTATAAAAACAACTCTATCTTCTTTGCCAATTTCAACTTCCTCTACTATACCATGTAATGAATTAAGAACTCCCTCCCTTACAATTCTTTCAGATAATACAATACCATCCTCAAAATTAAATCCTTTGTATGGCATTAATGCAACACACATACTTCTACCTAATGCAATCGCACCACCTGAAACACAAGACCCTTCTGCAATAATAGATTTTTCTTTTACAACTGATCCGGCCTTTACTGTAGGTTTAAAAACACTTAATGTATCCTTTCCAGATCCAGATCTTAAATGAACAGGAGTTACTGGTATAACTTTATTGCCTCCAGTACTACATTGAATATATATAGCATCATCAGTTACTTTAGTTACTTTTCCATTACAAGGAGATTTTTTAATAAAGTCATCTGATAAAACACTTGTTAATATAGATTCATATCCTGATTGAATCATTGGTTGTTCTGGGTTTCTTAATGGAACCGCTTGTCTCATTTGACTACAACCAAACATTACTCTGTTCCCATCATCATTTTCAACAAATGGAATTTGAGCAGCTGTAGTTGATAACATCCCAGAGTTCTCACCTTCTTTTTTCTCTTTGGATTGTATAATACCTCTTGCTGATGTTATAAAAGCATCAACAGTTAGCTGTTGTACAATACCAACATTTTCACCTTCTGGTGTATCAAGTGTATCAATATTACCAAACATTGAGTCATGAACATTACGACCAGCATTTTGAATAGCTTGTTTATCAGGAATACCACCAACGGCTTTACCTACTGGTGACACTCTTGTTTTAGTAGCCATTTCCTCAATAGGATTAGCATATTCCATATCAGCAACAATTTCTGAGTTAATAAAATCGCTTAATACTTTGGTTTGAGAGATATCAAATATAGCTTTTTTATTACCAGATAGTACTTGTTCTTTATATTCAGTATGAGCTGCTAAAATTTGTTTTTGAGCAAGATGAACTATAACCTCAGAGTTTCTTATTCTCTGATTAGATACATCATTTCTTTTTTGTGTAAATCCTTCTACAACTTTAGTTGACATATATTTCATTATCAAATGTAATTCACTTGGTAATTGTTGATTAATTAATACTTGTTTTGCAACAGGATCAACTATATTTTCTAAATTGGATTGAATTAAGAATGTTGAATTAATACGGCCAGACATTTTAATAATTAAATTATTAAAATATTCATGAGATAAAAATTCTCCATTAATTTTTAATGAACTAATATCGACATGAATCAGTGATTGTACAATTTCTTCTTTTAGCTTCGTGTTAATATTTTCAAACAAAATCCATTGTTTATCATCAACTTTAACACTCCATTTGGTCTCTTTATCAGGTCTTTGGTCTGTTATCTTATACCTAATATCATATAATTGACATGACTCTTTAAAACCAAAACTGAAGCCTAAAAGGACTAATATTGGGACTTTATACGATCCAATGTAAGCTTCTAAATATTCTTCCCTCTTAGTTCTTTTACTCCATATATGGAAAGTTGAATAAGAACTTTCAAATTTACTATCGTATAATTTAGGAAATGTTATTGGACATAAAACTAACTGATTAATAAGACATTTCTTTTTACCATTAATTTTAAAAGTTCCATCATTAGAAACATTAGGAACATCTAATAATATTTCATGTTCTCTTTTAAATTTATCAACAACAACTACATGAATAGTACTAATATCAGATGGAGATAGATCGCCCGGTCTAATATGTTTCTTAACAACCTTAACACTTTTAAATGTTAATGGAACACCTTTTGTTTCCAAAACTTTAAATGAATTAACAATATCTTTCTTTAAATTTGTTTCAAAGTCAATTTTTCTTTTTTCAAAAATATGCTCAGGAGATTTATTTCCAACAGCTTTAGCTACATTGGATAATTGGATAACAATGTCTTCTGATGTGGATTCTGTTTTCTTAGGTTCCAATAATTCATCTACATATTTTTTATCAATAACTTTCAATCCCATTGTTTTTTTAGAATCTGGAATACTAACTGCAGTTTGACGAGCTTTAATCATATCACCAGTTGATCTATATAATGCAGAAGCTATTGCTATATCTTTAGCATCATTATTTGTTAATTCATTGTTATGTGTTTTATCCAGTGATTTAGGATTTTTTTCAAAGAATTTTTGAATAGATTGTTTGAATTTAGATTTATTAGAAGGATCGATATCGCCTTCTATTTTTTTAATAATTATATTAGATGCTGTCTCTACTTTACCATCAACTTCTTCTTCACCATCAATAACTTTGATATTTTTAAGATATAGATTAACTTTATTAAATTTTACATCTCTGTTTTTTATTAGTAGTCTATAACGGGAAGATGAATCACTAATAGTATTCATTATCAAATGATCATAATATAAATTATTTTTTTTAATTTCTAATATAAATGGGAACATTTTTCTATCAATATATTTTGGAACATTTTTAGTTGCATCAACCGAGTATATAAATACTTTTTCATAACTATTTGGAAATGAACTAAAAATTTTATCAACTATATTTTTTAAAAGAAACCCACCTCTTGCTCTATAGTTTTTCATTTTATATGATTCTTCCATTGATTGTAAAAACGGACTAAGATCATATATCAAATTCTGTCCTTGAGGTATTGCTTGAATCGAACTTGAGGCAACCAATCCATGAGCCTTATAAGTATTTTTAATTTCCGGAGTCATAGAACTAAATGGTATTTTAGTTTTTGGGATAATAACCTTTTTTGCATCAACTCGTAATAAATTCAATTTTGAATAATCATCTACAAATGTCGAATTTTCACTAAAGTAAACAATCAAAAAAGGATTCTTCTGAATTTGCGGAAATCTAATACCATTAACCACATGAGTAAATGGTTTCAGTGCTTTAAATTGAATCATCTTTATCCTCGTAGTTGTCTAATTTTACTAAATCATTTTCTATTAATAATGTCCCTAAATCTGATCCATCTGATAGAGTGACATAAGCTTCATATCTACTATATACAGCTGATTTAACAGATGTTAAAGTAACTTCTTTATTTAACAATAATGGTGTAACAAAATCTGTAGCTCTTTTACCATGTTCTCTTTCTGATTCTGTTTTTGGTCTCCATGTTTCAGGAGTATCAACATCTTTTAATCTGAATCTTTGTTTAGTTGTAATAGTAAATCCAAGATCGACAGTAGCATCAAAAGTATCACCATCAACAATATTAGTTACATATGCTTTATAATTATACATTATTCACCTTCCTTCATTCTTCCTGGAGTTCCTAAGAATGTCCACATAAAAGATATTGTACTAAGAACTAATAATACTCCAGCTACTAATAAAAAACCGCCAGTCATACCAAGAGCAACAACACTACCCCCAAACAATGCCCCTATTAAATATGTCATAAAACCTCCTATAAAAGATAATACTCCATATACAGTAAAATTTAAAGAAGAAGAATAAGGACCTTTTGTAGTAGATGTTATTGATTTTTCTATATCTTTTAGAACTTGCTCAGAAACTTGTTTAAAAGGTTGCTTTTTAATTTTAGAATTAATCATCATTACAATCAATATTGGTATTATAGCACCAGACATTGTCAAAACACTAGCCTGACCTAATGCTGCAAAAGCTCTTGAAATATTAACGGATGCCTTCTTAACTGCTTTCAAATCAATATCCATGTCATTAGCTAATTTATATACTTTGCTATTTAATTCTTTTTCAGGTTTAACAAAGTTTTTATGTCTGCCAACAAAAGTTTCCATTTGTTTATCATTTTTAATAGAGCTAATTTTTTTTAACATATCTTTTAATTTATTAGCAGGCATGGTAGATTCATTTAATATATTATCAACACTATAATTATTATATATTTCTAACAACTCACTATATATATCATTATTAAATAAAGCGTTTAATTCATAATTGTAATTATTCATACTACCACCCTCTTATATTATTTAATTATTTTTATATCCTTTAGCACCAAGTCTTGAGGAACTTCTACGTTTATCATCAACTAGGCTTCCAGTCATAACCTTTTCAATGATACTCTGTTCACCTCTTTCTTCAGTTATAAGACCTGTTTTAATAGCATCATTGATATTTTCAAATGCTAATCCATTTACAAAACCCTCTGAGAAAATAACCTTTTTTAGATTAACTAATATTGGGTCCCAAGTTGATCCTAATCTAGCAGATATCTGAATGTTCTTTTTATCCCTTAATACTTGGGAACACATAATTTCCAAATGAACTGAATCCATATCTGATAGTTTTCCATAAACTGCGAATAATTTTCTATATAGATGCCCTGCATCTTTTAATATTTCTCTACCACCAATCAATCTTTCAACATATGAAATTTGTACGGCTGATTCTCCAGCCTCAGTTGATACTTCTAATATTGGCGAATTGGCTTCAAATTTTAATTTAACATAATCTTTTTCAATATTTTCTCTTTCATATACAAATAATTCAAGAGCATAATCTAATGTTATATCAAATATTTTGTCGCCATATTCAGCTTTAGCTAATAATGATTTAACCCAAATTCTCTTACCTTCTTCTTTTTCTAAGAAATTTGTTTTATCATAATTACTCATATCAATAGATAATATCATCGCTTGAGTGGTGATTAATTGTTGTTCATGTTGTTTTAAAAATTGAGTTATTTTCATAATTTACGCCCGTTGCATTTGTTTTTGTAAACGTTCTTTCTTTTGATCCAATATCTTCTTTTTATTCGCATCTTGTTTCATTTGATTTGCTTTAGCATTCATAGCATTCTTTTTAGATGGGTCTTGCTCCATTGAGGCAGCAGCTTTAGCTTTTTTATGTTTACGATATAAATAATATGCTCCCAAGGCTGCAACTTGAGCTCCAGGAACTACTGCCATTGCGCCACCAGCTGCTGTGGCAATACCATGGCCGGCTGCTGCTCCAGCAACTTGAACTGCGGCATATTTACCAGTTCTGCCCAACTTAGTCTCTTTATCATCTTGACCTGTTTTATCCATCAAGCCTTCACGTAAACAATAGAAGGTATATTCCTCAGATAAAGTTATCATAATATTTAACCCTTACAAGTTTTAGAGCATTTAGTTCCATACCCACTTTTATAACTTTTGAATTTTAATATTTTACCGCATTTACATATTGGTCTATCACTTAATCCTTTAGATACATTATATGATCTTTCAGTTATAGTAGCAGACTTTGGTAAATAATCTGTATACTCATATAATGCATTATAGATTCTTGGGTTATCTTTTTTTAATTTTTTAGTACTTGGTGCTTTTTCTCCATATGTATCTTGAATATAAATTGAAACTATTTGTTTATTCATAATAATTACCCCTTTTATTTTTCTAATCCAGACATTGGATCATTGTTAATTATATCTGCTAACATATCTCTTTTTATCAATGAAACAGCTCCACCTGTATGGAATGTTTTCATGATAAGCTGTGTGCCTCTCTCTCCAATAATTTGAGCAGCAAGAATTCCAACATACGGGGTGTTATGTCTTTCTAATAATTTACCATAACAAGTATGACAAATCTTTTGAGATTTACAGTATATAGGAGTTCTCAAACTTACAATATCTCCTAGTTTAAATTTGCCTTCATCAAATAACATTAGCTTACCTTGTTTGATTACATAACGTCCTTTAAATCTTCCCATTAACATTTTATCTAACTTTACATCTAATGTTCTAGTTGTTCCGCAGTCTTTAGTAACCCTATCTAACTCAACTGTATTTAAAAGATATGCTAATTTACGAGACATATAGCCAGTATCAGCCGTATTGATAACCCTATCAATAATACCTTTACGTGCCCCTTGAGATGCGTCAAAGAATTCTCTATTAGACAAACCGTCTGCGAATGACCCTGATATAGGGTCTAAAACATTACCATCAGGATCAGCTATAACACCCTTTGCAACCAATATCTGCATTGGTTGACCCCATCCTTTTGTTGATCCAGAATTAGCAAGATCACCAAACCCTGTATTATCTAAATGTTTTTCTAATATTGTTTGAGCTTCTTCTAATAAAGTTTGAGCTTCTTCTGGGTTAGCGGTTTTTAATTTTTCTTTAATTTTTATAACAGAATCAGGTAATGCAAAATCATCTAAATTCATTGAAGGAGCCATAATTGTAGCCCATTTAAAACCAACATCTTTTAATTTATCAACAACTTGCTTTATTACTTCTCCACCGTGCTTTTCATAAGTTAATTCAATTCTAGCACCAATAGTTTTTTTAGTTGCTTGAGCTTCCATGAAACCAAGATCAGTAGGGAAACAACTATTAACAATTGCTTTACCCATTGTTGTGTTTACACCTCTATATTTAACAGCTATATATGGTTCTTTAGCATTAACTAAATCTTCATTTGATACTGCTAATGGAGAACCTGTGGCAGTTCTATCTTTTGTAATTGTGTATAAACCAGCCCAAATCTCTTTTGAAAGACCAAAAATAAATTCATTTGATGATGTACCACTTGTTAATTTCATCATTCTAGTTCTTGCTTCTTCCTGAGCTTCATTTGTTAGTGGATGATATATAGCCATTGTATCACCATCAAAATCGGCATTATGAACACCAACCTGAGTGGTTGACATAAGCATTGTATCGCCTCTATGTAATACAGGGTTGTATGCTAAATAACTTTGAGTATGAAGAACTGGATCTCTTTTTACAACAACAATTCTACCCTTCATTGAAATTTCAGTTTGTTCAAAGAATAATTCATATAATTCTTCTGGCACTTTATCGCCTTCTTTAATACCTTTCATTACTCTTTTAACTGCTTCAACTGATAAATCCATCCCGGTAAATTCTTTTACCCCATTTGATAAAACTTCTTTGTCAACTCTACCTGAATATAATAAACGGTGCATAATAAAAGGTTCAAATAAACCAATAGCTAATCTTAAAGGAACCCCACATTCATTTATAAGTAAATTAGGATCTGGTGTAATAACAGCACGCCCGGAAAAGTCAATACGCTTTCCAAGCATCTGTTCTCTAATAATTCCATGTTTTTTACCAATTTTAGATCTAATATAATTATCATGATCCATTACTGATTGGTGCATAGCATAATTTAATAAATCATATAATGGACCTGAACCAGATGATCTTAGTTGTGATGCTCTTCTCATTAAAGCAAGATAAACATCATTTAAAGCATCTATCATCCAATTACCATCTTCCCCTTGTACAGCTGGTCTTAACTCAGGTGGTATAACAGGGATTTTATCAATAAAAATTGTATCATTTTTTGTTTCTCTTATAACAAATTTTATTAGTTTATCTCTTAATTCAGTCTCACCTCTCCATTTAATAGAGGGAAATAATTTAATAAACTCTTTTATACCAGTAACACCACCAGTTTCAACTATTTCTAACCTACCATCTTTATCTAATATAAAAGATTCCTCAGTTGATATAAATTTTTCAATTTTTCTATCCAACTGAAGTAATACTCTATATACTGATGGATGAATAGCAAACCCATGTAATTCAATATATGAAAATAAAATTCTTCTATCTTTCGAACCATCTGGTCCAAATATTTCTTCGCTATATAAACCTTCCTCATGAAAATGACCAGTCTTAGTGGTAGTAATCATAGAGGTCACAGGTTTCAAATTCTGACTGAAATTAGATGGATTGAGTAATTTTAACATTATTTCTTAGCCTTAGCTTTTTCTATTTTTTGTTTTTGTTTAATCATTTTTTGTTTTAAAATTTCTTTCTGTTCAGGATCTTTTTCAGAACTATATTTTTTCTTTAAACCTTTATATGTAAAATATAATGCCAAAAGAACAGCAGATGCACCAACGGCATATCCTTCTTTTACCAATGTCGGCGGTTTCATTTTCTTATTAAATGTCTTAGTTGATTTAGTTTTTAACGCCGCCTGACTTACAGTATTAGGAATTGCTTTATTATATTTATTTAATAATTTTGTAAGTTTAATAACTACTCCTGGTAAATGTCCATCAGGTTGTTTTTCAGCCATTCTCTTTGCAAGTTTTAATGAAAATTCAATCATCTTAGCATCTTTATAACCATATCTATTACAAATTGGAAACAAAGTATGTTCAGATCCCTGACCCAATTTTAAATAACAACCAGGATTTTTTTCAGCATCAGATTTTACAAATTCTGGAGATAATCTTTTTAAATCATCATGATAAGTTATTGGTGATATTAGTTTATAGGCTGTTCTTAATAACTCAGATAAATTTTGAAATTCTTCATTTAAATTTTCCATATATAAAACTCCCTTTTAGTCTTTATTATTTGTTCTAAAAAAAGAGTAATAAAACCGACAAAAAAAAGAGCATCCCAAATTAATGGAATGCTCTTTTTTATTTACTTTATTTAAAAGTCTAAATCGACCAATTTTGATAATTCTATAATTTTATCATCCAATTGTCCAGAAAAGTATAATGTATAAAACTTAACCATATTACTTTCTATTTTGGAAAGAGGGATGCCTCCGTAAGGTTTACCATCAAAGATATTAAAGAAATTAACTCTTGAGGTTCGTCCAACAAAATAACTCATAATTTTATAAGGTAATATTTTGGTTTGAAAACCAAAGAAGTTATTAGTCTTGTCCTGAACATTAATAAAACCTGCTTCATTATTAACATTCTTTATTTTATAAGTAGTGGCAACTGCTGGAGAACTAGTAGGATAAAAATTCAACATTGAAAACATATCTGAATATTCATTGTGAAAAACTTGTTGTAATAGTTTTTGCAAATAAACAGACATGACTATTGAATGTTCCGGAGATAAGGTTTTGAAGTGAAAGTAAGGAATATTAGTGATTTTTGATAATAGTGGAAATACCAAACAATCGCTTAAAGGTGATATATATTCTATATCCTGAACTCTTTGTTGAAACTCAGCTAAATTTTTATCAGCAGCATCATTATTATCAACAGCCATTGGAGTTGTTTTATCAATTTCTTTATAGATATATTCATAGGCAATACCCTTCAATCTTCCAAGAGTATCATTATAACTATATGTTTTAAGATTATCAACATTCAATCCATGAATATCTTCAGTTGATACTGAATCATCATAAACTATTGTTTTCTTATATACTGATCTAAGGAACCATTTAACTGATTCCTCAACAACTCCAACAAAGTAAGTAATTGGATTTTTATCCTCTTCACAGAGAATAAGAATTGAGTTCATAATGAAATTGAATATTTCAACTGTATGAACATCAATTGATTTACATTGGATCATCTTGATATATTCCCACATATATCTATCAGTGAGGTTATATCTAAATGTTTTAGTTTTAACAATGTTGAATATTTTAAAAACAACATCTGTATTCATTATTTCTTCAACAAGCATATTATAAATTTTCTTATGGACTTGATTTGATATCACAATGTCTTGTCTAATTGAGATCAATGAATATAGTTTCAAATAACCAGAAACCACCAAAATCTTTCTTATTTCAGCAGGTTCAAATAAAATTGTCCCTTTCTTAACTTTAGATCTATCAACAAATTTAGAATAATCCATATTTTGAATATCAAAATATTTATCAATGTATTCTTTTAAAATGTTGATGTTATTAGTTATGTAATTTAAATCATCTTTGTCTTTATACTCTTCAATAAATTTAAAAAACCATTCTGAAAATTCATCACCACTTGCTTCATTTACACTTTTAATAAAATCAGTAACAATATGAAATTTGTTAGTGACTGAGGAAGATTTCAAATTAAGTTCAATAGTTTTTTCACCCAAAGACATTGACCACTTCTTCTGTTCTAATTTTTCAAACTCAAGCATTTAAACTCCTTTTTTTGTTATAAAAATTAAACAAACTATTCTATGTTATGTTATGTATATTAATATATATAACATAGTGGTTTAATTTATAATACATATAACATACTTATACGTAAATATATATATTTAACAAAAAATACTATATTGGAAACATACTTAAATTATTTTATTACAAATCTTCTTACCATTGAAATTACAACTTCTTTATCAATAAAGTCCCCAGGACAAGTTAATTCTTCATCAGATGATACTTCATTATGAAATTTAATTCGACTTGGATCTAATTTAAACATTTTCAACATAGGGTTTAATAACCTAAAAGCCAGTACTTCATACATACGTTTTTGTGGAACCTTAAAATCATAGTTACCTAATAAGGCAACATGAATAGCTCTGTTATTTATATTAGCATCAATATCATCCCATTCACACAAATAAACAAAAGGTCTACAAACAAAAGGATAATATTCTTCATCTATTTTTTCAATTACATAATGATAATTAACATCTGAATGCTTCATTTCAAGTACACCCTTTGATAAACCTTGTACTTGAAACTTAGCATTATCTATCTTAGACGCTGGATTTTTATATAATTCAGAGGTATGATGCAATATAATCCATTTAACTTTACCTCTTCTGATTTTCATCAAACTTGGTTTTAATGGGATTTTCATATTTTTTAAGCCTTTTTAGCTTTTAATTTTTGAGATCTATTTTTAGCTGAAGCAGCTTTCTTTCTAAATAATTCTTTCTCTTCTGGTGTATCAGCTTCTTTCTCTTTATTTTTCCATTTTTTATAAAGTTTATAAGCTAAATAGGCAGCGCCAGCTAAACCAGCAGCGCCAGCAGCGCCAGCTGCCTGACCAACATGTTTACCCATTGCACCAGATCTATTAATTTTTTTATTTGTAGAATCTACGTCATTATTCCAAGTCTTGATACGATCTTTAGACCCTAACATTTTTCCAACTGTTTTTCCTATTTCTTTATTTTTTCTTTTTATAGCCCATTCTTTACCACGTTCTTCGTTTGGTTTATATAAATCTTTTAATCCAAATTTAGCTTCATCTATCATATATTGCTCAGTTAAAGTTAACATATTTGGTACTCCTTATTATGCGAAATATCCTGGTTCATTTGTTTGTATTATTGGTGGATTTATAACTGATTCTAAAACGGTTGCTAATCCTTCTGAGGATTCTTCTATAGCTACATCAGCTTCTGCTAATTGAGTCTCCACTGTTTCAGAAAGAGAAGTTATATTTTCTTTAATATCATTAGGTACATTTGATTCATCTAATAATGTGGCCACATCAAATGTACCATCGTCAGTAAGATACATATTTTTCAATGTAGCATTAACATATTTAATACTATCATCTAAATATTCTATATATGGGTCTTGGGAATCTTGAGCTAATGGTTTAGCTTCTTCATATGCAACTGCAAAAGCTGGAGTTTCTAACATAACTGGAATATCAGGATAACCTGGAACATTTTCAATTCCTGGAAATTCATCAGTTTTAACAATAGGTAAAAGATCTTCAACTAATATCCCAGTACTAAGAGATGTTTTAATTTTAGTTAATGCACTAGAAAATGTTGAGTCTTTAACCATGTCAGTTATATATGGGTATCCAGGAATATCAGAAACATCTGCAAACTCTGGAAATTCAAATATCTCAAAACTAGTAACATCTGGTAATTTTTTTGTTGTTAAATCTTCAAATTTATCATAAATTTTTTTAAAATCTTCATCAGCAGTCATTGCTGATAAGTCTGGATATCCAGCAAGATCTTTTAAAGATTCATAACCTGCTACAGTTGGGAAAGAAGAACTATTAAGGTCCGGGATACTTGGTACATCAAAATTTCTACCGCAAATAGCTTCTATACAATTAAACAAACCATCAAAATTAGATAACAAATCTGCAATTCCAAGACTTTTTAAAATAGAATTAATTTCATTAATTAAAAAAGCTATCGGTCCTTCTATTAAAGCTGATAATCCATCTAAAATACCATTCAATGCCTTACCTAATAAATCAGTTATAACATTTATAAAATCACTAACTAATTCTTCTATACTCATTAAACCATCAAGTAAATTACTTTTTAACAAACCACAATTTTGTAATATATTATCAATATCACTTGTATCAGGCACTGGAGGTATAGAACTTGACATTGTATCTTCAATTAAATTTGTGGCATCATCAATTTCATTAATTGGAGTAGCTGCCTCATTTTCTAAATTGCCCAATCCTGATTTTAATAAACCAAGAGGACCATTAACAGCAGCTTCGGCTCCTGATAATCCAGTAGAAATTTTATCAAGTTGATTGGTAAAATCTGTGCATACACTATTTGTCATTCCAGATACTCCAGGTATGCCCAGCGCACCTAATCCATCTGACGATGGAAATTTTTCATTTATTGTGGCTCCAGTGGTTATAATGCTACTAATAGGAGTTGTTTCTAATAATATATTAGTCATTATGTATCCCTCTTACCTGCAGGCACTGTTGGGTTTGCTTTTTCTACTGATGATGATGATCCTGTATTATCATTAATAACACCAGCATCTCTCGCTATTATAGACCCAGCTTTAGTATGATGGCCTACACCTGCACCATCAATTATTGAAAGACCCGCTTTTCTATTATTTGATAAAACTGCTTCAGTATTAATATTTTGACCTTTAATATGAATATCTTTTTTAACATTTAAACTAAATTTTCCACCGCAATTAATATTTATATCATTTTTAAAATCAATTTGAAGGTTTTGTTGATCAATATCAATATGAATATAATCACCTTTATAGGTTCTTATTAAGATTTTTTCTCTTTTTTCTCTTTCATCTAATAATATAGTAGTTTGATTATCATCAATCTTAGTTACAGATGTTACATCGCCAGAAGGAGGTTCTTTAATTAATCTTTTTTTCCCTGTTATTTCAACTCGAGCATCATCTGGATCATCAGACATCATAATTGTTCGACCTTGATGACTTTTTAATATAACCCATTTATCTTCTGGGTTTGATCCTGTTTTACATTCTGGCAATACTGTAGTATTTTCTAAATCACATGATCCAAAATAATAAGGATTACTGGGATTACCTGCTTCAAAAAATACAAAAACCCAACTACCTTTTTTAGGAATAAATGATGACCCCATATAATGATGTTCTTCATCACCTTCCATATTTCTTCCACCAACTGGATTATTCGCCGGACTTGCTAACAATCCTCTGGTCGGTTCAACTTCTGGCATTATTTGAGGAATCCATACTGTTATACGACCATAGAATTTAGGGTCTCTATTCCCTACAACTAATGCTCTATAAAATCCATAAAGTTCATTTGATATATCCATGACTATCCTTATTTAAAAATTCTTTTTGATATTTGCAAGATAGTAGCAAATTCAGTTTCATTATATCTATAATAAAACGCAGGAGATAGAGTTGGAGTTATACCTGGAACATCACTGGTTGTTAATACTGCTATAAATCTAACACAATCTTCAACAGCAGGAATAAAATGTATAGTTAACATTCTTAATATTTTTGAAACAAAGTTATATTTACCAACACCAGGAAAAACTTTTAATTTATCTAAAGCTTTTATAAAATCATTTACATTACTAAAATCAAATGATCTTAATAAATCTATATCAGCTTTGTAATTATAAGCAGTTGCTATTGATGCATTTTGAAATAATCTATCACCTTTTATATTAAAAAATGCAGCATAAACATAACAAGAAATCATAAATTTTAATTTTGGAATTTGAGTTGAATAAATACCAATTAACCCATATTCTTTGCCAAAGATTCTAATAAAAACAGATAATAAATAAGCAGTTATATGACCTGCAAATCTATCAGGAATAGCTTGTTTTGTTACCAATTCTTTTAAACATATACCATATACTAAACAACCATATAAATCTCTTGATGTTGGATTCATAGTTGAAATTTCTTTAGTGTTAAAAGAACTTAAATTTATAATAACTTGTTTAGTAGGTTTATTATAAGTAACTGGTAATGGATAATTAGGCATATAAACTATTTCAATTTCATTTTTACCAGAATTTAAAAGTTGATAAACTTTAGTTTTTGTATAATGGTTAACCCTCTTTTCCAGTAAACTTAAAATTGAATGTAATGTTTCTATTCCATCATCAACTATAAATGCTTGCAAACTAGATGAGGAAACATTAAGAATATTTGGTATATCTTTTAATAGAGTGAATTTATCTATAATTACCAATTTACTGCCTCCAAGTCATCTGGTGAAAGTTCAGGAAATTTATCAATTAATATATCTGAAATATAAGACATTTTTGGAATTATTATTTCATTTAAATTAAATTGCTCAACACAAAAAACTCCATTCACATACATTAATAATGGAGCCAATACAACTGTTCCATATTCATCAAATGATAAATAATCAGGTCTCATATTATATTTTAATTCAAATTTCTTTTTAGTAGAATTTGCTGTAAGAAAAAATAAATGTTTTTCCAACATCCAAAATAATGGAGACGGAAACGTCACACTCCCTTTAACATTTTTATATGAAGTACCCATATAATCTAAACTAGTTGGCATTAGTTTATTTTTGCTAGCTTCCTGATCTATAGTAAACATTTATTTATCCCTCGTTAATTGCTTGATCATTATGACCAGGATAATCATCTCTCGTCCACCCACAATTAGATTCAGTTACTGATAGTCTTTGCATGATAACATCTAAATCTTCATCATCCATAGATTTTGAGTATTCGTCGAGAAATGCTTTGTAGTTTCCTTTGATTACACTAACTGGAACTCCTAAAAAACCATTATGAAATTTTTCATGAATAGATTTAATTAATGTAACATATCCAACTTTATTTTGAAAATGATACTTTATTGCTTCTAATGAAACATCAAATGTAGAAAACTCTTTTTCTTCATCCATCATTTTATTTGCGATAGATTTAACTAAAACAAATAAACTCGGAATATGATGATGTACCTCTATTGTACATTGATCCATTCTTTCATTGGTAATCATACAAGTCTGGACCCCTAACACATCAATTATATAGTTTCTCCATTGTTTATATTCAATACTACTTCTAATATTTCTTTCACAATTTCTTATAAATTTTACATACTCCGCTTCATTCTCAAAACTTCCAATTCGTAGAGGTAGTCTAAATGGGTATTGGTCACTATATAATTCTAAACCTTCTACCTCAGCATCAATTTCAATATTATCTGTCTCTAGTTTATTTAAATCAATCCCCGTCATCTCCTTTACCTCCTTCCATTGCTTTAGCCATAATATTCAGAGCAAGAAAAATTGATCCAACAATTACAATAACTGGCCAAGCAGAATAAATAGCACCACCAACAACTGGAGCGGCTTGTGCTAGAAAATATAAAACAATTGTAACCCCACCACCCATAAAGAATAAACCAAGTATTGCAAATATAAATGCAACTTTTAAGTCATTAGCAAAAGCATCATTATCTTCTTCTAATGTTTTAGTTTTTGATCTAGTATCCATTACAACTTTTTTCAAGTCATTTTTAAAATTATAATTTTTATTTTTATTCATTGTAGCCATACTTGCTAATAACCCAGACCCAATTTTTAAAATAGAATCATCTAGTTGAGGTAATGAATTTTTGAATACTCTAAACGCTAAATCATAATTCTTTTTATATTGTTTATCTACTACTTTTGCTTTATCAATAGCTTTATTTAAATCAATTCTTTTATTAGATGGATTAAATTTTTTAACAATCATGCTTGCTTTTTTATAATCTTTTCTTTTAAATGCACTAGTGATACTTTTGAAATCTGAAATCATTGTTTTAGGATTTTCTTTTAATTTATTAAGAATATCTGGTAAAACACTTTCATTTAAAGCTGATTCAGAGATTAAAATATCCTGAGAATATTTATCTAATTTTTGACGTGCTAAGCTATCTGTAATCATTGATTCTTTTCTCCTTGTCATTCTAAATAAAGGTCCTGCTGATTTTCTTACATCTTCAATATCTTGATATACTTGAGATTGGGATCTTGCATCAGAATATAGAAAACCATAGTTTACCATAGAACACATACCTCTATAGTCCTTCATACAAAAATGAACTACTTTATTAATATCATCCGCTATAATAAACGAAGTCCAACCAAGTGAAAATAACTTTTTAACACCAGAAGCACTATGAGTGAAATCTTCTTCCAAATCCATTTTATTTAATAATACAAACATATTATTTTTAAATGCTGTGTTCTGTAGTATTATATCATTTTTCCAATTTTTACTAACTGTACCCTTTTCTAAATCTTTATCAACAAATCCAGTCCATGAAAACATAAGACCAATTGTTCTCTTCCAAGTTGAATTAGCTAATCTGTGCATAAAACGTAATACTTTTCTTGCTTGAACATGAACATTTTTACTCAGTTTACTTCTATATCTATCAATGGTCATTAATTTAACTAAGGATTGTTCATTATCAATAACAAAAGGTATAACCTTAACACCTATTGCTTTAGTATTGCCTTGTTGATCTGTTACAGTATTCCAAGTAGGAGATGTATTTATAGAATCAGCATCCAGTCTACCAATACTAGGCGGCTCATTTACAACCTGACCTTTTTTGGCATCATACTCACCTTTAGTTTTTTGAACAGCATCCTTATATGGATCTCTCTTTTCTGGTCTGGGTGGAGCTGGAGATCTTGTTTTTCTATATCCAGTTTCCATACCAGTTGCATCATAATCAGTAGTACTTGTGGTATTCATTACTTGTGTTTGATTTTTAGATTTTGGAGCTTCTGTAAGAAATTCATCATCAGAATACCAATTTTCCAATGACCAATCTTCAGCAATATAATCATCTATGCTTTCACCAGGGTCTAAGTTTTCTAACCTTAGTTGCATTTTATTACCAATATTTTTCATTGAAATATATACAGAATCTTTTAAATTCTGATTTTTAATATTTTGATTAGCTGCTTCTATTACATTATCTATATCATTAATATATACATATTTTTCAAGAGCTTTACATACACCAGGCAAAATATTTGGATTAACTGTTTTTGATACTATTAATGGATATGTAACGATCATATTTTCATCCTTTATTACAATAGAAATACAGATTTAACATCTTTTTCTTTTGGATCTTTTTTAGCTGAATCTTTTTTGCAATATTTTTTATATTGGCACCAATGACATTGCTCTTTATCTGAATTTATAGTATCTGGTACAATATCATTTTTTAAACAATCAATCAACATTGGTCCATAACTTAAATATTTTATAGCTGTTTTATCATCTAAAGGTAAATCAAATGGTATAATTCTTTTTAAATTTCTAATTATATAAACTATGGTTATTGTATCAATTTTATAATTATATTCAGAATTTAAAAGATAGGCATATATTAACCCTTGTAAATAATGAGCTAAAAGATATTCACCTTTAAATTTAGAATCATCTATAGTTTTATATTCAATTAAAAAATTATCTCTTATGCCATCAACACGACCTTTAACTTTATATTTTTCAGAAATAAGAGTTTTTTCAACTTCAGTGTGGTCGTACAATTCCTGAATTAAATCATGAACTGTATTACCAACTTTATTTATCATATATAAATAAGAAAAATTATATTCTTTAGATATATCAATTTCATATTTTTTTCTTACATAATAAGTTTTTCTTAAACAATTAAATAATTCGGTAACAGAAATGTACGGTCTGTTATAACTTTGCATCTTTTTATGGTTGTCTATCAATTTTGCTCTCATAAGAGACTCAAAATTGTTTACAACAAACCCCCTTGAAGTCTGTATCGGTTTGTTATTAAATTTAACATCCGAATAAACACCTTCAAGGGAGTCTTTTATTAGTTGCTTTGTATTTACAGAAGCCTTTTCTTTTTCAATTTTGATATTACTACTTTTTTTAATTGAAGAAGTTTTATCTGTTTCATCGTCAAGATATTTTAATAAAGTTTCATATTGATTACTTTGTAAGCTCATGAGCCTCTAAAATAAATAAAGCTGATTCAACCAAATTATCACGAAGAACCTTATAAGCATCTTCAATAATTTGACCATCCCACTCATTTAATTTTTCAGTTTGTGTTGATTCCCCTAACGCTCGTCCAACAAGAAGATTATCTACTGCTAAACCAAAAGCTTTCTTTCTAATAGCTTCTCTTACTTCATCTTGAATGTTTAGATCTGCATTTTCTTCAAGAGCTTCTTTTAGAGATGCCTTTACAGCATTACGACCTTGATCAGTTTCAACAAGTGCCTGAGCATTAGATCTAGCAATTTTAGCTGATTCTCTTGCTTGAAATCTAAGATCGTTTGTATTTATTTTATCCATGGTGGCAACAGGATTATGATCAATGATACCATACATTTCAATCATCAGTGACATAAAGGCACCTTTAACTGTCATATAATCTTCTGCTAATGCCTCGCAACATGCTTTCATTTTTTGGACTGGTTTTCCAAAGAAAACATTATCAAGTGCATAAAAATTTTCAAGAACTCTTATTTTACTTTCTTTTTGTAACATATTAAACTCCTCCTTATTATAGATCTAGAAAACTAGAATCTTCATCCTCAATAATCTCAAGTACAACTCGTCTTGTATCTTTTGGAAATTGAGTATTTTTTATTGCTAAAGTTAAGACTTTCAACGACTCAATGGTTCTACCTTTTTTTCCAATAATCTTTCCTAAATCTTCTTGATCACTTTTAATTTGTACAATAACAGATTTTGTAGAAACAGTTGTAGTAATCTTCACGTTTTCTGGATTGTCAACTATTTTTTTAATTGTAGATTCAACATAATCTTGTAGAATTTCAGACATATTCATAATTTTTCCCCTTTTTAAAATAACATAAATAATATAGCATTCATTTTAAATTTGTTCTAAAAATATACTACCTTCAGAAGCTAACTTACATTATGATACAGGTTCTACTAAAGTAGGGTCAATTATTTCAGTTTGTATACATTCTTTAACTGCTATATCAAATTTTTCTTTGAAAATGGGATCTTCTTTACATAGGGTTTCTAAATCTTTTGTTCGGAATTTTTTTTCTGGATATGATACTAGATAATTCCACGCGCCACTTGTTAATCTTTTATGTTTTACCAAAAAATGGAAGTTAGTTCTAATATTATTAAATCCACGAACAAAGTCTCCAATCAATTCAACAGTCATGTTAGGAGGCATCAATTTATTCTTAACAGATGTTACACTAACAAGAATACCATCAAATCCATATTTAGCAGGATCTAACACACCTTTAGCTTTCATTTCAAGTAATACAAAAGCATTAAACTTTAATGACTGTCCGCCAGGTAATGATTTACCAGCACTAAGGAATCTCAATTCTTTAGCAGGAGCAAATTGACCCATTGCTAACTGTTCTCTCATTTGGTTAACAGCTAAGAAAGCAATGTTATATTTTGAACATTTAGCAATATATTTTGGAATTAAGAATGATAAAAGTCTTGCTTTAAAACCAATAGCTTGGTTTAAATCCTCAACTTCTCTTTCTCTTTGAGATGAGGTATTAGCAATTGAGTCCCAACATAATATTGAAGGAATATCTGTAATACCTTTTTTCTCTTTGAATAAACACATCACTTCTAAATGTTTAAATACTTTTTCAACAGTGATATCTGTATACGGATTAATTTTGGGTTTATTAACTCCTAAGTTAGCCAATCTTTGACTAGTAGTAGCTTCCTCAGAATCAAGAAAGGAAGTTAAACAACCTTTATGTTCTCTTTGAGCTGCACCCATAGTTTGAATTGTAAGCATTGATTTACCAGATCCTGGATTACCAACAACAATTGACAACGCTCCAACGGGAAACCCACCACCTAACATAGCATCTAAAACATCAATCCCAGTTGATACAGTCATTTTCTTTCCAACTTCAGCTTTCATTTCACCTTTAACTTCAATGAAATCATTGAACTCAGCATATAGATCAGCTAACTCATTAGCATCTTCTAGTTTTTTCTTATCAACTTTTGTTAAAATAATATCACTAGCATCAACTTTAATACTACTCAATGCCTCAGACATTTTAGCTGAATCTTCTGCCTTTAATTTTTCATCAGCTTCTATCGCTTCCTCAGAAATTATTACTTCCTCTGTATCTTCACTCTTCTTTTTATCAACCATTAAGAACTTCCTCCATTAATAATTCTGGGTTTGGACCAGATTTTAATTTAGCTTTTTTCTTTGTGAGTTTATCTTTTTTAGATTCAAAATTTTCAATTTTTGAGGCAAGTTTTCGTACATCAATTAATTCATTTAAATCACCTTTACCAGTGACTTTTCTTCTAATATCAATTTCGTCTTTAGTAGTTTTAAGTAGCTCTTTTCTAATATCTAATAAAACATTAAACATAGCAACTGCTGTTTTAATTTTATCCTCAAAAAATTTAGCATATCTAGCATTTAATTTTTCAGGAAATAATTTATCAATATCATTTTTAAGTATTTCTACATCCTCAACCATTTGTAATAATGCTTGTCTTTGTGTAGCAAAATCCTCTAACAAATTTTGAATTATTAATTCACCGTCAGAATTATCAGATTTAATTGATGTTATATCATTCATTGCTTTTGCCATAGTTACTCCATGATAATTTTCATTTGACCTGTTTGATCAAGTTTATTTCTTTGTTGACCATTTTCAACAAAGACTCCATTTGTTACATAGTCACATTTAAATGAGACTAATCTATCTTGATCTGATCCAGCACATTCATTGAATGTATTATATGGACATGATGTACTATGTGGACATACCTGATTTGCTTCTAGTAATAACATATTTTTACTCCTTTATAAATCACATGTTCCGCTAACACATGCAACATCTAACATTTCTAAATCATGTTTAGCAGAACCGGTTTTAAGATAATTAATTGCTTGATTTTTAGTTATCTTATTTAAAGGTTGTTCTCCCCTACACCCATCTTTATATACTGTAACTCCTTTTAAGTCATGTACATATTCAAGTAAGAGTCTACTTAAATCCTCTGATGTTGATTCTTTTGGAAGGTTAATTGTCTTTGATACAGATGCATCAACATACTTTTGAACAGTACATTGAATATTAAAATGATCTTCTGGTTTAAGATCAAATGAATCTACAAACCATTCTGGTATTTCTTCGTTATTAGTAAGCATTTTTTCATACATTGGGTGAACATAAATTCTATTACCAACTCGATCTCTTCTTTCATATGCTTTAGCAAATAAAGGTTCACTTGAACTTGTATATGGGGTAAGAAGACTAATTGTACCTGTTGGTGCAATAGCTTGTATTGTACAATTTCTTATGCCATACTTCTTAATATCGAGTCTCATTGAGGCAGGGAGTTTCCTTATAAATGATGCCTTACCATATAGAATCGGGTCAAAAGCAGGGAATGCACCCTTCTCAGCCGCTAATTCAATAGACGCCTCATAACATTTATTTCTAATAAATTGCATCAATCGTTCAAGTTCCATTATAGATTTTTCACTACCATAACGAACTTTTTTAGCAAATAAATATTCAGCTACACCAAGAACGCCAATGCCAATTCGTCTTGATTTATTAGCATTAACCTCAATTTGTTTAAGTACATATTTATTACATTGAATTACATTATCAAGAAATCTTACAGCCAGTTTAATTGTTTGCTCTAATTTAACCCAGTTGGTATTAACAGAGCCAGTAATAAAATTAGGTAATACAAGGGATCCGAGATCACATACACCATAAGGTCCAAGAGTAGTTTCTCCACAAGGGTTAGTACCCAATACTGGTTCAAAATAATAAGAATTATTTTTTGAAAAGTTTGTCCAATTGATAAGTCCGGGTTCTGCCGATGTCATCATATTTTCAACAATTTTATCCCACACAACTTTAGCTTTAACTGTACCATATTTCTTTTGGTTAAATTTAAATGTCCAATCATCATTAGATTCAACTGCTTCTAAAAATTCATCATTAACATTTACTGAAATATTAAAATGTGATAATCTTCCATGTACTAATTTAGCATCAATAAAGTCCATTACTTCTGGATGGCTAACGTCCACGTGTGCTATAGCAGCAGCTCTTCTTGCTCCACCACTTTCTATAGTATTAGCAACTCCATCAGCAGCTTCAACAAAACTAACTAGTCCAGATGAAATCCCACCTTTACCTAAAATTACATCACCTCTTGGTCTAAGTGATGAAAAATTACAACCAACTCCACCACCTTCTGACCAAAGAATAAGAGAATCTTTCATAAATTGCCCAATTTCTTCAATGCTATCACCTATTGGCAAATGGTAACAGTTAAATAAAGATCCTCTAGTTCTTGCAGCATTTCTTAGGATTCTACCACCTGGGAGAAAATCCATTGTTCCTATCATCTCATGAAATGCATCTTTATATTTTGTTCTATTTGCCGTTTCTGGCGTAGCCATTGTATCAGCAACTCTTAGAGCACATGCATCCCAATCTTCACCTTTCATTAAATATCTACTAGTTGCTACTTCAAGTGCATTTCCAGTTAATTTAACTGATTTCATAAATGTTCCTCTCTATTTTAATTTTTGTATTTGTATCAGTTTTAGTATTAATTTGTTCTTATTTTTTTAAATTGTTTCTAAAAACATGGAGTTTGATTCTAAAATTGGAAAAAAAATAGAAACAAACCCAGAGTGAGAATGTTTCTATTTTTCTATACTTATAGTTTTTTTAGAATTTTATTAAATTTGGCAATTTGTCTTTGGTAGAATGTTTCTTCTTTAGGAGTAATTCTTAATGGGGATGTTATATTTACTTTTGATTTAAATAAGATATAATTTTGCTGTTTAAATTTTTCATCACTTATATTACCAAGTGAAATTAAATGATATAACCCATTAACTTTTCTCCCTTGCATAACTATAATAATATGAGATGATGTAAATTTATTTAATTGAGCTATACCTTGATCAAATAATTCTATATTACCACCACCATATTCACCAGCAGGAATATCTCCTTTGAATAATGCTTCTTTTTCTGAATGAATATGTGTTTTAATTGCTAGTACTTTTTGATTTGGAACTAAAGGAACTGTTTTTGGAACAGCAAAAGAGTGCCAATGATCGCTTTTATTAGGATCTTCGAACCGAAGGTCTTGATGAAATCCGGCACGACGCGCCTTGTGATTATGAATTACAAATCTTACTTTTTTCATATTTACCTCACAGCGTTTTTAACTCTAAATGCTAAAGTATTCCACCATTTTTCCCAACCTGGTTGTCCATACCATGATTTAGAAGCCACAATAAATCTAGGTCTTCCTTGTTGTCCTATTTTATAATCACATTTAGTAACACCATGATTTAAAGAATTTTTAATTTTATCCAAATATTTTGTATCACTATCTTTATTTGGCATAACTCTAAATACTATAAAAGAAACCCAATCCTTATCATGACCTTCACAAGATGCTCGCATTTCAATTTCTTTAATAGAACTTAGATCATTTAACCATTTATTTTCTATGTGGATATCTATACTTAAACCTTTCCAGGATTTATGTTCAATATTTCCTGGGTATTGTCCTCTCATACCAGTAGGAGCTTTTTTTCCATAAACCATTTCATAAGCTGCCACAGGAGAAGGCACTCTGTCAGACCCACCTCTTTGACCCATACCTCTACCTTGACCACTACCAGATCTATATAAGTCTGGAAATTCATTTAAATGAGTTAAATATTTATTTATCAATGTCATGTTTAATCCTCAACCCCGGCGTCTTTTTCCATTTTTGCCAATCTAGTGTAATAGTCAGAAATTTCAGCTAAATGATCTTTCGCAATACGCTCTGCTATTTTAGGATTATTAGTATGCTCTTTTTCAACTTCTATACCCATTTTTAATTGTTCTGAATCATAAGAACCATTGAAATTAGTGGATTTGCCTGGGCCTAAAAATTTTTCAATTTCATCTGGTATACCATTAGATTCATGTAAGTGATTTAAATAGGTTTTTATTTTTTTATTTAACATAACTAACCTCTTTTAATATTATTTTTATAATCCTCCAATGCTAACATAGCAAGACAATATGCATCACAAATATTATCATCCTTAAAATCAATACCATATTTACATTTTGCTACACGCATCATCAAAGCTTTATCAGCATGTCCATCAGTTGTGTGCCATTTTTTTAATTGAGTTGGTGGTATTACTGCATAATAGGTATCTGATTTTATAAGTTTATTTAAAATTAAATACAATAAACCACATCTTTCAAATAACGTTGGACTATTTGAACTATAAGCTAATCCTTCTATATATACGGATTGTAATCTAGCAACTTCATCTATATATCCTAATTGATCAAAAATATCAGATACTCTTTGTTCTCCACTCATATAACATTCTTTATCAGTTGAAATTAAATGCTCGTATTCAATTTCAGCTTTGTCATTAATTATAACAACCGCATTTCCTTTTAATGATGGATCAATACCAACAAAATGTTTTTCTAGGTTGTGCCAATCTTCGCCTTTTTCCATCTCTTCAAACATTTTACTTATATTAGCTTTACTCATATTATCATAATCCCAGGGTTATTAATTAATTCGATTAATACATCACCATGACATGCCTTAGGTTTACACCAACAACCAAGTACCTTACCTTTTAACTTTGGCAATGACTCCATTATTTCTTTATTTTTTAAAGCATATATTCTATATTTCGCAATAACTTCTGATCTAGATCCATCTTTCCCTATAATAAATGGATTGCCCCATATTGTTCCATGGCCAATATAAATATCATAATTAGATTTTTCGCAATGAACTATTTTAGTAGTCATTATTTATTTCTATTTCTACCCCCAGGAAATCCTGGACTTTGATTTTGACCATCACCACGTTTATTTCCTTGGTTGCCCCATTTACCCAATCCACCACCACTACCATCTTTTCTTCTTTCTCTTCTTGGTGTTGGAGTTCCTTGACCATCTGTTTTGGGTCCATTGCCGTCAGGACCAGTTCCATCTTTATAAGGCATAATAATCTCCTTTATATTATTATAGTGACCATTCTGGATTTCTTGTTATTGAAGCATTTGACCACATATTAGATTCTTCTATTTTTGTAATTGCATTAGATTTTTCTTTACTATCAGGACATAATTCATTTACTAGTTCACAATACTCTTTAGCCATATTTCTTAATCTTTCATATTTTATAAGATCATGTGGCATTGGTTTATGATATGTAAAATTATTTTCAATTTCTGTCTTTTTCATTAGGTTCTCCTTGTTCATAAAAATATGGATTATTATCTTCATCATATTCTTCTTCTGACCAATACAATTTATCACAATGTGGACATATTGGATTTAAAACCCCATGTTGTACAGTTCCACACCTTGGACAAGCAATCTCTCCAACTGGAACTTTATATTTTAATGCTGGATCTCTTGGCCAATCTTGATCTTTTAATTCTTTATCATGAGCTTTAGCACATTCTTCACAACAAAATAATTGAAATATAGTATCTTTATCATTTTTCCATACATAATATTCTTTTTGACAATATAAGCATATAGCCATTAGTATTCCTTTAATTGATTTCTAATATATTTTTTAGCTTCTTGTCTTGCTTTTTTCTTTCCGCAAGTACCCATATCTTCCCACCAATTTTTTAAACCATGTAAAAGTTTATATGGATGATTTCTATAATTATATCTTATTTTTTTATTTCCATATGGTTGCATAATATTATCCAAAATCAATTGAAACGTTTGGTAAGTATAATCTTTCACATTTTTCAATACATTGTTCTTTTAACTCTTTACCTTCATCACCAACTTCTTCATTTAAAGGAATTTCTCCAAATGGTGTTCTGATTTGTCCACCATATTTTTTTCTTATTCTACCAATTTGAATCATGATATCAGCTAATGCAAATTTACAAAATAAAATTTGATGTTCATTTGGAATATCTCTTAGATCTTCTGGTTGCATTCTTTCATACTCTATAGTACAATTCCCACTAGTTGGAGCTGGAGATATTCTAACTATGTTAGGAGTTCTAAATTCAAAAGTTTTATCCCAATTTGAAAACATTTTTAATTGTCCAGCCATTTCTGTAGCTAAAGCCCAATCTCTAATTTCAAAATGAGACATTGGCCCCATTATCGGTGCTCCATTTATTAATTCATCCCCACCATCAAAATAAATATCAATAACATTTAAAATTTCAATATTATCAGGATCTTTAATATAAAATTCATTTTGAATATTAGGAACTTTGTAATTACAATTTGAAAAACATAATGGAACTTTATTAACAGATGGTACATACTCAGAAAATTCTCTAAGCGTATAAGTTACAAATCGTTGAATTATTTGTTTATCATCTAGTTCTACGTGAACATGTGGAAAACCTAAATGATCTTTTATATATCCAAGAACTCTTGAATGATTTAGCATAACATTCTCCTTTATGTATATACTATATCGAGGTCTTCTCCTAAAATTTCAACGTTGTTTTTCTCAAGTGCTGATCTCATTGCTTCTAATGAAACAGATTCGTTTTTCTCCATTATTCCTTCAAATCTCTTTTTTCTTCCTAACATTTCAGTTGTGTCTGGGTCGTCAAAAACTCTCGATAATATTTCAAAAGATACTAGTTTGAGATTGTTAGAAATCAACTTTTCATTACGTTCTGCATCCAGTATCTTATTTATATGTTTGTTCTTATAATCAACCGATGTATCAAAGATTGGTCTGTTCTTTAAAACATTTTCATTTAATTCGTCCATAGTACCAACCATTTTCTTTAACATTGGAAAAATCTTTAAAAATGTAACACCTCCAATTCCCTTAATTCCAAATACATCATCTCCTGGATCACCCATTATAGCAATAGCTAATGGTTGATATTCATCATCACCAATCCAAGGTTTTTTAGTTTGTTTTGTCATCCCTTCACCAGGTTTAACAATTGATTTACCTTGTGAAGTTTTAACAAAATTAAATGAATGTTCACTTAAATTTTGAGACATATCGTGATCATTTGAATAGGTAATATTACCAACATTTGAATCTGTAGTTATGTCATCAGTTGAATCTACATAATTTCTTGTCATTAGATAATATGGAACAAAATCAGCTTCAAGATTTAATAATCTAATTACTTTAACATCCGGCATTTTGTTAAAAGCTTTTTCAATAAATCCCAAATTTTGTCTTAATACTTCAAAAAATAATTCTCTATCAACTGCGTCTAAACCATATAAATCATCAATACGTCTTGAGATTTTATATTTTTTACTAATATTATTATGATAATATGATTTACCGCTTTCAAAAAATACATAGAAATTTATTTTAATATTTCTTTTTGCTGCATATGTTTTATGAAATGATATAAAAGATAACAATGAAGTGAATATAGATGTGTCATGTCTATTAGCCATTTTTGTTGATTCAATTAAATTAACAATAGCATGTTCCATATAAACGGATTGTAAACAATTTTTTAAATCCACATAAATATTCAATGTATTATAATTTTTATATGATACTATTTCATCGAGAATCGAATATGTTGGGTAGTATGAAAGCAGCGAGGCGACTGACATTTTATATCTCCTTTAATAATTCATTTAATCTAATAGAAGAATTTTTACTTTTACTTCTATTTTCACAATCTTTTAAAATTTCTAAATTTTTCCAATGCCCAATTATTTTATGGTCAATATTATTTTTAAATCCATCATATATAGAATATTTATGATCTAAATCATAGCCAAATTCACGACCTCTTAACTCAAAATTTTTAATTTTATGACCATATTTTTGGATAGAATTGTATGTTGATTTATAAACCAAATTTATATAATTATTATATTCATTAGATATATTTGGGTCAGAATGTAAATTAAATAATTCACATTCTTGTTTGCATTCGTCACAACAATAAAAATATGATGTATTATTATTTAATCCTGTAATACGTTGTTCAATTTCTCTTTTTTCTGGAGTAAACCAACCACCTTGTTCTTTTGAATTAGAACAATTGTTATTTTTACAATGAACTTGTATTTCTTTTTCACCCGGTTTGTCAGGATTATATCTCATTTCTTCAACTTTAGTTAATATTGGGTGTTTTCTTTTTAATTTTTCTATAGTTCTTTTTTTAGAGTTAATTCTATGATTTCTTTTTTCATCTGATTCATTATCAAAATATTTTTTAGAACCAAGTTTAGCTTTTTTAATTCTTAAATTGCGTTCTTCAATGGTTTCATTTTTAAATCTTTTTAATGAAGCTTTAGAGCAGTTTTTTCTTTTAATATAATTTTTTTTCATTAAAGGTATTATTTTTTCTCTAAATTTATTATCAGACCACATTTTAATTGAATTGATTCTTTGTTTTTCTAAAAATTCTGGAGTATTACATGTTTCTTTTAATTTTTTAATTCTCTGATTTTTTTGTTCTTCAGTTTCATTAGCTAATTGTCTTAACGTATTTTTTCTAGCTTTTTCTTTAAATTCTTTTGTGTTATGAGTTTCTTTTGATTTAATACTAGTTTCTTTTCTTTTAATTGGACATTGTTGCCAAAATTCACAACATGTATATTTACCACTTTTATTTTTAAATTTTCCTTCTTGCCCACAACCATATATACATAATTCCATATCATATTTCCTTTTTTATAATATGTTCTAAATATAAGTAAGTATTGGTGTAGGATGCATTATTCTTCTCCAAACATATTTATTTCAACTTCTGCAGTTACTGTATCGCCAACATTTACATATTGACCAGCATTAAAATTCTTTTTTCTTCTTATATCCATCTCTGGCACACACCATTCAAGATATTGAAGATCACAATCTTTTTGAACTGAAGCTTCAATTTCACAACTAATACCTTTAGCATTTATTGGAAACATTGATTCTCCTATAAGTTGACCACATATAAAAATTTGGAGATTAGTTTCATGAACTTTATCATTTAATATAAACCAATCTCTAAAATCTTCATATTTTCTTTTTATATCAAATTCGCACTTTATAACATTTAACATAATTCACCTCAATATTAAGGGGGATAAATTAATACCCCCCTTAATAATATAGTTATTCCTCTATCAAACTGCTTCTACCATAGATAGAAATATCAATATCACCAATAGCAGTTTTAAAAGTATTTGAGCAAATCTGTTCTTGATAATTATACATTTTCAATTCAATTTTTCCATCATGGTCAATAATAAATGGAGTATTAGTCAAACTACTAGTACATTCCATTGGACGTTCTAGAGTAATAGCAGATAGAATTTTAGCACTTTGATCATGCCCCTGAGTTTCCATAGTAATAGAAGCTACTTCATTCTCAAATGAAATTTGTGTTGAATTTACATTGAAACTCTGAGCAATAATCCTCATTCTGTCTGAGATATTTAGCTCTATATCAGTTGCTAGAATTACATCTTCTTCATTCAATGTAAAAATATGCTCAAGTTCCTCGGATGTAATAAACCTATTATCCATGTATTCAAGCTCTGGGCCTTGAAATTTAATAGAAGAATATTCATCTGAAAAAGTAAAATTTCCATCATCATCTACAACAATATCAATGGTTTGACTCTGAGTCGAACTTTGACTCAAGAAGATTTTTAACAAATCTAATTTTTGTTTTAGGTTAACCAATGGTACATCAAGTGTATCAATAATTGGAGTCATATCAATTTCAAATACATTGGCATTATCATTAGTTCTCTGTCTCAGGATTCCACCATGAATGTCTGCATCATTGCAAACATCTTTTAAAATTGACAAACATCTCAAGAATTGTTCATAATTCTCCATACTCATATTCACTTGTTCCATGTTTCTTTTCTCCTTAGTTACCGTTATTTAATTTTTTAACAATTGTTACATAAATAAATTTATCATCTTTTATTTCTTTAGATTTTATATAATCCAAAGTAATAAATACACTTTCACCTAATTCAACTATATCCATAACTTTATCTGCTATAAATTTTGTACTCGATTCTTCACCATTCGGTATCGAAAATATAATTAATATAGAATCGGTTTTTTCATGGGTATAATTAAACATACATGTATTTAACCCTAAAAACTTATACAATTTTTCTTGGGCAGTTGCCTTACAAAATAAACCAAAATAATCTAAATTTTTTAGATTGCCTGAATATTGTATATCAACATTTTCAATGGTTGCTTCAAATGCTTCTCTAAATTTTTGCTCTAGTTTTTTATTCATATTTCCCTCTTTTAGCTTAAAATATTTGTACAGCTTATATTAATTGGAGTATCATTAAAATCTTTACCTGTTTTGTTATAATAAACATGTAAGGATTTAATTATGTGTTTATTATATTTCATAATTTTTTCATAGTAACTTATCGGTATTTCTCTATCTGAAAGAATATGTATTGTAGGTCTAAATATTAATTCATTGAAAATAACGCTTTTAATAGCTGCTACATATGAAGTTGATAATGCTGCTATATAAGCTCTTACTTTATTTTTTATACCTAATACATCATATATATGTTCCGCATATATATCAAATATTCCCTCTGCCATTATTATATGATTTGAATCTCTTCTATTTCCAAATAATTTATAATAGTCTAAAAGCTGGGAAGGTTGTAAATCTAATTTATAATATCTAAAATTTGATGTTCCATCTATATTTCTCAATGACACGCATGAATTATTTTCAGTTAAAAATCCAACAAAATTTGTATGCAAATAATCTTTAAATCTTATAACTTTTTCTGGTAATTGAATATTATTAATTTTTAATAATTCATTTACATCAAATACTAAACCTGGTACTGTTGATAGAGGTATATTAGCAAATTTAAATCTTTGTTTGATATATAAGGCTTTTAATTTAAAATAATCCTCTCTTAAGTCTGGTAAGGTTATATCTTTTGGTTTATAAATATTTTTTTCAAATTTTACTTTTTCTACTTTAAAATGTTTAACTTGCTCCTGATTAACATATTTTATAGAAGTATCATTACCTTCTATTTTTTCTGTTAATTTTCTTATTAAACCACTTTGATTACACCCACCTCTAAAACAATGAAATATTGGATCATGTAGAGATATCCATAAATGACTTTTACTACTTGACATAGTTTTATCACACCAAGGACAAGGAACAATAATATTTTTAGGATTCATTTTAACTGGACCTAAATTTTGCTCCAAATAATCTATAAATCCATCATTATATATTCCTACTGTCATTTAATTATCCTTTTTTTAAATGTATAACCATACATTACAAATGAGTGATTTCAACCAATACAATCAATTATATATTCAGAAAATGCCTGTCTAACATTGAATTTATTATTTGTTCCACAATCAGGACAAATATTCTTAATTAAATGTTCAGTAGTTCCAAGACGAGATCTAGCATAAACTTTATCACATATCTCAGAACATATTGGTTTAACCAAACATTCTCTACATGGATACATTAGCTTTCAATATAACCTTCTGCTAGTTTAGTACATCTAACAATCATCCATTTAAAGAAAGTTTCTGAATCTTTAATATCTTTCATTTTAATTTGAGAATACATAATATCTTTCATTGGTCTAAAAAAAAGATCAAAATTTAATGTTTCCCCTGATGGAGATTCTACTTTTTTCATTGGACAACCACCTGCTACTGGAGGATGTGAAAAACCACATTCTGGACATATTCCTTGACTCATACCCATTCCACTATTACCTTGTTCATTACCCATTTTTAGCTCCTATATGTTTTAATTCTATTTAACAAATTTATCAGTCAACCACCTGATCTCATATATTGAATCCAATCTAAAACTCCAGTACCATTACAAGTAGTACATACTTTTTCATACCCTCCACCTCCACCACATTTTGGACATAACTTCATAGTTACTGTTTCTTCCCATTCTAAATAACCAATACCTTTGCATTTATCACAAAATGAATGTCCATCCCATGATGAATCACCAAGACTATTATGATGAACATTTTTAAGTCCAGTACCACTACATTCATCACATAAACGTAGTCCTTTATGGAAATGTGTTTTTATAACTTCTCTTTTTCTATTCGACTTTAATTGCTCGCTCGGGGATAGGTACATTTTTAATTGCCTCCACAGAATCTTTTAGAATCTGATTAAATCCGACTTCCATCAATAATCTTGCTTCTTCTGATTCTAAATCCATTGTTACTATTGCTGAACCATCTGGTTGTTCTATTATATCTATAATTTTCATTTTATCACCTCTTTAAATTTGCAAAATATTGAGTTGCGGATTGAATCATCTCAAATATCATAGATGATACATGCATTGACGGAACTAAACATGTGAGATGATCTCTTGATGCTTTATTAATTATAATTTTGGCAGGAACAGGAATTGATTTATGTTTAAATAAAGCTTCATATATATTTCCATATTCTAAATCAGGTTTATCAAGTAAAGTAATAACATTACCCATCTCTTTATTAATTTTTGCTGGAGTCCCTGCTTTAATATAATTCATTATTTCTACAATAGAACCAATTAAAGCTTTTTCAGTTGTTAAAGCAATATCTTTATTAATAAGTAATTTACCAGTGTTAGTATTACGTTGCAGTGTATTAACAATCTTTCTAACATCTGGATATAAATTTTCAACTACAAATCTAATATCTTCATCTGTATATTCAATATTTTCTTCTTTTAAGATTTTAGAAGCATATGCTTCAACATAGTCCATAGGTATCTGTTTGAAAACAAACGGTGTGAACCGACTCTGGACGGGGTCTGGGACCTTACTTAAGTAGTTACAGGTTCCAATAAATCTTCCATATCGTGTTTGATATTTTTCAATAACTCCACGTAAAGACTTGAACGAATCCAGTGTAAGGTTATCAATTTCGTCAATAAAAACGATTTTATAGCGATCATCTCCAGCGGGTGGAACTTTCAAAAAGGGTTCTATTACCTCTTGGACAAAATTTATTGATCTTGCTTCTCTTGAAGAACCATTTGCTTCTAAAAGATTTGATTTTGGCGTATTAAGAACCCCTTGTGGAGAGCATATGATCCTAGCCAGAGTTGTTTTGCCCCCACCAGCCGGGCCAGAAAGTAGCATATTAGGAATGTCTCCTTTTCCAACAAACATCTCAATTTCGTCTTTATAGTTCTGAGGGAGTACCATATCACCAACCGTCTTTGGGCGCCAGCGCTCAACCCATAAATTACTCTCAATTTTCATTCTTTATTCTCCATTCTCTAATTAACTTTTATCCTTTATAATATGTTCCTACTTGTCAAAATAGTTTCTAATTACAAATTTTATTTGCTAAATTTCCTGTGGAACATTCTGTTCCGGTTTCATGTCCATATTTGTAGTGACATTTTTCACAACAAGCAATACCAAAATCAGGATCTAAAACAAAACCAGGTTCTAATTTTTGTGGGCGAGAATGATGTGCATTTGTTGCAGGTTCTCCACAATATTCACATAAATAATTAGCTCGTTTTAATACAGTTGTTCTCCAAGTTTGATATTCTTCATATGTATATAATTTATCAATGTTTTTATTAGGATCACTTTTTAAATGAAATAGAGGACATTCTATTTTACATCCTTCTGAACAATATAAATAACACCCACCATTCCCTTTTTCAATTTGTCTTATTCTTTCGTAAAATTGAATTCCAGTTGGTGTAAACCAACCATTTTTTTCTTTTGAATTTTGACATAAATGATTTTTACAATGAACTTGTATTATCTTTTCATTTTCTTTACCTGGTTTATATCTCATCTTTTCAACTTTAGAAAATGTTGGATATCGTTCTTTAATTTGATTTATTGTTATTTTTTGTGATATTCTATTTTTCTCTAAAACTTCTTTAGAATAAATATTAGTCTTTCCCTTATTCCATGGTATATTTCCAATTAAAGATTTAGATATTTTTTTCTTGTTTTATTTGTATGAGTTTTTTTATAAAAAGGATTTTTATCTCCAACCATTAATCCTTTGTGAGATATACTTAATTTTTTCCTATGTTCTTCGGAAAATATTTTACCTTTACTAGATTCTGACATCTTTTTTCTAACTTCATAAGAAAGAGTTTTTCCTTTCATTACAGAAGGTCTTCCTTTCCCAGATTCACTCATTTTCTTCTTAGTTTCTTTGGAATGTTTATATCCTATAGATCCAGTTGCTTTTATCTTTGAATTTAGCCGACAAACTGGACATTTAGAATAATGAGATGAACAACACCACCTACCATTCTTGAATTGATATTTTGCTTCTTTACCACAACCATATTCACATATCATAATTTAGACCACCAACTTCCTATTAATTTTAAATAATAAAAAAATCAAATTTTTCTTTTTCAGAATTATTAACATTATTATTATTATTATTATTACCATTTATTTCAGTATAATTTTTAATATAATTATTAATAGTATTATTATTAACTATAGATGATGCTAAATCAGTATCAGAATTTATCATAGGAAAAATTGGTTCTTTTTGAAGTGTTTCAGATATATTTCTTAGTTTGTTAAATTTTAATAATTCTTCATGAAACCCAGGATATAATTTTTTAGCAGCTTCCTTTAAACCAGGATATGCTTCTTCATCGCTAATTTCTCCATTTTTATATTTTTTTAATACAACACATCTATCAAATATTTTTTAATTTCTTTTTTATCACGTTTAAGTTCATAATTATCTAATAAAAAACCTTCAAGTGAATAATTATCAGTTTCTTCTAAATATTTTTCTACACATTTTATTGCTTCTATATCTAATATTCTAGCCATAATTATACTTCCTTTAAGTTATTTTATAATATGTTACTTATTTACAAAAAAAATTACAAAAAAAATGTAACCCCATACCAATTCAGGGGTTACATTTTTATTGAGTCTACCTAAGGTTGATCATTCCTTATCCCAACCACGCGTCTTTAGACGATTCACCACCTCGACTCAAATTTGTTACTTGAGCATCAACAATCTCCGATGCCGTTCAATCCCCTTCATCTTAAACATTGGATCATGACTCTGTGCCCAGGCATCAAGAACTGCTTTATCAGTTGAACCAATTTTCAACATACCAAATCCACGAGCTTTTTTAGCGGATTGCCTTTTTTGGTTCGGGGTTCCTTCAACAAATTTTACACCGTCTCTCATTACTTCATCTCCTTTTTAATGATTTGAATTTCAACTATCATTTCTCTCGGGTAAACATTAACACCTTTCAATGATCTAAAAATAAATGATGCATCATTAGAACATTGAAACCATTCTAAATAATCTTCAAATGCTAAAAAACCATTATAATCTTTAGTGTCAGGTTCGACTGTTGTTATTGTAGAAGTTGTTCCTCCTATAAATGTTGTAATACATTCCCAATGATATTTCTTGGTCTTCTTTTTAATAGGTTTAACTGGCGGCATCTTCATTGGTTTAACCGGTGGTAATATCGGTTTTGGTCTATCTGGCATTTCAATATACTTACTTAATTTACCAGTTCTAAAAAATTCAACCCAACTTGTCCTCACTTTCTTTTTCATTATATACCTCTCACCCCAAACAAATAATTCCAGGTTAAAAACAAACAACTAAAATGAATTGCCTGATCCCAACCAATCACAACAAAGAACCAATGAACTTCTTTCTTTTCCCACAAATAATGAGTAAGTTTGGATGATATAAAATCTACTATAAAATGTGCTCCAATTGTTATCATAGCAAATTCTATTCCAAAGTAAAGAAATGGAATTCCATAAACACAACAATGTAACCCTAACCAAAATAAATTATTATGTTTAGATTTAGACATTTTATTTGATTGCAAAACAAAATCACCAAGAAAATGTAACCACAAAATTAAAAATATAACATTCAAAATAATCATATAAATCCTCTAACACATAAATATGGAATTCCAAAAGCAAAAAACATTGATAAAGCTAAAGCAATCCCAATTAGAATCCAAGCAATTTTCCATTTATCTTTATTCATAAAATATACAGATATAAATACCAATCCAATAATAAAATAAGATATACAAAGAGTAATACCCATACGCTATCCCCAGTAATTATAAATTATAAATAATTTTTCCTTCGCTCTAGTCGCTGCAGTATATAACCATCTTGCATAATCTTGATCTGATTGATATCGGTTTCGTTGTTCAAATAAAACAACTTTATCCCATTCAGATCCTTGACTTTTATGTACAGTTGTAGCATAACCAAAATCAAACATATCAATGTCTTTTTGATCATACCGTTTCATGTCTTTAGAGAATGTTCTCTTAAAATCAATTTCCATCTCGTCATTGTAATTATCTTTACCAAAAGCACTTCTAATTGCAAGACTTGAATGTAAATTGTCTTCATAATCATCCATCTTCATTGTCAAATCATATAACTTTTTACTTGCTGGATAAATCCAAACTAAGGTTCCCAACTGACCATTTTTAATCCCAGAATCATGATTATTCTTCAAACATATAACTCTTTCATCTGGGTAAGGATTAGGTAATGTATATCCCAATTTATCTCGAGTTTTCATATTTAAATCACACCGAGTTTTATTGAACCCACATAATTGAATAATATCTTTACCCTCTTCTGACCAATTAATTTTATCATAGAGAGTTTTAGTTTGAGGTTTGCCCCAATCCAATTTAAAAACAGATCCATCATAAATACCAGGTCTTATATAACCATAACGTCTGATATCTATTGTCAATTGAATTATTTTACTATCAAGAGCTTGTCTATGAATTTCATGTAATTGTAGATCAGCATCTTTTAACAAATCAAATTTAGGACCAACTGGAGGTAACTGACCATGATCACCACAAACAATAATTGGGATTCCATACCGATTTAAATCATCCCATAATTCTTTTGATACCATGCTTCCTTCATCAACAATAATCAAATCAACATCTAATTCATCTTTCAGTGCCCACCCGGATAAAATCTTTTTACCATTTTTTCTTTTATATACCGGAGTATACAACAATCCATGTATAGTTCCAATGTAATCATAATCTTTAGCAGAATGATTCTTTTCAAGTTTAGTAGCTAATACATGAGCTGCTTTACCAGCAAAGGCACAGAAGGCAATTTTATGGGCACCACGTTTTCCTAAATCATGATTAAAACGAATTTTCAATGCAATCTCTGTCATGACTGTTGTCTTTCCAGTTCCAGCATATCCAACTATTCGTAATACATTTGTTTTCTTTAATCTGTACCACTCAAGTGTTTCGTTTAAAACCATTAACTGCTCTTCTGTTAATTCCATTATTACCCCTCGTTAATAATTTTAATATCTTTAAAAACTTCAATGTTTGAATGTGAGATTTTAAATAGAGTATATTTACCAAGATATTTATAAACAGCTTTATGATAATCTGGATCTCCACCCACATAATACTTTAAAGCTAATGTTATATCTCCATTAGACTTTTTTAATTTCGATTTTAATATTGCTATTCCCTTCTCAATATTATATGAAATATCAAAAGCTCTCTCAGGTAAAATTTCAACTCCATCTTCTAGTAATATTTGCATCAACCCTTTAGCACCAGCCTTGGATTTAGAATAAATATTCCACATAGATTCTATTTCTATGATACCAACAATAATATCATCTGCTATATGATTTAATCTACATTGAGTTATTATTTCATAAGCAATTTTATCAGCAACTTCTGTTGGTGTAGATGTTTTTCGAGTTTTAATATATTTACTCAATAACTCTATCTCTCTATCAATCTTAATTTCTTTAACAATTTTTTCTTCAATTATTACTGTTTGAGTATTGTCAATTGAAGCATTTGTCAAATTATAAAATGCAAGTGATGCCATTATAATAATAAATGAAAACGCTCCAATCCAACCTAATTTACCCTTAAACATTATAATCTCCTATTTAAAAATTAAAAAAGCTATTTTTAGAATTCCTATCACCCATGGAATAAATAATAAAAATATGAATCCTACAAAACATGAAAATAATAATCCAACCAATTTTAATTGGTCTATTCCATTTGAAGATGTATCAATTTTATTTTCTAATCCAAACCATTTTAAAACTTTTTCAATCATATTAAATTCTCCTTTTTTAATATGTTCTATTAGTACAGATTAATTTCTTATACAAATACTGGTTCTATTATGTATATTAATATATATAGAAACTAACTTAATACTATGGGAACATTTCTTTTTTTATTGTAACATAATTAAAAGTATTAAAAGAGTAGATTTATAGAGAATTTAGTAAAGGAGAATTGAATGCAATTATTGAGTGAGAGGGGATTTAATAGGCATATATATCCTATAATCCCATATCGTGGAAGAGATTTAAGTAAAGAATATTATGTTAAAAAAGATCCGCAAGGAAAAATTATATTTATGGCAACTAAAGATTCCAGGTGGAATCTAAGATGTTATAAATTTATGGATTATTTATCTACATTAATTAGAAAACAATTTGATGATTGGATGGTTCAATCAAATCCTGGGTTGGGATTAGTAACAGATTATAGAGACCCAAGGTTATCCCAATTTAGTTTATATACAAGACCTGATAATATGTATTATATATTAAAAGGAATGAAAAGTATAGGAGGAAGAGATTGGGATACATTTAATCCATATAATAAGAATATAAGAATTAATTATAAAGAAGTTGCAAAAGCTTTAAAGTGGGAAAAGAAACATGTTAAAACTATAGTTGAAATGATTTCTAATTATAAATTTAGAACTAAATATGAATTTAAAACTGTTGATGTTGATCTTAAAACAACTCCAACCTTTAAAGCAAATTATAATAATTTAGAATATAAAACTTTTGAAAGTATATTTAATGCTGAAATTGGTGTTACTAATAAATATAAAGATGGTGATGATCTTAGATTTTTAGATAGAGGTATAGATGATATAGATATTAATTTTCGCACAGGATTTGGAGTTTGTTTTATCCATAATATTTTTACCGGTGGTTATCAATTAATTAATGAAGATGAACCATTATATAATTTATCTGAAAGTACTCAAATTATATATAGAGATAGATTTTTTACATTTAATAAAATGAAACATATTTATTTGAATGATGAATGGATATGTAATAAACTAGGAATAACTACCAATAATGTTACAGCTAAAAAAAATATAATTAAAAAAATTATAGATGAATTATCCAATATTGAAAAGATTAATTTTGATAGGATATGTAATAATGGAAGTTATCAATTTTCTATTGGGAAGAAAAAGAAATCTAATGTAATTCCACTAAGACAATCAAAAGTTTAACGATATTGTAAAAAAAACTCATTTTTTTACTTTTACAATATCGTTAAAGAGTTTTTACAATATCGTTAAAGAATCTTACAATATCGTTAAATAAAATAGGCGATTTTTACAATATCGTTAAATTACTATTTGAATATTAATAATGATTAGAATAGGTTATAAGGTGCTTTTTACCATTAAACCTTAAGTTAAAAACTTATAAAAGGAACTAGTTATCTATAACATTAAATTAAGAATAAAATCAATATTTAAACTACTAATGGAATGTATTTTTACTATGTACACAGACACCCCACTCTACTTACGCCTTGGGGCGACATAGAGTTCTATTCAACCGTCCTATGTCATTTAATTAAAATCAGGTAACATATTAAAGAGTAAGTAGAGTTTGTAGAATAACTAATAAGAAAGGAAATTTCAAAAATGAATTATGAAGATTTAAAGTGGATTAACCAGTCATTGTATTCATACAAAGACAAACAGTTTGACTCGAATGGATACTTAGATATTTCAATAAACCTTAACACAGAAGATGACATAAACTTCAGTCAACCTAAACTAGTTTTTAATCTAGATAACTTAGGACAGAGAAGAAATGTTAGATTATCATATTCAAATGTATTAGATTTATTAATGTCTTTTAATGTAGCAATGAAAAATAAAACAGAAGTATATGCAAATCCTCAACAAGGTGACATAACAAAAAGATATAATAAAAATAAAGATTTTACCTTTGAATTTAGAGCTTTAAATTCACAACCTTTAGTGGTAATGAAAATTAAACATAATGATTCAGATGAAGGTAAAATAATTTTTCCATTAGAACCTGAGTTTATTACTATAGGTAAACTACTAAGAATATTTGAGATAGAATATTCAAATTTTGCAATAAATTTGCCTAATAGATATCTTACTAGTCTTAGTGCCAATAGACAATTAGAAATGGTTAATTTACTTAGGGCATTACCTAGTCAATTAGTTCCTATTCAAAATGAACAATACCCAGATAGAAGAGAAGAGATAGAACCATCAATCAATTCAGCTAGCTCCACAGATATAAAATATACAGGTACGCGCTGTGCTAAGTGTGGAGAAGATCAGTTTGATACTCCAAGTGGGATAACTTGCAAGAATGGTCATGGTGGAGCAGATAGTATAGATGATGCTGCACAAGCAAATGAGTTTGAACAATTTGCTTTAGAAGAGGAGCCAAAAGTTCGTATTCCTGAGTTAGAAAGTGATGCTTTAGAACCAAGAGAAGCTATATCACAAGAGTATAAGAGTCCGTTTATTGAGCGTACATTGAAGAATAATATCCTTAATCTACAAGAGATGTTATACGCGTTATTTACGAACCCTAACCCTTTAAGAACCATTATGGACACGATCAATGAGGGTCAAGGTTATACATTTTTACCTGGTGTAACTGAAAAAGATTTGAAGTCTATATTGTATATTTCTAATTTATATTTTAAGATGAATTTTCATAGTTATATTAAAAATCAAACTGGATTCCCAAGTGCTATCCCTGTTGTTAAATATTTTGGTAATGATGAAGATAGAGATACGATTGAATTGAGTTATGACTTAATGATGATTAGTGCATATCTAAAATTGTATAGAAATAGAATGGAATCTATTAACTCTGATCCTTACACTAATGGAGCATTAACACATTTCTCTTTTAGATGTTTTCTTGATGTATCAACATATAGTTATTTAAATGGTAAAAATCCAGAAGCTATTAAAAATATAGTAGTATCAAGATTTAAATATTTTAGAGAAACTGGTTTCTTTGATAATTTTGATAAAAATTTAGTTGGTGAAAATCAAAAACCAATCTATGAAAATGAAATTGGTGAGTTTGTTGATAAGGTATTTGATAATGTAGTTGAATCAGAAGATATTAACATTAGACACTTTAATGCTTATGATGCAACGTCTGTGAAATTACCTCCTGATAATAATTTTAATTTAGAACAAATTACAAATGAAATAGTTAAATATGAGATAAAAAGTTTGTTTGGTCAAAGAATAGAAGATTTGTCAAATGATGAAGAAATTATTCTTTTATTTAATAAAAAGACTAGAAAAAAAATAAAACCAACTGACCATAGACCAGAAAAAAGAAAAGTTGAAACTCATGTTTTAAGATATGTCAAATTGAAAGCTAATGAATTATCAGAAGCTAATAGACAACCTTTTATTGATTATGTTGAAGTAATGGAAGGAGAATATAACTTTTTTAATGATCAATTTAAAATGGAAGAATTACCTGAAGTTATATTGCAAACAATTTATACATGGAATAGTTATATTCTTGAACATATGAAATATACAGATTTTGTATTAAAAGTTGAAGAATGTATAACCAAAGATTTAATTATTTCAAAGATTAAAGAATTATCTGATGAACCAGTTGAAGATGTTGGTTGGGTTGATGCACTAAGCGAAATAGAATTATAAAAGAAAGGAAAATTAAAATGTCATTATCACTTGGAAAATTGTTCGACAGAAACTATACTATGAGAATTCCATTTCTAGATGGATACTACAACATTGGAACATTTTTTAATAAAAGATCAACAAGTCTCTTATTCAGTGTTGAACCTGAGTTTGTTAATAGTAATACCAAACATGGTATCAAAATTAATATGTTTAAGAATTTAAAATCATCTAAATTTACTGAAACATTTTTAAATCTTCATAATTTTAGAAAGAATACTTTAGATATTATGAATCAATTCGAGAATATTAAAGATGATTATTCATATGAAATTGGATTTATTTTAAATGAAACATTGAAACTATCTAAGGTTGAAATAAATGGAAAATATCTATATGATGTTTTAAATTTATATGGATTTACAATGACCTCATATGATAGTGAGTTTGTTTTCATTATTGCTGAAAGACAAAATATACTTAAAAAACTTGGAAAGAAAATGGTTCGTACTACTGGAATCCAAATAAGTACTAGTAATGCTTTGGGTCTTTTAGATGAATTTCATAAAGAATCCAGGGAGTGTGGTAGAGAAGGGTTACAACCAAAACTAATAATTCCATCTGATGAAAAGGAAATAATCTCATTAGATGATATAGATTAAATCGGGGATAAATATATGACTACTGGAAATGATAAGTTTCATTATCAATTTATACATAATGTATTTGGATGTTTTATTGAAAATACATTAGACTATTTCGCTGATTATCTTTATCCAAGATTCCAACATAAAGTCGTTGGTACATATGATAAAGCAGTAGAATATATAACTAAAAAAGATGAACTTGGGAGAGAGGGCGACAAACCTAATCTCCCTGCATTAATCTTAAACCCAACTGGTGATTTTAATTTAGATGATCCTAATTCTCTTGCACATCAATTTTGGAGATTTCCTCATTTAGCGCCAGGTCAAGCTGCTGGTTTATTTGACCCAATATATAAAGATAATAATATAGAAATTTCTGTAGCTTTTACTCGATTAAAAGGTGAGATCGAATTATTAGCTCTATTACCATCATTTTATGAATACTTTGATTTAAAAATATATTTTATTCAAATGTTTGGTGGTGAAGGTAGATATATAGAACCAATGTATTTTAATGATTTTTTAATTTTACCACCAGAGTTAGTTAATTACCAATATACAAATGATGCTACTGGAGATTCTTATAAACTTGATTGGTCAAATAATGCATATGATTTCTTAGTTAAAACAACTAATAAAAATGAATTAGTTATTCCTGGTAAAGTAAAACCAAGATATGTATTAAGAGGAATGTCGGATGGTTCTACAAGATATGGTGGGGCAGATGATTTAGCTAGTTGGAGATTAAGTACAATTGTTGAATATGAAATTGAAATTCCTTCATTTATAATTCTTCAATCTAATGGTGTTATAGAAAATGTTGATTTCAATATAAACTACGGATCTGTTTATTCTACTAATTCAGAATATAATATACCGAAAGTTCCAGAGTTTCAAGAAGTTATAGAGGCTCATTTAGATTCTGGTTTACAAGAAAATAAAAATACTATTGTAAATCCAAACATGAATCCAAGTATTGAAGGTGACCTAACTCCACCTTCTAATGATATGGAGGATGCTAATATTCCTCCGGAACCAGCAACACCTAATTTCCAAGAAACTCCACCAACTGGCGGGATCTGTTCTGGAGAAAAAATTATCCGTAGTTTAGAATTTAAAAATAGATATTTTCATAAAGTAACTCAAGCTCAATCAGATTCTACTTCAGATATTTTAATTACTTTACCTGAAAAAATATATGACACAACATTATTAAAAGTTCAATCTAAACATGGTCTAATGGAATATGGAGATCATTATATTATAGAAAATGCTGGAAAAGATTTAAAAATATTAGTTGAAAATGTATTTTTAGATGCTGGTGATATGCTTGAATTATTTGTATATGATGTTCCATTTAAAGCTTCATCCCAAATATTTATTCTTGGAGCAGCATCTACAATTTCAACAACTGATGAAACTCCATTTAGATCTTCAATGATTGTTGAGTGGGCACTTACTGGTACTTCTAAATGTGTTGCTGCAGAACAAAAACCTAATATAACAATAGGATGATATTATGACTGAGAATAAAGAATTTATACATTTTTGCGATAATCCAAATTGTCCGAATCATAAATTAGAAATGAACTATGAAAGACATTATCATGTTAATATAGATGAAGGTGCAACTGGTGGTATATGTGGTATATTAAAAACTCATTTATATTTTTATAAAAAAACGATTCCGGTAAATGCTACATTCATGTCAAGAGGTGTATCTCATACAGTAATTACAAATGAGTTTAACTTATGTGATATTTGTAAATCAGCAATAGATTTATATAAGGAAAAGATGGATGAATAATTCAAAATTATTAGAACAAATATATAATACTGATAAAGTTGAAAAGAAAGTAAATGTTTCTGGTGGTATTATTTTTAAAGAACAAGATGATGAAAAACCAGCGCTACTTCTTATTCAAAGAGCTAAAGATGACCATTGGCCAAACTTCTTTGAGTTTCCTCGTGGAAAATGTGATGATGGTCCCAATGAAGGATTGATATCTTGTTTAAAAAGAGAAATAAAAGAAGAGACTGGTTTGGATATTATTCCGTTGAAATTTATTGATAAATTCTCATATACTGCAGATGAAGGAAAAAGACTTTCTACACAACATAATTATTTATGTAAAATGAAAGATCCAGATCAAAAAATAAAACTTTCAAAAGAACATCAAGGGTTTCAATGGATTACAACACCTGGTGAAGCCGAAATGATTGTACTCCCTGAAATGAAAAGAGCTATAATAAAAGCATTTGAAATGATTGATCCTGATACTCAAATAGTTAATTATCCAGAAAATGATTTTACCCCAAACGGGACAATTGAGGAAAATATTATGAACCTTCAAGAAAAAATAAAACATTCAGAATACTTAGTTGATAAATATATAAATGAAGCTGGTGGCGCTGAACTTGTTAATGCAGGAGCATATGCGGCATCTTCTGCAGCAGCAGTTTCAGGTGAATTGCGTAGAGGTTACGACTGGGTTCAACAAAAAATTAAAGAAAGAAATAGAAAAAGAATGATAGCTAAACAAGAAAAAGAAAAAATGAAGAAAGAGAAAGAGAGACTAGCTATGAAAAATAAAAATAGAGGCAATATAGCTTAAACATATATAGGAGTATAATGTTATGGACAAAATACAAAAAGCACAAGATTTAGCTGATATGTTATTAGATGAAATGGAAATTAAACAGGTTGGTGGTGATAAAGGTGCATTAAAAGATGAACCAGAATCTATTAAAAAATCTGAAGATGATTTAGAAGATTATGTAGAGATGAAAGAATCTGATGAACTTTTAGAAGATGAAGTGGTTGAAGAAGGTTTATTTAAAAATAAAAATAATCCTGCTCGAAAAAATTCTTTTAATGATTTATATAAAAAAGGTATGAAGAGATTAAAAGATGGTCCTCCTAAAAAGAAAGTAAAAGAAGAGGCTCAAATTTCGAGTATGGTTGATAATCTAGCAACATATTTGGGCGAAGCTTCTTTAGGTGCTAAAATACAACGTGGTATAGCAAGAAATGATAAGAATTATGAAGAGGGAAACGATATGGATCCCACTGCTAAAGCTAATGCTAAAAAACGAAAAGAAGAAAAAACAGTAAAAGAAGGTATTTTACCATATAAAAAAGTATCAAGAGATATAGAACAGATTAAAGATCATGAATTAGGTAGAAGAGGTTTTGAGAATTCTTATGGTGGTAATACAAAATCAAAATGGGGTCCACAAAATAAAAAACGAGAATACATGACTAAAAAAATGAATGATTATAAAAAAAAGATGATTGATAAACCTATGGATTCTTTTAAAAAGAAACATAATATAAAAGAAGCTGATCAAGTAGCTACTGCTCAACAAAAAAATACTCTTTTTGATAAACTTGAAAGAGTGGTTAAAGATTCTGGTAAATTGAAACCTACTATCACTACCGAACCTACCACAGAAGGATCTTTAAAAAATATTCAAGATTGGGGTAAAAAGATAATGATGGGAAAGAGAAAGAAAGGTTTAAAAATTACTCAAAAAAGAGATAAGGCATTAAAGGATACAGCAGAGGGTTAATTAATAATTTAATGAGGTGAATCCGTGAAAGAGTTTAACTTTGAAAAGCAGAAAATTAATAGCAAACACGTTTCAGATTTGGATTTAAAAAAACTAGGTTTGTCTGTTGAATTTACTAAACCAGTAGATTCAATAGACGAACTTAGAAATAATAAATTTAATATTGTTATATGTGAATGTGTTTCTAATGCGCCATTTACTCAAAATAAATTTAAAAAACAAATTTTAAAGAAGAAACAAAAATATGTTATGAGTAGTAATATCTATCAACAACTTTGGTATGATATTTATAGAAAGAAAAAAATTCTAAAACCTGCTGGTCCAAAATTTAATAATTTATATAGACCTTATATTGGACAAAACCTTGATAATAAAACTCTTCTTGTTTCTCGTACCGGTGGTATAGGAGACCTTCTGTTCATTCAACCCAATCTAATATATCTAAAAGAAAAATACCCAACCTGTAAAATAAAATTTGCCTGTGGTCCGCAATATCAAGATATGGTTAAGTATTGGGATTGTGTTGATGTTCTTTTAGATTTACCTCATACACTTAATCATTTTTTACAAGCAGATTACCATGCTTATTTTGAAGGTGTTGTAGAAAGATGTAACGAATCTCATTCAGTAAATGTTTATAATCTATTTAGTAGATGGTTAGGACTTGATCTACCAGATGATAAACTTATACCAATACAACATCCAGATAATTTAAAAATGGCTATTTGCGATAGATTTCTAAGTGATCATAATATTGAAAAAAATAGAATGTTATTATTTCAAATGAGAGCATCGTCTCCTATTAGAACTCCACGCCCTGGTATTTGGAAAGATTTAATGTTAAAGTTAGTTGATAAAGGATATCAAATTGTTATAACTGACGATCCTTTATTTTCAAAAAACATTGAATTATTTAGAAGTCTTGTTAAATCAGATCAAGTATTTAACTTCTCAACTTTTTCACAATCTCTTGATTTTACAATTGCTATGGCCGCATTATCTAAATGTTGTGTATCAACCGATTCATCATTAATACATATAGCGGCTAGTTTAGGAGTACCAGCTTTTGGTATATACGGACCATTTCCTGGTGAAATTAGATTGACCACATATAACAAAGTAGATTGGATCAACGCTAAAAGTGAATGCACCCCTTGTTTTCAACATGGTTCAAATCCTTGTAAAAACTCCATTAATGGACATTCAAAATGTTATGATAATATAGACCTAGATGAATGTGTAACTAAAATAGAGAGGTTAATATCATGAGAAGAAGTGTTTACGAATTAACACCAAAAGAATTTAAAGAACATGTTAAAAATTCTTTAGCGTGTGAAGGTTATACCAATAAAAATGAAATGTTAGTAAGAGCTGTTGAAATAATTGAAGAAAAATCCAGACTTATTGAGGTATTAATAAATGATAAAAATAGCAATAACTGTAAGAAATAGATTAGGTATAACCAAAAAATGTATAGAAGCTCTATTACGACATTCAACTATACCACATCAAATTTATATATATGATAATTTAACAGATTATAAACTAGAAAATCATTTTGCTTTCTATCATGAATTATTAAAAAAGAAATTAATCCATCAAGTAACATTTAATACAAATGAGTCTTGTTATGGTGCATTTTCTAAAGCTATATCATTAAATCAATTTGGGTTAAATCATGAGAATGATCCTGAAAAAGATAAATGCGAAATGTTAGTTACTCTTGATAATGATGTAATTGTAATGCCTGGATGGGATAAAATTTTAAGAGATTCATTTATACATATAAACCAATATAAAATTAAAAATATTTATGTTATAGGACAATATTTAGGTGGTGCTATAAAATATGGACAATGGTTAGATAAAGATATAGCTGGTTATAAAGCTTATCATGGAAAATTAGGTGGTAGTTGTTTATGGGCTTCTAAAACTGATTTTTATGATAAAGTTGGTTTTTTGGATCCAAAACCTTTAGTTGGTTTTAATAAAAAACATGATCAACATTATTGGACCCAAATGGAAACAATAACAAATGGTGGTCCATATATTTTAGGATTAGATGCTCCTTTATTTTTATATGGTGGACATATTGCAGGTAGTGTTTGTAATGTAATTGGATTTGGTAATAATGATGCTAAATTAAAGAAAATTCAATATAGAGAAAACGATGAAAAAATTAAATCTAAATCATTTTCAGAATTTTATGAAATACTTTATAAAGAATATGAACAAACCTTAAAAGATAAAGTAATTAAAAAAATGAGAGGTGGTATATGAGTGCTATGATTAATTTTTTATTGGAAGCTAATTTATCACCGGATGATAAAAAACTTCAAAGAGTTCTTATGATGATGGCTGATACTTTTGACAAGGAGCCATTAAATAGAGATCTTAAAAGAGTTACAAATGACCAATTAAGAAAGGTTTATAAAGAAAATAATCTTAAAAAAGTAAATCATTTAGATTTAGTTGATAAACTACATATTGATAAAAATAAAGCATTGATAATAGGTAGTAGTGTATTAGTTGTTTGCGATGTTGTTAAAGAAAATGATGATATTGATTTAGTTGTTACTCAACCAGTTTTTAATAAAGCAGCTAAAAATATAAATACAATAAAAACATATAAACGAGAATATAATAAAGTATTTTATCAAACACCACATCAAGAATTAGAATTAGCAGTAAATTTTCAAATTTTAAATACTACAACTGAAAAACTTATAGACCGAGCTGTTAATATTAAAGGTTATAATTTTATGAGTTTGAGAGATACTTATAGAATGTATAGGATATTAGATAGACCTAAAGATGTTGAAAAACTTAGAAAACTTAAGAAGATATTTTCACAAGGACATTTGTAATAAAAAGGGTGAATAATGAAAGAAGATGCTATACTTACGTTTCATGTTGGTGAATTTGGTTGGGAACTCCTTCGCTTCTGTCCACATGTATTATGGAATTATAGAATAAAATATAAAAGAAAAGTCAAACTAATAGTTTGTAGTAGACAAGAAAGATATGATTTATATGGAAAAGATGTAGACGTCTTTCATCCATTTACATTGGATGAGCCTGGTATGAAACAAGATTGTTTTAAATTAACTGGTTTTAGAGATCAAGATTACTATGATTATTTAAATACAATAGTTCAATTATATTCTAAAAAATATAATATAATTGATAAAATATATCCAAGCATTGAAAATAGAAAATATACTCAAAGAACTCAATTACCTATGAATCAAATGGATTATAATTTTAATGTAAGAGAAAGTAATAAAGATATATACAAGTTTATGTATAAAAATGATAAACCTTCAATTGTTATAGCTCCGAGATATAGAGAAGGTGTTAAGAGAAATTGGCCACATTGGAAAGAATTTTATGATTTAATAGAACCATATAAAAAATATTTTAATTTTATAATATGTGGCAAAGAACCTGATGTAATATTGGATGATAGATATTATAAAGCAACATATGCTAATCCAGATTGGGATCATGAAGAAGAGTGGAGTTTAGTTGGGGTTATAATAGAAATAATAAAAAATTCTGTTTTGACGATTGGTTCACAATCAGGAATTCCTAACCTTTCAAATCTTTTAGGAACTCCTACCTTACAGTGGGGACATGAAAGACATGAACATTCTAAAACTTATAATGTCAAAAATACGGAAACTATTTATATTGATGATCCTCTATATAACATTGATCCACATAAAATTATCAAAGAAATGACTAAATTTTTAAAAGGAAAAGGACTAGTATGAGAATTTTTATAGATATGGATAATACCATATGTAATTATATGAAAAAAAGAGAACAAGTGATACAAGCGTTACCATCTATTAAATATCCTCAATCATTACCTAAATTTTTTGAAGATATGGAACCAATGAATGATGCTATAGAAGTAGTTAATTGGTTAAGAAAAATTCATGATGTATATATTTTATCAGCTCCATCTGGAAAGAATGTACTTTCTTATACAGAGAAAAGAGTTTGGGTTGAAAAATATTTTGATTATGATTTAGCAGAGAGATTAATATTATCTAATTATAAAGATTTTTTGAAAGGTGATGTTTTAATTGATGATCACAAAGACGGAAAGGGTCAGGATAGGTTTGAAGGTGAGCTTATTTTATACGGCGGATTAAAGTACCCAACATGGATGAAAATTAAACAAAAATTTGAAAAAGGGGTAACAAAATGAGCAACAACCAATTTTTAAAAGATTACGGGCAAAGAGTTGAAGATATGAATTATACATTGCAAGAATGTATCATGTCAGGTTTTACTGATGGTAAATTAAATTTAGAAGAAGTTATGGAACTCTTTAGAGGGACTATTGCTGAGATTAAACAACTACAAGAAAAAGTAAATGCTTTATCAGAAGCTTTGAGGAATAATAATGAAAAATAAAAGTTTGACATTAAAAGTTAAATCTGAAGATGTTGAAATTATTAGAGAAGAAGACAGTGTTACAATCCATATAAAAAATGATGTTGCTTTAAATATAATTATGGATGGTGGTGGGATGATTCATTCAAAAGATGATTTTTTTATTGCAGCAGAAGGTGAGTTAGGTTTAATGTCCTTTGGCAAACCCTTAACTATTGATTCAGTTGATAGTGTAATCCATCAAAATTATAGAGAATCAAAATTGTTAAAAGACTTACCTGAATCAATTGAATTTAGAAAAAGATGTGACGAAGAAAATCAAAAATGTATCACATTTGCAGTTGATCAAGAAGGATTTAATAGACTATTAAAAGACAGAGTTACTATACTAGAACAACAAATGAGTAAACTTTTAGGAGAATAATATAATGCCAGGAGTAGCAAGAAAAGATGATGTTTGTACTGGGCATGGGTGTTATCCATCAAGACCAAATACTAGTTGGTCATCTGACACTTTTGTAAATGGGCGAAATGTTCACAGAAAAGGCGACTCTTGGGCTGCACATTGTTGAGGTATTCCATGCCATGGAGGTTCCCTGGCTAGCGGCTCAAGCACACATTTTACAAATGGTAAACAAACCGGAAGATGTGGTGATCCTGTTAGTTGTGGTTCCTCCGTTGCCTCATGCTCTGGAAATACAATAGTAGGTGGATAAATGGATATCATATTTAATTGTTTGGATAGTGGATTAGGTAATAATGGTGGATCAAGGACAATTGTTCGATCAGCTAACACTTTATATAAAATGGGTCATAATGTTTGTATATTAAATCCAGAACCAAAACGTGTAAGAATGGGAGAATATATATCTTCATCTTATACATGGGACAAAATAGAAGTTCCAGTTTTACATAATATTAATGATGTTAATGTTAATGATGTTATTATAGCGACGGCATTTTCTACTGTTAAATCTACAATGGAAGCTCCAGAAAAATTTGGAAAAAAAGTTCATTGGATAAGAGGTTGGGAAACATGGTCTCACTCTGAAAATTGGATTAAAGAAAATGTTTTGAATCAACCAACATTAAAAATAGTTAATTCTATTTGTATGAAAGATAAATTAAAAGAACATGGTGTAGACTCTCATATTATTAGACCTGGTTATGATTTCCATGAATTTTATCCTTTAAACGTAAGACAAAATAATAAAGTATTAACTATTGGTTGTTTATATTCAAAAGGAACTAAACGAGAATCTAAAAGAGTTGATTGGATTTTTAGAGCTGTTAAAGAAATTAAAAAAAAGATGAAAGTACGTTTAATCATGTATGGTTCAGAAGGTAAACCATCTGTAAATGATCCATTTGATGTATTTAGACCATCTCCATCCAAACAAGCAAAAAATAATATATATAATCATTGTGATATTTGGTTAGCTCCTACATGCAATGATTCTTTACATATGCCCCCTGCTGAAGCAATGCAAGCAGAATGTTGTGTAGTTGGTACTGATGCTCCAATGAATGGAATGAAAGATTATTTAATTAATGCAGAAACTGGAATTGAATCATTTAATACATATGAATCATTTAGAGATTGTATTATTTATTGTTTATTAGTTGGTGAAGAAACAAGAATTAAATTTGGAAAAGCAGGTAGAAAAAAGATATTATCCTTAGGTACACGTGAATATAATATGAACATATTAATAAACTATATAGAGGATAATATGTCATGATTAATAAAAACCTATTAATAGAAAAAACATTTGCATGGGATGAAACCATTGAAAACCCAAAGGGTGAAGAATTGGTTATTCTTTGTCATGGATGGAAAAGCGGTGCAGCTAAATTAAAAGAATTAGCATTATTTTTCAGAAGATATAGATATGCTGTATATAGATTAAATCTTTCAACTACATTTGGTGCCGTTTCTACAATAATGAAACAATCTAAAAACCAATTAGAAAAAATAGATTTTGGCTCTGAATATAAAAAAGTATATTTAGTGGGTCATTCTTTTGGAGGAATTATATCTAAAATTTTATTAAATACCTATATGTTTCCTAATTGTGATAGATTTGTTACTATAGGAACTCCTTGGGATAGTACTCCAACTGCAAGAAAAATTGAAGCTAATATAAAATTTGGGGATGACCCGGCTCTTCTTGGTAATGGTTTAAAATTATTAAAAATAGCTAAAGCTTCTAAAATGAAAAATACTAAAATAAGAGTTGGATTAATAGGCGGAAATAAACCTTATAATGAAAAACAAGATATTGGTGAAGACTTTGATGGAACAGTTCCAACTGCTTCTGCATTGGCATTAACCGAAAAAGTTTCTGATAGAAAAACATTTCATTTAAATCATACTGAATTGGTTAATGATACTGCAGTTGCTAATTCTGTGCTTAAATTTTTTAAATCAGGAAAATTTTAAAAAGGTTAATGATGGTAAAAAAAATATCTTTTATAAAACTTATTAGATTATGGGGTATTATTTTTATAAGTTCACTTGTTGGTATTATTATTAGTATTGACATTATTATTACCTATAATGATTTTAATATTCGTATGGATACATTACGTACAAATTATATTAAACAACAAAAAAAAGATGTTAAACGTGAAGTTAATCGAGTTGTTGAGATGATTAGTTGTGAAAGAATGCAAGATAAAAATGATGAACATACAAAAAGAAGATGGTTAGAAAGAATTAATTATATACGTTTCGGAAAAAATGATAATGGATATTTATTCGCAGGATCGTGGGATGGAATTAGTCTTGCCCATGGAGATATACCCGAACTAATTGGTAAAGATATTTTAGATTTTACTGACAGTAAAGGCAATAAAACATCACAACTACTAATAGCTACTTCAAAAATTGAAGGTGGAGGATTTGTTCCTTTTTGGTGGATAAAACCAGATACAGGAATAGAAAGTTCTAAGATTACATATGTTGAAGGAATACCAGACTGGGAAATGCTTATTGCTGCAGGAATTTATGATGATGATATAGAGCATGATATAACAATTTTACATAATACATTAAATGAACAAATGATATCAAAAATTGGTGTTTTAATTATATTTATTATAATTACATTTTGTGTATTTATATTTCTATTTAATTTTTTAAGTGGTAAACTAAAAAAAGATTTTAATTTATTTATTTCATTTTTTAAAAATGCAGCTTTATCTGATAAAAAAATTGATAATAAATTTATTAACTATATAGAGCTTGAACAAGTATCAGAATATATAAATCAGATGATACAAGATAAATCAGATGTTCAACAAACTATATCAGACGAAAGATTGAAAACTGAAAGACGTTTAGAACAATCAAGAAAAATGGAATCAATTGGAACATTAACGTCTGGTATTGCTCATGATTTTAATAATATTCTTTTTATAATAAAAGGTAATATTGAATTATTGATGATGACTGATAAAAATGAAAAGTTTGATATAATAATAAAAGCTAGTAATCGAGCTATAAAATTAATTGAACAAATTACATCATTTAGTAGACATGATGATGTAGAATTAAAAGATGTTAATATAAAACCAATAATAGTAGAAAGTATTAATTTAAGCAAATCATCAATTTCAGAAAATACAAGCATTATAAGTGATATAAAAGATGGAAATTATATAGTTAAAACTGATGAAATAAAAATTGGACAAGTGGTTTTGAATTTAATAACAAATGCCTGTCATGCTGTTGAAGATATTGAAGGTAAAATTTTAATTAGTTTGAAAAATATAAATATTCATAATGGTGATTTAATTAAGAAAAATTTACCAAAAGGAGACTACGCTCAATTAAAAATTACTGATAATGGGTGTGGGATTGATCCCGAAAATTTAGATAAAATATTTGATCCTTACTTTACTACAAAAGATATATCTAAAGGTACTGGATTAGGATTATCTATTGTATATGGAATTATTAAAGAATCTAAAGGTTTTATTAATGTACAAAGTGAATTGAATATTGGAACTACTTTTGATATTTTTATCCCACTTGTTTAAAAATAAATAGGAAAATTCTAATGATAAACAAATACCTACAATACATTCAAGAGTCTGTAAAACCAGATGTACTATATCATGCTGCTTCTGAATTAACTAAAACTATTATTCCAAGAAAAAGTAAAATTGGGCATACAGGTAAAATGAAAAAACATTCTTATGTTAATAAGAGTTGGGAGAAAAAAGCTGTATTTTCTGCTACTACCAAATTAATGTGTTATCCATTTGGTTTAGAAAGAATCAATATGATGTGGCCAGGTAATCATACAGAGGAAGAAGTTAATAGTTGGACTAAAGCATGTTATCTTTCTACAGGTAAAAATAATATACTAAAAGTTTATTACTGGAATTATACTCCAATAAAACCATTTTATCTTTATTATGTTGATCCAAAAGATTTTAAGTTAATAAATGATTCACCTGGTGCTGCAGTGGAACAATGGTATTGTACAAAAGAAGTAATCCCTTTAAAAATAGAAAAAATCTACCCTAATCAAATAAAGAAAAGTTGGGAGCGAATTGGTGATAAGGATTGGGAGATTAAAAAACAGAAATATAAAACAAAAGGTTTTTTTAAATGATTGATAAATATCTAGATCATATTCAAGAAGGATATCTAATTAATGAAAGAACTATTTCAATTGATTTAGATAAATTTGAGAGTGGGGAATCTAATAAACTTTTAGTTGTTGGGTTATCCGGTGGTGGTAAATCTACATTATCAAAGTATCTATCTAAAAAATATAATTGCTATCATAATGAATTAGATGACTGTTGTAAAAGTGCTTTAACTCCAGAAGAATACCAAGACTTTATTATGCTTAATTCAAGAACAGCAAATAATAAAACAATTAGAATATATAAATCTAAGAAGAGAAAAGGAAAACATCAAGATATGTCTACAGTAACTGACTTGATTAAACGAGGGTTGATATTAAACTTTAAAAATTTACAGAAAGACGTAAACACATTCAAGAAACTTAGAAAGAAACATGGTGGTAATATTCAAACATTTGACGTACCTATGTTAAAGGGAGTTTGATATTATGAAACTATACAAACATGAAAATTATAAAGATTATATAAAATGTCAAGAGGATAAAAATAAAAGAAAAATAACTCTTGTTTGGATTAAACCTCATGAAATAAAATTGATTGCAAATAAAATAAAAAAATATATTCCAAATGCTTCTTTTGGAATTTGTCATGGTGTTAGAAATGGTTGGGAAGTTAAACAATTAAGAAGTTTATTAAATATTGATGTAATAGGTACAGATATCGCTACATCTGCAACTAATTTTGATTATACAATTCAATGGGATTTTCATAATATAAAAAATGAATGGGAAAATAATATAGATTTTATATATAGTAATTCTTTTGATCATTCATATGATCCTGAAATGTGTTTGGATAGATGGATGAAATGTATAAAAAAAAGAAAAGGTGTTTGTTTTATTCATTGGATGTCTACTAATGCTGATAAAATAGATTCTGCTGATTGCTTTGCTGCTACATTAGAAGAATATAGAAAAATGATTAATAAAAAATATCAGGTGGTTGAAGAATTTGGAAATAATGGTAGAATTGTTTTTGTAATAAAACATAAAGGAAAATAATCTTTTAATGAGGAACATATTAAATAAATGGACCTTCACTATTTATGGTAGACTTGAAGCTGGATAAAAGATAAGGAGAACTACATGTACACAATGCGCGCTGCTGATCCTGATATAAATAGATTTACAGAGTTACCAAACAAAGAAGAAGCGAAAATGATTATTCTGGAACAATTTAATATTAATCAAACAGAATTATTATTTTGGTTGGATAACAATACAAAAGTAAAACACGTATTAAAAGAAGATGATTACTATTATATATTTTTTAAAAGTGAAACTGAATATACAAAACTAAGTGAATATTTAGAAGCCAAAGTTTTTATAGCTGCATAAGATAGATATAAAAAGTAAGCAGATAGATTTTCTGGAATCGTATCCATTTATTAATATATATAATAATAAATTTTAAAATGAAAAAGGTAAATTATGTCTGCACCTAAAAATCCTGATACAATAATTATAAAAAATGAGGCTTATCCGCAAGGATTAACTCAGGGACAGGTTTGGAAATATTATCAAGACCATAAAGGTTTTATTTTAAATAATGTAAAAAATAGAGATTTAATGTTTGCTGTTATGGTTGATCTCAATAAATCAATTATGAAAAGACATTTATCAAAACCAAATGGTATACAATTAAATAATAGTAACTATGACATAGTTTTGTCAGGAAGAACTGTAACTATATATCCATCAATGAAAGCATATGAAGATTTTTGTGTTATTGATATAGATAGTGATAATTGGCAAAAAGCTATAGAAGTTACAACCTATATTTATAATATTATGAAAGAAGCTAATTTTGTAATGAATTTAAAAATTCTATATACAGGGAAGACTTCTTTTCATATTCATTGTTATCTACGAAATAAATATCCTATTAATAAACTCAAGATGATCATTTTAGATCATATCCAAAGAAATCAAAATTCTACATTTACAATTCAACATAAAAGAACATCTACGAAACCTAATATAGATTTATCGCCAATGAAATATAAAGGAACCTATATAGCGGAAGGATCTTTGTCTATATGGGGATTAAAATGTATAACAGTGAACATAAATGATTTAAGGAATTTTAAACAATGGAAAGCAACAATATGAAAATGTGGTTATTTAGATCAAATTTGCGATCATTAGAAAGTTATCATTCAATAAAAGATATAGAAACCTTTAAAGAAGAATGTCATGATTTTTACATATTACAATTAATATGGTTTCTTGAAAATGATTATATTGATGAAGCAATTGTGTGGAGACTAAGACCAAAAGATGAACATAAAACCATAAAGAATATTCATTGGAAAGTTAATGATAAATGGTTCAGTCAAGTTTGGGTTGACGACTTTTCAGAAGCTATAGAACAAAATACCTTATCAACAGACATCTCACTTTTCAGAGGTGGTTTCCCAGAATATGATAAATTAACACATCATAGAAATAAAAGAAAACTAGGTATTAGATTATATCTTGGAGCTGGACAAAGAGTATACCCTAAATATGGAGGTCAGTATGACAAATTTTTATTTGAAGAAGAAGTTACCTTTGGGAAAAATACGGTGCCTTTCTATAAAACTGCGTCGCCTAATATTTTTCATTCAATTCCATCAGCGGAAGATCCTTTATATGACATTTGTTATATCTCCAATTTTAGCCAATTAAGTTATAAAGGTCAAGAGAAATTTATACAACAGGTAGGAAATTCAAAATATTTACAATCACTTCGCATAGTTCATATTGGAAATAAACCAGAAATTGGAATTTCATTATGTCTTCAATATAATGTAGATAATATAATATTTAAAGGTTGGGTAGATAGAAATGAATCCAATCGTATAATCAATTTATGTAAATTTGGTTTAGTATATTCAAATAAAACTGATGGTTGTCCAAGAGTTATATCAGAAATTTTAACAACAGGTACCCCACTATTTATAAGTGACCAAACCAGAGCTTTAAATTACTATAGATGCCCAGGTGTTACATCCTTTAATGATGCTGATTTTGAAAGAACCGTTAATGTATGTATGAATGCATATTCTGGAATAAAAGAACAAATGATGAAAAGTAAACGTAGATTTACTATGGATTTGATTTGTAGAAGAAATTGGGAACAATGGAATAAATGAGAAAGTATTTTTAATAATTGGAACATATTATTAAATAAAATGAATTTTAAAAGGGGAATAGTATATGTATGATTTAGTGATATTGTATAGTGGCGGCGCAGATTCAAGAATAATGTTAGAACTTTGTAGAGAACTTGATCTTAAACCTTATTGTATTATGATTGATTATGGGCAACTTAATAAAGAAGAATTAAAATTTGCAACTAGTCATCTTGAAAAAGCATTGATTGATCACCATACTGTTTGGATTAAAGGATTGAATGTTGATAGTGGTTTAACAGGAAATGGAATCCCTGATTTTAGTGGAGATGTTCATACAATGCATGTCCCTGGAAGAAATACAATGTTTCTTAGTATAGCATATAGTATTGCTGAAAGTAAAGGTATTGATACAATTTGGTTGGGAAGTGATTGGGATGATAGATTAAATTTATTTCCTGATTGTTATCAAGAATATATTGTTGCAATGAATGAGGCATTTAAATATGCAGGTCCAAAACCAATTAAAATAGAAGCACCTCTATCAGGTCTTTCAAAAGTAAATATTATTAAGATGCTTAAAAGTAGAGGAATTGAGGAGCATGAAATCTTTTCTGGATATGGAGATTTGTAATGGAGTTTATAAATAATTATTTTTGGATTGCAGTTATATTTATACTGGTATGGTTTAAAATAGATTGTAGAAAATATAATAGGTTTGTGGTTGATAAATTTGAAGTGTTTATGTATTATATTTTTAGTTATTTTACTGTTTTACATTTTATGACTAATGGAATATTTAGGGGTTGAAAATGAAATTAAAATGTATTATTAATTTATTTGGTGGACCAGGTGTCGGTAAAAGTACTGTTGCTGCAGAATTATTTGCAGTGATGAAAAAAGTAAATTATAATGTAGAATTTGTTACTGAATATGCTAAAGAATTGACTTACGAAGGAAGGTATAATATTCTAGAACAGGATCAATTATATGTCTTTGCAAAACAACATAGAAAAATAATGAGATTAAGAGACAAAGTTGAATATATTATAACTGATAGTCCTTTATTATTATCCGCAGTATATTCAGAATTAAATCCTTATAATGTTTTTGATCATGATTTATTTATAAACTTAGTATATAATATAAATGATAAATATAATAACTTAAATATTCTTTTAGAAAGAAATATGAATTTTAATTATAAACAAGAGGGTAGATATCAAGATGAAGCAGGAGCTTTATTTGTAGATAATGCTATAAGAAAAACTATTGAAAAACAAAAAATAGATATAACGCCTATAATTTCAGATCATTGTACAATAGAAAAAATTATAGCCCTTCAAAAAGGAAAAATGAAAAATGAAATGGGATGAATATTATTTAGGAATATGTGATGCAGTATCGAAAAAATCTAAATGTCATTCAAGACAAATTGGAGCAATATTAGTTAAAGATAAAATTGTTATATCAACCGGATATAATGGACCAGCAAGAGATGTTCCAGAATGTAGACTAAGATTATATAGAGATAAGAATATTGAGAAAGAATTAGAGAAAAGAGAAATAACCGATTCTCAGATAAAAGCTGCATATGATGCTAAAATGTGTCCAAGAAAAGTTATGGGATTTCCTTCTGGTGAAGGACTTGAATGGTGTAATGCTGTTCACTCTGAAAAAAATTGTTTGTTGGCTGCAGCGAGAATGGGTATATCTACTAAAGGTGCAATTCTTTATATGAATGCTGAAGTATCACCATGTACTCAATGTTATTCAGCTTGTATTAATGCTGGTATTAAAGAAATTGTATTGATTAAAAATAATATATATGATCCTTCTCTTGAATTTTGTATTGAATATGCAAAACTGCCAATAAGGGAATTTGATATATGAAAAATATTTGTGTTATTGGTAATGGTTATGTTGGTGCGGCAATGGTTGAATTGTTAAAAGATAAACATATAGTTAAAATTAAAGAAATAGATGATGATTACAGAAATGTTAATGAATCAAATTTAGCTATTATATGTGTACCAACTGAAATGAGAGAAGATGGAACATGTGATACTTCTATAGTTGAAAAAGTTATTGAAGAATCTAATGCTCCTTATTACTTAATTAAATCAACTGTAACGCCAGGTACCACTTTAGAATTATCTTACAAATATAAAAAGAAAATAGTATTTTCACCCGAGTATATTGGAGAAGGAAATTACCCAACCCCTCATTGGGATGGGATTCCACATGCAACAAATATAAAACTACATGAATTTCAAATATTTGGTGGCCAAAGAGATCACTGTGGTTTTATGATTGATATTTTTATGCCAATTCTTGGACCTTATTGCAAATTTATTCAAACAGATTCAACTTCTGCTGAATTAGTTAAATATATGGAGAATACTTATCTTGCAACTAAAGTAGTTTTTAGTCATGAGTTCGCTCGTATATCAAAACTTTTTGGAAGAGATTATAATGAAATAAGAGAACTATTTCTTTTGGATAAAAGATGTGAGAGAGGATCTACTGCTATATTTAATGGTAAATTGGGTTTTGGTGGAAAGTGTTTACCTAAAGATATTGCAGGAATATATGCTGCTGCAAAGGAAAGAGGTTTTGATTCTAAATTTCTGAAGCAAGTTATTGATACTAATAAGGAACTAAAAAATGAAACAAAGAAAGATAGGTGAAGAGTTAGAGAAAAATCAAATTAAAGGAGAAGCTATAAGATATGATTATGGTAAACTTCGTTGGGATTTGATGCCAGATGATGCACTTGAAAAAATTGTTGAAATATATACTCATGGAGCAATTAAATATAATGATGAAAATTGGCGTGATGGGTTTTCATGGAAGCGTTGTATTGGTTCTCTAAAAAGACATTTAAAAGCATTCACTACCGGAGAAGATATTGATGAAGATAGTGGAGCATTACATTTAAGTCAAGTAGCATGGAACGCAATAACTCTCTTATGGTTTCAAATACATGGTAAAGGAACTGATGATAGAGTTATAACATTTGATCATCCAGAGTTAATGATTCAATGTAAAGAAGATATACAAAAACAGATTGATATGTTTTGGGAAATTTGTGAAAAAAAGATGAAGGAGAAAGAGAATGGCAAAAGTATATCTAGCAGGTAGTATTTGGGAAACTGATTATCGTGAATATGTCCATAAAAATTATAAAGATAAATTAACAATTTTAGATCCATTAATTGAAAATGGAGTTACTGTAAATATTATAACTAAAACAGTTGATAGGACAAGAGAAAATTTTGAAATTGTTGAATTAGATAAAGAGATGATTAGAAAATCTGATATCTTTGTTGCTTTTATAAGACAATGGACGGCAGGAACTTTAATGGAAATAATGTATGCATATGAAAATCATAAACCTGTATACATAATAACCGACCCGGACGCAGTATTGCATTTAGACATTTGGTTATCATATCATTACACAAGAAACTTTTTCAATATTGAAACTTGCTTTGATCATATATTAAAACAAGTTGAATGTAAAGATCAACAAGAAACATTAAACAAAATATAATAACCATTCTATATATATTAATATACATATGAAGTATCAATTATTATATTAATTTTATAGGAGATTTTATTATGACAGACTTTGGTGATGCAATTAGAGAGAATATTATTTACACAAGATTTGGTAAAAAATATCTAAAATGTAAAAGAGATGAAGTTATTAAGGAAGGTGCAATGCAGTCTTGGTGCTTTGGTGAATTGCAACCAATTATGAATACAGATAGTGAAACAATTGGTGATACTCCATCTTCTTTTTCAGACGAAAGAGATTTCTATAACCCATATTAATGAGGTGTTAAGTGGATCATATTGATATTGTACGAAGGTTGTGTGACAACAACTGTAGCACCTATTTGGTAGGTGGTGGGATCAGGGATATGTTACTTGGTAACGATCCTGATGATTTTGATGTTGTCACAGAAGCAACTCCTGATAAGGTGATGGAGTTGTTCAAAGATTGTAATGTAAAACAGGTTGGAAAATCATTTGGAGTTATTTTAGTTGAAGGTTATGAAGTTGCAACCTTTAGATATGATAGATATAAAGATTCTAAATGTATTGTTTCATTTGCAGATAATATTCATGAGGATTTAAAGAGAAGAGATTTAACAGTTAATGCTATGGCATTTTGTGAATTAACTGGAGAATTGATTGATGATCATGGTGGACGAGATGATCTTGATAGAAGGATTATTAAATTTGTTGATGATCCTGATATAAGAATTAAAGAAGATCCTTGTAGGATTCTTAGAGCTTGTAGATTTTTATCTAAAATTGATGGAACATTTGAGTATAATACATTCAAATCATTAAAAAGAAATGTATGGAAATATAAAATTGCCCCTGAAAGAATTAGACTTGAAATTTTAAAAGCAATGAAAAATAAGGAAGCTTCTAAATTTTTTAAAGCTTTAAAATCAATTGGTATGTTGAAACATATTCTACCAAGTCTTGATAAATGTTGGAAACATGAACATGGGATCCATCATAAGGAAGATGTATTTGATCACTGTATGTATTGTGGAGATTCAATTTCTTGTGATGACCCAATTCTTAAATTAACTGGCTATCTTCATGATGTTGGGAAACCAATTTCTTTTAAAGATGGAAAGTTTATTTATCATGAGATAGAAGGTGCTGAGGCATTAGAAAAAGAGTTGAAAGCATTAACATTTACTCTTGATGAAATTAAAAGAATATGTAGTCTGGTTAGATTACATATGAACTCAATTCAAAAAATGACTCCAAAAGCAATTAGAAAGTTGCTTAGAAAATTTGATGAATATGGGGTTATAATTGATGATTTCATGGTATTGAGAAAAGCGGATAGAAGAGCTAACATTGCAAGAGAGGATTTTACACCAGAAGAATGGATTGCAATGGAACAACAACTAAGACAAGAGATTCTTGAAGATAAACCTTTTAACATTCATAGTCTTATATTTAAAGGTAGAGATATCATTGAAGTATTTGATTTATTACCTGGAGCAAGAATTGGTAAGATTCAACATTTGATGATGGATTATATTGTTGAAGAAGGTCAACAATATAATACTTATGAAGATTTAAAGGAATATGTTATTAAAGTTTTAAAAGAAAAATTGGTTTAGTAAAAAAATGTCGTGCTTATATAGGCGACATTTTTTTTGTCAATTTTTTATACAAATGGAACATAATATAAATGAAATGTATATAGGAGAATTAAAAATGAGCATCGTAGATAAACTAACCAGTCGAGGTTTAATCACCCCACCCCCACATCTTAAAACTAATATTCACTTTGAAGTTATGATGGGATCAATTGCTTATGGTTGTAGTAATGATGCATCTGATTGTGATGTTTATGGTTTTAGTATTCCACCAAAAGATATAATCTTTCCTCATATAAATGGTTACATTATTGGGTTTGGTAGACAACCTAAAAAATTCGAGCAGTATCAGCAGCACCACATCAAGGATGAAATCCATAACAAAGAATATGATATTACCATTTATAATATCATTAAATACTTCCAACTTGTAATGCAAAACAATCCTAATATGATTGATTCTTTATTTGTACCAAGAAGATGTATTTTACATTCAACTCAAGTTGGTGAAAGAGTTAGAGAAATGAGAAGATTATTTCTAACTAAAAAAGCATGGCATACATTTAAAGGTTATGCTTATTCTCAATTGAATAAATGTAAGAATAAAAGTATTCAACAATATATTGAATTATGTAAAAGAATGGAAATTGATTTTCATATCTCTATGGAAGATTTTGATACTTATAATGAGGAAAATTATGTATCAACAGTCAATAGAGAATTATTTAAAGCATTATATTCTAAAGTTCATCAATCAGGTAAAATAACTAAACGATTAGACGTTATTGATAAATTTGGTTATGATGTTAAATTTGCTTATCATATTGTAAGACTTTTAAATGAAGTTGAGCAAATTCTGGTTGAACAAGATTTAGACCTAGAACGAAATAGAGAACAATTAAAATCTATTAGACGTGGTGATTGGACTCTTCCAGAAATTGAAAATTACTTTGCTGAAAAAGAATTATCATTAGAAAAGTTATATACTTCAAGTACTCTTAGACATTCACCAGATGAAGAAGGTATTAAAAAACTTCTAATGGAATGTTTAGAGATGCATTATGGTAGTTTAGATGCATGTGTTGTACAACCAGATAAAGCTATTGAGGCTTTAAAATTGATTGAAGAAATTTCTGGAGGTATATTAAGAAAGAAAAATGAGTTCCTAATTACAGGAAAGGTTTATTAAGGAGTTTAAAATGAAAGAAATAACTTTAAAATTTGAAACAGAAGAATTGTATAATGATTTTATAGGTTGGTTTTGTGATGGTGGTGGAGAAGATAATTTTTATTCTACAATAGAATATACTGATAGAACACCATTTATTACACATACAACTTTTGAAAATAGTAAAGTTAAATCAATTAATTTTAAAGAATGTAATAAAGAATAAGAAGTTATTATTATCATAAAGAACATATTTAAAAGGTGAATTATGAATAAGTATGACGGACATAGGCAAGATAAAACAGCTAATACTATAGATGAGATTGCTAACAAATTGAAAACAGTGGAGGATGAAATGGATAAAGAAATTACAGGCGGAAATGAACAGGCGGTTAAAGTAACACCAATGGAAATTGCTAAATCACTATTGGTCAAAAGAACTTTGAAGGGTGGGCGAATGGGAATTGATGATGATCTTTGCAACACAAATCTAATTTCAAAGGATTATAGTCCAATGTTTATTAGAAAATTTAATGCGAAGGCCCTACATAATTGGCCTCTATATGTATCAATGATTTGTGATGAAGATGTTAGTGATATTGATTCAGTTGTTAATGGTGCTTTGAAAGCTGCTGATGAAGCTGGACTTTTGGGTAATAATCTTCAGAATATGAGAAATTTGACAGGGATTATTTCTGAGACTCTATCAACATATTATAACAATAAAAAAGAAAATTGTGTTGAGGGAATTGCTGTAACATTATATATAGACAAAGCTTATATTCAAAGTCTTTCTGGAGACTTTATGAACCATGCCCAGTGTCGCAGTGAATATACTCAGGCATTGATGATGATGACACAGATTTAAAATGAAAATTATAGAAGTAAAGTGTTGTGGGGGCTGTCCATATCTATCACCTTATGATTGGCAGTTACCCACAAAATGCACACTTTTTGATTTTATAATTAAAGATGAATCAATTGTTCATCCTAATTGTAAATTGAAAGATAAGGAAGAATAATTATGGTAGCTAAAGCTCAAGTATATATGTGTCAATATTGCATGTCTTTATTTTTAGAAGAAGAAGATGCAATTAAATGTGAAGAGATTCATGCTTCTTATACAAATCTTGAAGTAGCTGATAGTAGACAGTTTGATGATATACATAATGAATATGGAGAACAAAGGTTCCCTAAACATATACTACTATCTGATAAAAGATATAGTGGAGTTTTAGCAGAATACCATCGGGGGTCAGTTGCTTCTATGGAGGATTTTTATGAACATGAACCTTGGTCTGATGAATCCAATAAAAAAGTTGATGACCGTATGGCGATTAAAACGACTAACGAAGAATAATAAAACTTTATTAACAGAAGGATCTACTATGGGATTTAAATCTACATCTACTATTTTCTATAGTAGATCCTGCATATATTATGATGAAATAGGGGTTTGTAATAAAAAACCAAGAGATGGTTTATATAGACAGGAATGTAAAGTTCCATGTTCAATTGGTAAGTTTAAAAGACCCCAACCACCACCTCCACCACCACCAAGAAAAATTAATTATTAAAGGAGTTATATATGACAGACAAAGAAATAATTAAAAAAGTTAAAGAATGGTTTGACATGTACCCTCCTGAGTATGGTTCTATAGAAGAGTGGAATATAATTGATAAAATTAATAAGTTAAAATACCCAAAAAGATATTGGATTGCTGAAACCTTAATTCCAAATACTTGGTGGCCAATTACTCGAACTTATAATAAAATTGTTAGTTATATAAGATTTGGTTTCTTTGAAAAATTACATTTAATTGATACTAAATTACCTCATGACTATCAAGAAGTAGATACAAGACTTTTACATGGATCGTTTTCTTTGTTAGTTGATTTTGTTGAAATTGAAAAAGCATGGATGCAAGCAATATTTAGTGAAAATTATAAAAGACCATGGTGGAAATTAGATAGTCGTTTTAGAGATAGAGAATTAGGATTAAAGTATCTTGATTGGGAAATAACTTTAATCAACAGCGAATATTCTGATCTTCAAGGCATTAATGCTAAAATTATTAAAGAATTATATCTATGGTGGGTTGATAGTCGCCCAAATAGAATAGAGCCATATAGTATAATGGAAGATATACCAGAAGATTCAACCGGAAGAAAAGATTGGTTTGGTAAAAAAGATCCTAATAGAACTGAAACTTATAAAATAATTGATAAACTTGAAACAGATTATTTTAATGAAGATACTTTAATGTTGAAAAAATTAGTTTCAATCAGAGCATCATTGTGGACTTAGAATATGAATGTAAACTATGTAAAGGCACAGGGTTATTAAATGGTACAGGATTAGCAAAAACTATAAAACCAGATATCCCACAATTTTTAGTTTATGAATGCTATGGTTGTCAAGGCACAGGAAAAGTTGATTGGATTACAAATGTAGTTGGATTTAATGGAGAGATATATCTTTCACGAAGAGTTATAACAAAAGGAGAATATAATGAACTTGAATCCAGGTGAAATAATTTGTGACGAATGTCTTGGAACAGGGGCGTCACTTGCTTATAATTTATGTCCTAAATGTCAAGGTGTTGGCAAACTTGATTGGATTGAAGCAGTAGTTGGTAAAAAAAATGAATTTATATGGGATAATACAGAAATTATAAAAACTCCACTAACTGCTAAAGAAAGAAGATTAAAAGATTTATGGAATATGGAATTTAAATTAGATGTAAAAAGCATATACAGTGAGGATTTGTTCAATGGAATTAAACCCAGGTGAAATAATTTGTGATCAATGCAATGGTACTGGGAAAGAATATATTGGGGTACCTATACCAAGAGGCGATATTTATAATAATTGTCCTAAATGTCAAGGTGTTGGTAAACTTGATTGGATTGAAGCAGTAGTTGGTAAAAAAACAAAGAATAATATATTCAATGGGGCAACTTGGATGGAACCTAATGGAAATCATCCTTCAAATCCTCAAGTTGGTCAAGCTTATATAAATACAAATAATAATGAGGCCTATGTTTATGATGGTAATACATGGGTACAAGTAGTTTCATCTACAACCCAATTATAGGATTAAAAACTTAAATGGATAATTCTTTATTTATAAATGAAATATGTATAGGATTACTTGGTAAATGTAATTGGAATTGTAAATATTGTATAGCAAAGAATAATATTTCTTTTAATGAGGATGATATAATAGAACAAATAGTTCCTATGAAAGATAAATTAAAAACATTGTGGTTATCTGGTGGTGAACCTGGAATATTATCTGATAATTTTTGGAACAAACTATTTAATTTAACAGAATATAAACTTAAAATTTGTACTAATGGAACATTTATTTTAAATGGATTTGCTGATAAATATGAATCTAAGATTAATGCAATTACGATTCATTGTGTAGAAGAATTAGATCAAGATATTAATCCAATTGTTTTAAATTTTATTAAAACTACTAAAATTAAATTACAAGTCAATGTTGTTATACATAGATATAACGCTCATTTAATAAAATCTTTTTTACAAAAATATAATGATATTAATATTGTATTTAATTTTTCTGATGAAAGCTTTTGCAAAATACCAGATTATAAATATTATATAAATAAAGATGCTGCAATTGAAATAATAAAGCAATTATCTGGTTTTAAACATTATGGTATTTATACAACACGTTTAGCTAAATGTATTATAAAAAATAATTTTAAATATATAAATCCATGGTCAATCAAAAATTAAGTAGTTGATTTCTAAAACATATAGAACATATTATAAATGAATGTATTGTAGGTCAGTAGCTCTAATGGGAGAGCACCAGACTCCAAATCTGGGTGTTGGGGGTTCGAATCCCTTCTGGCCTGCCAAAATTTTATAGTCCATTAGCTTAATCGGGAAAGCACAGTCCTTATAAGACTGAGAGACTGGGATCGTAACCCAGATGGACTACCAAACTAATAAAGCAAAGAGGTGAATTATGAATGATAGAGCGAGAACATCGGGAGTAGAAGTGATACCAAAACAACAATCAATAGCGGAACTTATCAACAGTAATTTAAATGAAATTTTAGATAGAACTGGTGGTATGGTTAATCGTTTGAATGACATGGAGAGATTTATACTTGGGTCCAGACCAGACGATCCATCTGAAACCGAAAAAACTGATCCAGTTCTTAGTTCATGGAAACATAAAGTAATGGCCACTTTAAATAAAATTCAATCAAATATATCCGATCAAGAAGAAGCAATTGAAAATCTAGAGCAATTTCATAAGTAAAAAATAATGGGGTTTGATCTAACGGCTAAGATATCAGGTTTTGATCCTGACAATGACAGTTCAATTCTGTCAACCCCTTCCACATACGAAAGGATACTCATATGACTGAAAACTATGTTGAGGTTCTACCTATTGGAACTATTGTAAAAGTAGGTGGAGAAATAGACGCAGTAATAGCAGCCATTTCAATACGAGGTATAGAATCATCAATTGCATATGAATGTCAATGGGTTAACGATGTAGTTAAAACTCAATGGGTTGATGAAATAATGGTCAAACCAGAAGAAGCTTCGGATAAAATTAAAATAGGATTTAACAAAAAAGGAAAATAAGGAGGTTATCGTGGAGAGAGTAATTTTACTAAACAGCGACTATAGCTTTATCAATACTATTGATTGGAAAAAAGCTATGTGTCTATTAGCAAAAGGTAAAGTTGAAGTATTAAAAGCCACTGATAAAATCCTTAAAAGCTCTGAAAGAACATGGGAAATTTATATTCCTAAAGTTTTGCGTCTTGTTAAATTAGTTAGATCTATTTATCGAACTAAAGTGCCTTATAGTAAAAAGAATATTATTTATAGAGATAAATTCACTTGTCAATATTGTGGTAAGACAGATAAAAAAATGACAATTGATCATGTTCTACCAAGTTCAAGAGGTGGTAAATCATCATTTGAAAATTGTGTAGCTTCATGTAAACCTTGTAACAATATTAAAAATGATAAAACTCCAAGAGAAGCTAAAATGACTTTAAAGAGACAACCTTTTCAACCAACCATTATGGAGTTTATTACTATTAAAATGAAATTACTTGGAATTGATAAAATACTATCAGATATATGGGATGAATAAATTATGAAATTTGAATTGAATTTTTTGCCAGACGTTCCAACTGTGAATGGACGAATTTATGAAATGAAAGATCTAGAAGAAATATTTTCTAAACCTGATATTCCAGTAACATCATTTCCATCTAAAGGTATAGAAGTTAATATGTCAGAAATAATTGGTTATGCAAATCTAACTGAATTATCAGAAGATAAAGTTGAGTTTGAGGTTAGACCTGTTAAACTAGATATGTTAAATGCTATTACAAGTGGAAAATTAACTATTAATGCTTTTGGAGATGTTAAAAGAATTGATGTAAAAGATGAATGTGGGTTAATAACTGAGACTAAAAAAGTCGTTAAAGATCTTACATTATATCATTTATTTGCAGCTCATGAAACTAAGATAGAAGAATAAGGTAGGTATCCGGCTGGATGAGGAGCCACTCTTGAAAAGTGGTATTAGGGTTTGTAGCTCTATTGGCGGGTTCAAGTCCCCCACCTACCTCCACGGAGAAGTTGACAGTAGGGAGTCAGCTACATTGGAAATGTAGTAAGTGTTAATAGCATTTGCGAGTTCGAGTCTCGCCTTCTCCGCCACAAATTAGGGTGGTAGTTAGATAAGAGATATAACAGCGCAGAGGGTACTACGCCTTCAATTGTTAGTCCACCACTCTTTTAACTCATAAATGCATACAGGTGAATTATGACTGATTTTGGAAAAGAGTTTATTGATAGCATTAAAAATCATTTTGATTTAGATAAAAGATATAAAGCATCTACTAATAGACAGAGCATTAGAAGTGGTGGTAAAAGTATTGTTGTAGATGGTGATAATGTTATCATCAATGGGAAACGAATTGGAATTGAAGATGAACATTTTGTTCCTAAGAGAGAACCTAAATTTAAAACAAGAGAAGAATATGATGCTCATGTTAGTGAAGTAAAGCTTGCAGCACAAGAAAAAGTTCTTGAAAATACATTAAAATTAAAAGCTCTTCAAAGTATAACTGTAGAACAATTGAATAAAAAACTTGAAGGGTATGAAATTAATGAATATATAGCTTCTATATTTCAGCAAAAAGTAGCGAACTTTATAGAACGAAGAGCCTATATGATTGTTGATGAAGCTTTAGAGGATCTTGAAGATGATGGTCGTGTTACAAGAGCAATAAGAGATAGTGTTATTATTAAAATTAAAAACGCTTTCAAATAAAAGGAGTTATCTATGTGGTTAATCGGAGTAGCAACAACATATATCGGTATAGGGGTATTACTTGCTTGGATACTTTCTACAGCGGGTGGTGAGAAATTTGTTTTAAATAAAGCAGCATTGCCATTTATTGTAACATGGCCAAAATTAGTTTGGGGAATGATTTTTAAATAATTTAATATGGGGATGAAATGGTATCGCTATAGGTAGGAATTTTATACTGCGCTTCGTGAATGATTGAGTCACGTTAAAATTGATCATGTAAATACAACTGCAGACAATTTCGCAGATGATTACGCACTAGCAATAGCAGCGTAATTCGTTCTAGTTAGTTTATATCTTCGGATTAATATAGGGCGTCGACTTAGAAGATTAGAATTATATTGGTTGGACATAAGATAATTCCATGTGACTTTATAATTTGAAACTACTACAGAAATTTATCCTTCAACAATGTTGTTTTGTCAATTCCACATATAGTGATTTGTTGAAGTATTAAAAATTGACTATAAGCGTAGATGTATTCTTGGAATATACTATATACTCGAGTTCGACTCTCGACATCTCCACCAACTTCAATTTGGTTGATCTCCACTTTTATTTAGAACATATAATAAAAGTGGAGGTATATATGAATCAAATATGTAAACATTGTGATAAATTTATAGAAGGAAAACATTCTGTTTATGCTAATCATGTTAGATGGTGTAAAAAAAATCCTAATAATAAAAAAGAAAATATTAAATTTGGTATTTTAAAAGGGTTAGATAAAAGATTAGGTAAAATAAAAGAATTTAAAGTTAAATGTAATAATTGTAATAAAATTTTTATTGTTAATGAAAGAGAAAAACAATTTCCTAAAAAAGATAAATATTTTTGTAATAGAAGTTGTGCTAACACCAGAAAACATTCAAAGGAAACTAAAGATAAAATAAGAAAATCATGTTCGCCTAAAATTAAAGAATATTGGAATAATCCAGAATATGTTAAAAAACAAATGTCAAAAAATTCTATACTTTTTTCTAAAGGCGAGGTAGTAATTAGAACATATTTTAAATGGAATTTTCCTAATCAAAAATGGACTTTTGGTGGTTGTTTAAAACATAATGATAGTAGACTAGTTAGAGATCTTTATTCTAAAAAATTAAAAGTTTGTATTGAATATGATGGTATATGGCATTTTGAAGATATACATGGTCAATTAAAAGATAAACAAAAAATTGATAAAGCTCTTGAAGATTGGTGTATACAAAATGATTATAGATTGATTAGGATAAAAGAGGATGTTTTTTTAAAAGATGAAGATTTTTGGATCGATAAATTAGTTAAAGAAGTTAAATATGGTGTTGCTAAAATAATTAAATTTTATTGAAAGGTTTAGATTAATGGCTGAGAAAATTAATACATACTATAGAGCTCTATACCATGCTGAGGGGATGAACGGACCAGTATTAACAAAAAGGCAATTAATGAATGAGATAGAAACATCTCTTTTAAATATAAGTAGCACTGAGCCTGAAATTTCATTTAGTGTTAGTAAGATGCAATTAACTGAAAAACAATTCAAGGAAAGATCAGACGACTTAAAAAATTATACTTATGCAGGTGTAGAGAATTAAAATTGTGGGGGAGTGGTGAAATTGGGTAAACACACAGCGCTTAAAACGCTGCGGATGGAAATCCTTGTCAGTTCGAGTCTGATCTCCCCTACCATTTATTTATAGGTGAATATTATGAAAGACATGAATAAGCTAATACAGTTAAGAGAAGCTACACATAAAGATATGATCAAAGGTTTCCAAGAAAGAGCAAAAGACCTTAGAATGTCTTTTGAAAGACCAAAAAGAGAAAATGGTATGTTATGTGATTTTGGGTGTGGTCAACCAGCTACTTATATGATTCATGGTATAAGTTGTTGTAATAAATATGAAAGTCGCTGTCCTGCATATGAAAGATACCAATCAGAAAAAAGACTAGAAATGGTTGGACAAATCCCTCATAGAAAAATGAAGGACACGAAATTTAGTTGTTTTTTGAATTACTTTTTCCATGAGGAATGGTATATACATCAGATTATAAACCTCGTAAAATGGGGGTCTAATCGCGTTATAAGACAACAGGGGTTTAGGGTATTACCTATAAATCAAGAATTAAAACCAATCAAAACTTGGGACAGAATAACCAGTCCTCACTTCATAATTAATGAATCAATGTACATAAGTCAACCAAAAGGTCAATCAATTATAGCAGTACATATTGGAGAATTACCATATGAAACCAATTAGATGTGTAGTTTGTAGAACTGAATTTGATCACGCTGAACTTGATGGGGCACGTGGTTGCCCGGTATGTGGTTATCAAGGACTTACTATGCTAACTAATGGAGATGTAGCTGTAAATATTAATTGGTTTGAACTTAGGTTGATATGTATGTGGGCTGAATCTTTAGCTTTACAAGTCGGTGATTCCCATAGTCTCAATGCTTTTTATTCAGTAGTTAATGAATTAAAGAAACAAATACCAGATTCTGGTAAAATAACAATGTTTGATAAAGCACCTGATCTCACTTGTGATTCAGATTATAATATAGATGATTTAGTAGTTCCGGATGGGACGATATTCAATTGAAGACTAATAATGTTTTAGTGATAGGTGATATAATCCTTGATAAATATATCAAAGGTTCAGTATCCCGCATTTCACCAGAAGCTCCTGTTCCTATTATTAAAATAGATGATGAACATTACTCATTGGGTGGAGCTGCTAACGTAGCTAATAATTTATCCTCGTTAGGATGCAGTGTTAGTATCATTGGTATCATTGGTCTTGATTCCGACGGAAATAAATTAAAACAATTATTTAAAGAAACTAATATTCATTGCTATTTTAATTATAATAAGAATTATAAAACAACATCTAAGACCAGAATAATTGGTAATAATCAACAGGTAGCAAGACTTGATTATAATGATAATAGTAAACCAGAAGAAATTAGTATTTTTACAATAGAGCAAACAATTAAAGATGTAATAGATCCATATGATATTGTTGTTATATCTGATTATGATAAAGGAGTTTGTACGAATAGAATATGTCGAACAATAATTCATTTATGTAATCAAAAAAATATTCCAGTTATCGTTGATCCAAAGGGAACTGATTGGGATAAATATAGAAAAGCATATATGATAACTCCTAATCTAAAAGAAACATCTGAGTTAATTGGTAATGAAATTAAAAATACTAATATACAGATTAATGCTAAATGTAGAAATTTAAATGATCAAGTTAGATCTCAATACTTATTAATAACAAGATCAGATAAAGGAATGTCTTTAGTTGATGAAGCTGGTATTATTCATATACCATCTAAATCTAAAGAAGTCTTTGATGTTACTGGTGCTGGTGATACTGTTATAGCAACTATTGCAGCATTTATTAATAGAATGAAAATAATTGATGTTATTAATTTAGCTAATAAAGCGGCTGGAATAGCAGTATCAAAAACAGGAACATCAACAGTAACACAAGATGAATTGAATAATGATCCTATTAGTAATAAGATAATGACTGTAGATTCTTTAATGAAACATGTTAAATTATGGAAACAAAAAGAAGAGTCTATCGTATTTACTAATGGTTGTTACGATCTATTTCATAAAGGTCATGCTCATTCAATACATAAAGCATCTGAACTTGGTAATCGCTTAATAGTTGCTATTAATTCAGATGAATCAGTTCATAGAATTAAAGGTGATAATAGACCATTAAACAATGAATATGATAGAGCATTTGTTATAGCATCTATTAATAATGTTGATGCAGTAATTATATTTAATGAGGTTACACCAGATAACATATTACAATTAATCAGACCCAGTGTATTAGTTAAGGGTGGGGATTATATGCTTCATGAGATTGTAGGAAGAGAATATGCGGATAGAGTTGAAGTTATTAATTATTTACATGGTTATTCAACTACTAAGATGGTTAAAAAAATAGAAGGTAAATAATGGAAAAAATAAAAAAAACATGGGGATGGGAACATTGGTTTGAAAATAATGAAAAATATTGTGGCAAACTGATATTTATAGATTTTAATAAATGGTCTTCTAAAGGAAAATTTCATTATCATAAATTAAAAGATGAAACTTTCTTTGTTTTGAAAGGTTGTTTAACTCTACAATATTATGAAGATGATATTAAGCATTGTTTGAAAATACAGGAAGGTGAATCTTTTCGTATAATGCCAGAGGTTAAACATAGATTTAAAACAAATACAATCAAAGGTTGTGAATTTATTGAAGTATCTACACAACACTTTGATGAAGATTCATATAGAACTAAACTTGTAAATGGTGAATGGACAGGATGAAAAAGATATTAGCAATTGGTGGAGCTGTTATAAAAACTGCCAAGGGAGAGTTAAGAGAATACATTGAGAATGATCAAATAGAGATGCTTATTCATAACGGAGGGTCTATATTTCACGATTTTCAACAAGCTATTGATCCTAATCTCACTTCTCATTCATACCCTTTAAATGATCTAATAAACGATTATTCATGTAATAAAGAAGCTAGTACTTATGTTTGGGAATTTGTAAATTATAACACAGCACCAGAAGAGTCAATTACTAAGTTGTGTGTTGATAAAGGTATTCCAGTATTATTATTCACTGGACTTGGTTGTGATTTTTGGCATTTATTTGCAACTCCGGATTTATGGTCAGATTATGGCAGACAATCGTATTATTATTTTGAAGAATTATGGAAACGGTTTAAAGATCCTTTTCATTATATTTGTATGGGATCAGCAGTTATTCATCCAGAAGTGTTTACTAAAGCAATAGCAGTTGCAAAGAATAAAAATTTTAAATCAGATGTTGTTGATTTTAAATATATGTATAGACCTCAGACAAGAATTTCAATTTATGGAACATATTATCATATGACCCATAAAAGATTTTTAGGAGATCAAAATGCCTTATATAAAACCAGAAAGAAAAAGTGAACTCGTTAATGAACAAGCAAATTATTCAGGTGAATTGAATTATAAAATTACTGAGTTAGCTATTGAATACTTAGATCATAAAGGCAAATCATACGATACCATTAATGAGATTATGGGAGCAATGGAATGTGCTAAGTTAGAATTTTATCGTAGAGTAGCAGTTCCATATGAGGAAACAAAGAAAGAAGAAAATGGTGACGTCTATGGCTAAACAGGTTTGGAAATGTGATTATTGTAGTAAGACTGATGAATCTCATGATGTTATAGTTTCTCATGAATTTAAATGTTCATTTAATCCAAAAAATAAATATTGTTGGACCTGTTCTAATCATATAGGTGATGGTTTTTGGATTTATGGTGAAAGTTATACATGTGCTATAAATTTAAATAAAGATGATGGTGAAGAAGAAGGTGGCTGTAAAGGGTGGACAAATGAAACCACGTAAACTATTATTCTCAGTTGGTAAAAAAGACTTTATAATCCAGACATTTAAAGCTGGAGGTAAAGGTGGCCAACATCAAAATAAAACAGATTCAGCAGTTCGTATAATTCATCCGGAGTCAGGAGCAGTTGGAGTTAGTCGAAATGATAGAAGTCAATTTAAAAATAAAAAAATAGCATTTGAAAGATTAACAAAAACAATAAAATTTAAATTATGGATTACTAAACGAGTTAATGAAATTGATGTTGGTAAAACAATTGAACAACAAGTCGAAGAAGATATGAAACCTCATAATTTAAAAGTTGAAGTTAAAGATGAGAATGGAAAATGGTCAATTGAATAAAATTACTTTCTATATATATTAATATACATAAGATAGTTTGTATTAATATTATATTGGAGAAATATATGCGAAAAACTTTAATTGTTGGTGGTGGTATCCAGAGAATGAATAATTCTGGAATTGTTACTAAAATGGCTAAACATCTAGGTGGTATGATTACAATGTGTAATGGTATTCTACCTACCTTTCCTCTTGATCAAGATTTAATTATATGGATGCCTGATATTGATAATGAGAAGCCGAAAGATTATCCTAAAAAGAAACAAGGAGCAGTTTTAATTTGCTCTAAAGTAATGAGAGAAGGGTATACTCATATTGATTCAGTATCACGAATCTTTAAAATGAGAGGTAACGCAGTAATTGAAATTTATAAAAATGAATACGGTATTTATGAATTTGAATTACGAGATGCTTTAAATAATTCATGGTGTAATCGAACTTCTAATTTAATATATCTTGTTGATAGTATAATTGAATTATATATCTGGACAAAGTGTAGTATAAGAAAGAGTCTTGAAAAAGGACTATTTTCTGAACCTGTTATTGATAATATAGAAGAAGTTGAAAGATTTCTTCGTATTAATGAAGAGTTATCACATAAAGTTGCAGTTGGATGTGGTAATAGATATTTTGGAAATTATAGTACACGATGTACAAGATTATTTCCAAATATGATTTCAAATGAAAATTGGTATTTATTTTCAGGAAGAAATACTCCAAAGGATTGCATTAAAATTGAAGATATGGTTCCTTGCACTGATGAACGTTATTATGGGGATCGAAAACCTTCTGTTGATGCTCCTGTACAAATAGACATATATAAGAAATTTCCTGAATTAAAATTTATGATTCATGGTCATGCCTTTATTGTTAATAATGAAACAACTAAAAATTATTTTCCTTGTGGTGATTTGAGGGAAGTTAAAGAAGTTGTTGAAATGATTAAGATAGGCATTAGAACAATTAATCTTAAGAATCATGGATTTCTTATAGTTGGTGAATCAGTAGATGAAATAATTAGCCATGCTAATGATTGTGAATTTGTAACATTATAAAAAATATTTAAGTCGAACTCCTTTTTATTTAGAACATATTTAAAAAGGAGTTCGAATATGATTTGTGAATATTGTAAAGAAGAGCATGATGGTGAATATGGATCTGGTAGATTTTGTAACTCTAAATGTGCGAGAGGATTTTCTACTAAAGCTAAAAGAAAAGATATAAATAAAAATCTTTCTGAAAAAATGAAAGGGTATAAAACTATACCTGGTGGAATGATTAAACTTTGTGATTATGGTTGTGGAAAAGAAGCGAAATTTGAAATGACTAATGGAAATTGGTGTTGTGAAAACCATTATTCTAAATGTCCATCTATTATTAAAAAGAATTCAATAGCTTTAAAATCTGCTTATAAAAGTGGTAGAAAATCAAAATTTATTATGCCACAAGAAGCTTTAGATAGATCTTTAGAAACAAGAAAAAATAATCTATGTGAATATTATAATTCTATACCATTTGAAAAGAAACCTGATGCTGAAAGACGAAGAATTATTTTAAATGAACAAGATGAAAAATGTTTGATTTGTGGCATTAAGGATTGGAATAATAAATCTTTAGTATTACATCTTGATCATATTGATGGTAATAATCAAAATAATAAAAGAGAAAATTTAAGAATTATTTGTCCGAATTGTCATAGTCAAACAGATACATATTGTAGAGGAAAACCAAAAAATATATCAGATAAAAAATTATCTAAATTACTTATAAAAAATAATTTTAATTTTTGTAAAACATTAAATGAAGTAGATTTAGTTCCTGGTGGTTATAACTGGGAACGAATTACAAAATTAGCGAATAAGATTATGCCCGCGTAGAAGAATTGGTTTATTCAGCAGACTTAGACCCTGTGCTTTTAATAGGCGTGTGAGTTCGAATCTCACCGTGGGTACCATATAATAAAAGCGGTTACTTGTATATTATAAGTAACCGCTTTTCTTCCATAATTCCACTCAATTAAAAAATCCCAATCTATATATATTAATATACATAACACAATAGATTATTACTTATTTTAATCAACGTCCGAAAAGGCACGGGACATAGGAGCTCCCACGCAAAGTCACAGGTCATATTTATATGATGGCTGGTCTACCGAAGCGTCCTTACTGGGAGGATGTTTTAATGAAACGAATGCTAATTTTATTAGTGTTTATGATCTTATCAACTGGATGTGCAATAAAACCTGTTTATCAAGTGAATGGCTATCCAGTCCCTAATAATGTCATTAAGGCAAAAACATTTGCTTTAGATTTAACAATAACTTATAATTTACAAAAAACCTTTAATGTAAAAGAAGGCAAAGAATCATATCAAACTTATGATTTTCTACCTTTGACTGATTCAACAATATTTAAAATTAAGGATGATGAAAAATTAATTTTTAATATTGATGTTTTCAATCCATTAAAGAAATACTATAAGTTAGTTCAATATACAACTATAGAAGGAGGTGGTGGAGATGAAGTAGTATTGTACGAAGGTGAATTAAGCAGAAAACATGTATCTGTACATTTACCATTGATCCCAACCAAGTTGGTTAGTTTTTATTATGATGCATGTAGTAAAAACGATGACTTGGTTTTTAGGTCCTTTCAAAATCAGTATATTTTCTCTGAATATTGAAGGATGAATTTTTTATACGTGAACGAACGAAAAAGGCACGGGATCACGTGGTCCCACGCAAAGTCACAGGTCTTTTATAAAGGATAAAAGATGGCTGGTCTACCGAAAACGTTCTAATTAATTTTATTTAATTAGGAGTTTTCAAGATGAAAAAAATGTTTAAAAGTTTAGTTATTGGTTTGGCAATTGTTGGTCTGATCGCATCCACAGGTTATGCACGCGGTGGTTATAATGAAAGCGTTGTAGGCGGCGGCGATATTCAGTTTAACGGTGCTACAATTCCCAATGGAGCTGCTGGCGGTATTTCAGGATCTGGCGGTTTTAGTGCTGCCCAGTCTGCTGGCGGTGGTTGGGGTCGTGTTGGTGGTGATATTTCCATTGCTGCTGGTGGTGTAACTGATACTACTTCAGGTACATATGTTAATAACCACAGAGGTTATACTGAGATTGGTGTTTATAGTCGAAGTGAAAACCTTGCAACCACAAATGGTTTTACCACTATTAATGGTCAGGGTGCTGTAGTAGCTGAAAGTACTATGATCGGTGGTGCTGCTGAGGGAACATTGAATGGTTCTGTAATTGGGAAATCTCCAAGGTTCTTTACTACTGATGGTGTTAGTGGTGGAGTTGCTGGTCAGGGTGCTGTAGGTGGATTTGTTGGAGTTTCTGGTCTTGCTCTTGAAGGCGATGTTTCCATGAGAGCTAATCTAGAGTTCTCTGGATCTTCTTATTCAGATTCTTTTAGATTTGTAGAACGTGATCGCCAAAACGGAACTAAAACAGAAGGTATGGGCACTTATGTTGGAGCCAATACTAATGTTAGAACTGATGGTTGGGTAGATCCCAATGGTTTTGTTGAAGGTGGTTTTGTTGCAGCCGGTGGAGCAGCATCTAAAACAGTTCAGAAAAGTGATACTGGATTTGCCAAAGCTTCTACAGTTGGTACTTATTCAGGTTCAGGTTCTTTAGGTGATAATTATACTGGAAAAGCTAATGGTTATACCAAAACTAGCATTACTCAGTATAGAGGTATGACTGGAAGCATCGTTACATCTTCAGCTGGAATGCATGTTGTTTCTACAACATCTCCTGTTCAACATAATTAAATTACCAATTAACTAAACATCATACCCCCAAGCTTAGATAGTTGGGGGTATAAAATTTGAATTAAACGTAAGAGAATAAAATTGAAAATTTATAAATTTGCATTACTTAGTATTATGAGTATGTTGATTATGGTGATGTTCACAGTCCCGTCATTTGCTGGTGCGGATGCGGATGCTGATGCTAAAGCTAAAGCTGGTGCAACATCATCCATTGATTCTCATGATAATATTACCAATCAACGTGGTTATGCCATTCAGGGTCAGGTACAGTACCCCGGAATGCCCGGATACTTTGGTCCCAATAACAAACCCGGTCATCAGTTCATTTCCCTTAATAAATTGTTGATGTATAACACAGCTTGGAACATTAAAGCTGAATACGGTTCTACAACCGGCCAGACAATCAATATAACTCCCCATGCCAAAATGGTTACCCCGGAAGAAAGAAGTAAAGTTGTCATCTGCACCAAGGATATCTTTGACAAGACCAAATTTGAAATTGATCTCCTTGCAGTCGGTGCCATTAATTCAACCCAGAAAAATGTTATTTCTTCTGACTTGTTGGATTATGTTTTAGCAACGGCAGCCAAATATGGCGCCACCCATGTCCAGTTTCTGGCTGAGGGTACTAACACTGAACTCCAGTCTTCTGGTTGGGGTATTGGTCTTAATTATACCAAAGCTACAGATACATCAGTATCAACTGGCGGCACCGGGTTCTCAACTGGATGGTCCGGTTATCAGAATCTACCCTGGCAGCAATTCTTCTTTTTGAAGGTTGTTAATCCTGGAGCAGTTGCTTCAATTACACCTGATATTGAAAAAGCAGATGTTGTTGAAAACGACGTAATTGTAAAAGATAATACCAAAGTAGATAATGCTGTGAAAGAAGCCTCTACAAAACAGGGTGGAAATCACAACTAAGAATTAAAATTGAGTTAAGTTTATTTAGTGAGTTTAAAAAATGAGTCGTCAAGTTATTAGGCGACTCATTTTTTTGTCATTTTTTTATGAGTATAAAACTTGAAGTCCCCTACTGCTAGTTGATTTCTCTAAGCTATTGAACATATTATAAATACTAGTTATTGTATGTTAATTCTTTAATAGAGAGGTTATATGAATATAATTGTTCAAATTCCAGATGAAGTTTCTCAAGTTTTAGAAGGCGAAGGTACTAATAAACAAAAAACTAATCGGTTGGCAATGGTTGGATACTCAGGATATCAGATAAAATATTATTTGAAAGTATGGAGTGAACAAAATAAAGAACCACTAAACTCTTCTGATAATGTTTTACTAGTAAATGGTACTCCTAATATTAATAAAGAATTTAAAAACAACAAGGCATCAATTGAAATTGTTTCAACAACAATTAAAACAATTGATGAAGGAATTGCTGCTGCAAATATAGACTTTGATGTTTGGGAAGTTGAAAGTGCAAAGGTTGGATCATGGAACACAACAATGAAAATTGATGATGCTCCAGTCCAGGTAGTCAATTATAAAGTTCAGATTAAATTAAAAGCAATAGTAAAAAATCATGTTAAAGAAACATTTGAAAAACTATTTGAAAAACTTCCAATAAATAACACATTATATCCAAAACTCCCATCAAAACCTAACCCTCAATATATGCTAGAAGTTGGTCTTGTAGATCAACATTTTGGTATGTTAGCATGGGCAAAAGAAACCCTATCAGATTATGATCTTAAAATTGCTGAACTATTATATATAGAATCAGCAAAGAAAGCCATCAATAGGATAAAAAATCCAGAACAAATAGGTAAAATACTCCTTCCAATTGGTCATGACTTTTTCCACATTAATGATCAATCCAATACAACTCCAAGAGCAGGCCATCGTTTAGATGTAGATGGACGTCTAGCCAAAGTCTTTTCAGTAGGTATGAGAGCTGCAGTTAAAGCTATTGATTATTTAAAAACAATTGCTCCTGTTGAAATAGTTTTTGTACCTGGAAATCATGACCCTCAAATGAGCTATTACCTATGTATTACTCTACAAGCTTGGTATAGAAATTGTCCAGATATATATTTTGATATAGATCAAGAAGGAATTGTAAATCCTACTGCTAGAAAATATGTGGCATGGGGAAAAGGACTATTAGGGATGAGCCATGGATTAGATGAGAAAATGTCTGACCTTCCAGGTATTATGGCTAACGAGGCAAAACATTTATGGGCAAATGCAATATATAAAGAAATTCATATTGGACATTTTCATAAAGTAAGATCTTCATCAACATTCAAACATTTCACCGATACAGTAAATCAAACAGTTGTTAGAACTTTACCAAGTTTATGTGGGAGCGATGATTATTCATATGCACATGGTTGGTTATCAGAAGGAGTGCAGGCAGCTGAATTTTATCTATGGGATAAAGAATATGGACCTGTACAATATATCTCAGTAAAAGCAGAAGAAATATTATAATTAAAAAGAGGAATAAATGAAAATTTTAATTACTGGTGGTGCTGGATTTGCAGGATGTGGTATTGTTAAAAGATTTTTGAAATTAAATCATGAAGTAACTGTTATAGATATAGTTCCAAAATCACATTCAAATTTACATAATGTTAACGATCATAATTTTTCATATATATGGAAATCTGTACATGATGTTAATAAAGAAGATATTAAAGATAAAGAGATTATAATACATTTAGCTGCTCAGGCTGATGTTCCTATGGCATTTGGATCACCAAGATGGACTTCATTTCAAAACATTGATGGTTTGTTAGCTATGTTAGAAGTTTGTCGTGGGGAAAAACATATTAAAAAATTTGTAGTAGCTTCATCTGGTAATGTATTTGGAAGATATAAATATATACCAATAGATGAAAAACATCAATACATGCCACATAATCCATATGCATTTTCTAAAGCTTCTCAAGAGTTAGCAGCCATGAGTTATTATAGATGTTATAATATACCTATAATTATTTTAGCAACAGGTGTAGTAGCTGGTCCATATATGAGAAAAGAAGTTTTTATTTATAAATGGTTATATAATATCCTTACAAATAAACCAACTTATTTAGAAGGTGGGTCCCAAACAAGAGATTTAACATATGTAACAGATACTATAGATGTTTTTAATTTAGCTATAGAGGCTCCTGATGAAAAAGTTATTGGCGAAAAATTCTTAATATCATATGGAGAAGAAAATTCAGTTAAGGATCTTCTTGATATGTGTTATAGTGTTACTGGAGATAAACCAAATATTATTCATACAGATTTCAGACCAGGAGAAGAAGGACAAAGAGAATATTTTGATAATACAAAAGCTAGAAAAATATTAGGATATACTCCAAAAGTTGATCCACTAGAAACAATTGGGAATATAGCTAATTGGATAAAAAATATAATACTTAAATAAAAGAGGAAAAAATGATTGTATACAAGTATACTGCAGGCACATATATAATAGAAGATTTTAATCAAGAAGTGAATGATGAATTATTCAACAATGTTGTAAATAATTATTTGAAGGCAAGAAATGAATTAGATACTAATGCCGAAGTTAAACGGATAATGAGAAAAAATGGCTTTCTTATAGTATGTGGATATGCTAGTTTAAGTAATATTAATTTAGTAAATGTTATTAAAGCTTTTTTAGAAATACATAATTTTGTTGTTAATTATATGGAAGATACTCCATCTGAAATTATTAATATTTTGAAGAATTTTTTGCCTGTTATAAGTAAAAGAAAAGGAGATCAGTGTGGTGGTATTAATCCTGATACACCATCTATTGATCCTGGGATTTTAGCATTGAGTAATTCTTTAAATTTATTTCCTGGTATAAAAACATTTTCATCTTGTGAAGGTCATATTAAACAAGACAGTGGCACAATGTATATATTATTTACAGCAGAAACAATGGAGAATTTATCTGATCTAGCATTTGTTTTATGGAATGGATTAGAAGAAGTAGCTTCCATTTATCCTGATCTCCCTATGTTTAAATTAACTTTCGATTTTGGTCAATGGCCAAGTATTAAGAAAGCATATTTTGAAATGAGATTAGTATATCAAGAAAAATATAGGGTAGATGTTTTTGAATCAGCAGAGATTCTAGCACGGTACATTAAGACCCATTCAGTGGGGTAACTATGACATCTTTAAATATATTAATGAAAGATCCAGATTGGCAATTTTTAAGAAAAAAATTGTTAAATAAATGGATGTGTAGACCTGATTGGTGTTGTATGGAACTTAGAAAGTATATGGGTAGATATCTTAATACATCACCAAATATTAAATTAAAAATAGTATCAACTTATTTATCTAGTTCTGGGTTTAGAGTTGGAGCTATTAATCATCCACGTATAACACAATTAAAAACTGAGTTATATTTGGAGATTAAAAAAAGAAAAAATAATAATAAATGGAGTTGACAAAAAATATGTTATATAGGACACATTAAACGAGTTAAGGAGTCATATATAACACATTAAAGGAGTTACTATGAAACCAATACGAGAGATAGTAAAAAGTCCAAAATGGCAAAAGGTTAGAGAAAGTCTCTTAGGTAAATGGAATCATGAACCTGAATGGTGTTGTCAACAACTAAGAAAATTTATAAGTCCTTTACATAAAGCTTCTATAAATGAATTAAGAATAATGATGAATTATTTAACTATAACACCAATAAGAATTGGTAAGATAAAACATCCTTGTATAAATAAATTAAGATTAGAAGTTTCAATAGAAATGAAAAAGCGTAAAGCAAAGGGGATTTGGAAATGATGCATATAAATGATATAGACGGAGAAGAACTTGGTAAATTTTTAAATGATGTGCATATTAATTTTTATGGTAATAGTAATTCAAAGGCTAATTTATTTGAAGGTGGAAATGTAGGTCAAGCTATATTAGGTTTAGCTATAGTAGAAGCATCTAAAAATATTAAAAAAGGGTTGATTGAACTAGCAAATGCAATAGAAAAGTTATAAGAAACGAACTGTAATAAACACCAGTTAACATCTAAAACTTTTAGAACATATTATAAATGATCAATTCATGATCTATTAATTACTTTTAGGAGCGTAAAATGAAAATCACCGACTATTGTTATAAACATAGTTTTACGGTTGATACAGATTTTACCGCTGATATGGCGCCAGCTTATATTAGTAATCCTGAAACAAATAATCATATTCCGCACAGAAGGCTCTAAGCACATCATCGCTGTCCTTCTTTGGAATTATAAAAGAGGGAATAAGCTCAGACACAACCCTCTTCTTTTATTAAAAAACAAACAAAAAAATACATGAGCGTGAGTTTATTCCGGTGGCGTAGTGTAACTGGCTACACGTCTGATTGTCTATCAGAAAATATGCGGGTTCGAGTCCCGTCGCCATCGCCAAAAATATTTTATGTACCCTTGTAGTGTAACTTGGCGAGCACGATTGGCTGTTAACCAATAAGTTCGGGTTCAAATCCTGACTAGGGTGCCACACAATACTGTTAATCTAGTCAATAGTAATAGCCATTAGAACATATTATAAAAAGGATATAATATGTTATGTGATTATGGTTGTGGGCAAGAAGCTAGATATACAATAGGTAATGGTAAATTATGTTGTTCTAAACATTATAATTCATGCCCGGAACTTAGAAGAAAGAATAGTAATTCTGTTAAAAAAAGTAGAGAAAAAGAAAAAGAGTTGGGAATAAAAAGATATTCTCCACAATATTTAAAAGTTAAATGTCAATATTGTGATAGAATAACTACACAAAACATGATAAAAAGACATGAAAAATTTTGTTATTTAAATCCATTAAATATAAAATTATGCCCTGTTTGTAATAAACCAGTTAAAGATTATAAAAATGCAACTACATGTTCTCAACAATGTGGTCAAAGATATTTCAGAAGTATGTTTGATAAGGTTAGACGTGAAAGAAATATGAGTTGGATTGATGATTTATATGATGGTGGTTCACATTATAAGACTATTTGTTTTAGATATCATGAGAAAAAATGTATTATATGTGGTGAAGATATAGCAGTATCTGTTCATCATTATGATGGAAATCATGATAATAATAAACCAGAAAATTTAGTTCCTTTATGTATGAATCATCATGTTTATATACATAGTACAGTTGAAAATATGTATATTATAAAAGAATGTGTTGATGAATATGTTAAGGAATATTGTAAGAAAAACAATTTAATGCACCTGTAATTCAATGGTAGAATGCAAGTTTTGTAATCTTGTTATGGGGGTTCAAATCCTCTCAGGTGCTCCAAACAAATATGCAACTGTAGCTCAGTCTGGTAGAGCGTCTGGGTGAAGTCCAGAGCGTCGGGGGTTCAATTCCTCTCGGTTGCACCAATAATTTTATGGGTTCGTCACCTAGATGGCCGATGGTACCAGACTTTTAATCTGGAGCGGATATCAATCCCCACGTGAGTTCGAATCTCACCGAACCCACCATAAAATTTATACAAAAAAAAGATAGACTGACAGATAGATAACGAAATCCCAAAGGGACCCGTTATAGATAGACAGGGGTTAGTACAATAATCTCTTATATACTAGTTAATAATATATATAGTAATATTTACTATAATGGATTGTATTATAAGAAACTTTCTTTTTCATATAGAACATATTATAAATGATAACCGTGTATAGGAGAATTTATTATGAGTGTCAAAGATTTGGTAGAAAAAGGTCGTGTCGATAAAGAACTAGAATGGATTAAAAAAAGAGAAGCTGAAAAACAAACTCATATTGATGAAAAAGCAAAAAGAGTTAAACAAGCTCAAGCACATATTGATAGTTTAATGACTGCATTTGAAAAAATATATTTTGATATTGATGCAACTGATGAAGAAGTTGCTAAATGTATATTAGAAGAAAATTATAGTATTATGGATAGTAACCAATGTCTGTATAGTCAATTAGCTTTCAGAGAGAAAGATGTTCGTAAATATGTAGATGCTGAAAGACATTCATGGGGGACATCATCTCCACGTGATCATGAATTTTATTTAATATCAAAATATGAAAAATATAATATATGGAAAAAAGCTTTAGAAGATAAATTTGGTATATTTATTCAATTCAGAGAAGAAGAACATGAGGGAGCAAGCAGAGGTTATAATGCTCCACCTGAAAGAGATTCATCTGGCATTGAATGTATTTTAAGTATTAAATAGGAGTCTAAAATGCAAAAAGCTTTATATAGAAAACACAATGATAGGCAAATGAATAGTAGTACATATCATAAGAAAGATGGTACTAACATTAGAGCTAAATTAAAAATTCAATTAAAGAAACGTATTCAAGAAACTATTTCAGACAAATAGAACATAATATAAATGAATGAGGTTATATGAAAACCATAGAATGTCCTTTATGTAAAGAGATTATTAAGAAAAATAATCTTAAAGGTCATTGTTGGTATGCTCATGCACTTAGTATATCGAAAGATCCTAATAAAAAAAATAAACCATGGGATCAAGTAGGTATTGATAAAATTAAAAAAGTAATTGGTGGGTTCCCATAATCGGCATTGGAAGTGATTGCTAATCACTCGGGCTTCACAGCTTTGCAGGTTCAAGTCCTGTACCCACCGCCAAAATATGGACAGGTTGCTCAATGGCAGAGCAGCTTTAAAAATATTTATATTTTTAGGGTGTAAGGTGGCTCGAAACCATCCAAGTGCATCAACTATGAGCCTGTATAGCTTTTGGATAAGCATTATAGATTAAGTAATCTTTAATAGTGTACATAAAATTAGATAAAAGAACTATAATTAGTAGATTTTTTTTATTATTTATTTTGATGCGCATTGAGATATTTATATAAGAATTTTCAGTGATCTATCGGGGTTCGATCCCCCTTGCAGGCATACCTATGAGCGTGATCTAATAATCGGTAATATACGTCAGGTAGTATCAAGACAATGCAACCGGGCCTCGCCAAGAAGTACTGATGTAGATATGGGTTCAAGTCCCATTCACGCTCCCAACCATTAAACGTATATAGGTGAAATGATGGATGAAAAACTAGATGTATTACAAGATGATTTAAAAATTAAACCCATATCTAAATCAAAATGGTATCAGTTTAATAAAAAAGAAAAAGAAGGTCTGGCCATTACAGGTATTATAACTGCACTTGTTAGTGTAGGTTTTTATTACTTTATTAAGATTGCTGGATAATAACAATTGTGCGCTATAGAGTAGTTGGTCAACTCACTTGTCTCATAAGCAAGACTCCCTAACCGGAGACGTAGGTTCGAATCCTACTAGCGCTCCCAAACAACTAAATGTGTATTAGTGAATCTAAGGAGAATGTGAAATGGCGTTATTTGGAAATGGTAATGGCAAAAAGAAAACAGTTGCGGGTATTACAGAATCATTAACTAGAATTAAAACTGATCTTCAAATTCTTGAACAAGAGACTGCTGAGGAATTGGAACAATATAACCTTGAACAGATGGCGCTTCAACTTAAAATTGAAGGTGCTAAATCTGAAAAGAGTAAGGGATTTACAATATTTAAAAATATTTCTGCTCTTTTAGGAGAACCTGTAGAAGAAGAAGCTGTTTAGTAATGATATGCCGAGAATCTAAGGAGATATCTATGTTTCATACGCAAAGACTAGTGGATTCGATTTCCACTCTCGGCACCAAATTAAATTGGGAAGAGAATATGAATTATATAATTTATAAAACTACAAATAAAATAAATTCTAAAATTTATATTGGAGCTCATAAAACAAATAATCTTAAAGATAATTATTTGGGATCAGGAGATCTTCTAATTAAAGCTATTAAGAAATATGGAACTAAAAACTTTAAAAGAGAAATACTTAAAATTTTTGATAATTCTGATGATATGTATATTATGGAAAAAATGATTGTAAATAAATGTTTTGTTGAAAGATTAGATACTTATAATTTAAAAATTGGAGGAGTAGGAGGATGGGATTCAGAACCTCGTAAAAGATTTAAATTATTAATGGAAGATGAAGAATATGTTAAATGTTTTAGTGAAAAAATTAAAAATGGACAAAAAATTTATATTAAAGATCCTGAAAAAAGAAAAACTTTTTTAAATAAAACTCACAATGAAGAATCAAAAAAGAAAATAAGTAATTCTAAAAAAGGCACAGGATGTGGAAAAAATAATTCACAATTTGGAACAATGTGGATAACCAATAATATTAAAAATAAAAAAATAAAGAAAACAGATCTTATTCCAGAAGGATGGAATAAGGGAAGAAAATTCTGACTTATCCTGTACAACGTATCCATAGAGGATGTGACCCTTTTAATTAAGGGTGAAGAGCGGGTGTTGACACAGCCAAGCCGGATACTGCTAGTCAACACAATTAGGTTAAGTTGGGCATGTTTTAAATGTGTGATGGTCAAAAGTGTTTAAAGGATACTGCTGAAATGCTACGTTAGTTAAATAGAGGCTTCCTTGCCCTTGCATTAGGCAGCCATCACACATTTATTTTGGTTCCATCGTCTAATGGTTAGGACATAAGGTTTTCAACCTTAAAATCGAGGGTTCAATTCCCCGTGGAATCACCAATAATTCTTTAGAACATATTATAAAATTACATATAATATGGAGTACAATATGAATGAATATCTAAAATATTTGCAGGAAAACTTATCAGAACCTCAAGAAGATATTATAGTAAATGAAATGTCATACTTTGTTTCAGGAAGTGTTAAACAAATTTTAAATAGAGTACCAGTGGTTACTAAAAAAGAAATGTTATCCAGATTACAAATTGGAGATATTATGGTGGCTTTTACTGCTAATAAACCTTTGAGAGATAAATTTGGTGCTAAACAATATGGTAAAATATTAGCAGCATTTCAAGGTAGTCCTTATACATCTAGTAAAGTTGTAGTAGATAAAAATTATGCAGCTGGTTATGGCATTACAACAAATATGAAAGTGCCTTCTGATAATAAAGTTGAAAAAGTTCCATTAGCTCAAGCTATAAGAGATCGATCTGAAATATGTTTGATAAGAGTTAATACCTCAGATGCTATAAAGAAAAAAGCAATGAAGTGGGTTAATTCTAAAATGGGTTTAGCATATGCTGAATCTGATCTTTTAAAAACTACATGGGATAGATTTACTAATAGAAAATTTCTTCCATTTTTTAAGAAAAACAATATGGATCCAAATGAATTAAAAGATTTGCAACACCCTTTATTTTGTAGTACTATTATTTCAATAGCTTATTATGTAGCTGGATATAGAGATAAATTTAATGATCATCATCCTTATGATGTATGGCCAAGAGATTTTATATTGGATAATAATACAGAAAAAATTTGTAAAATAGATTATAGTTAAAAATATGCGTCGGCTGGGTATAGGTGAACCCAAGAGACTGTAAATCTCCCGCTTCGGCTGTGTAGGTTCAATTCCTACTCGGCGCACCATATGCACGGACTGAGTATTTGATGAACTCAAGAGAAGGTACCCTCCGCTTTAGAGCTTTGGTGGTTTGAATCCATCTCCGTGCACCATTTATTAATAACAGTGAAACAAGGTGAGACAAAATGAAGATTATTTCTGGTGGTCAGACAGGGGCAGACTTAGCTGGACTTGATGTAGCAAAAGATCTTGGTATTAAAACAGGCGGATGGGCGCCAAAAGGTTGGAAAACATCAGATGGTCCCAGGCAAAAATTACTTGAAAGTTATAACCTACAAGAATCTACATTAGGTTATAGAGGGCGGACTCATGAAAATGTAAAAGATTCAAACGCAACAATTAGGTTGGCAGTTGATTTTACTACACCTGGTGAAGTATGTACAATGAATGCTATTAATAGTTGTAAAAAACCTTGGATCGATATTGATCTATTATCCCAAAGACCAGTTCAAGAAGTTATTGAATTTTTGATTTTGGTTAAACCTACCACTTTAAATATTGCTGGTAATACTCAACATACAAAAGGTTATGATATTCATAGATTAACTTATATGTATTTGAAAAAAGTTTTAAGTGAGTATAAACGAATCTATTTGAAATAAGAAATTATTTCAAATCATTGTAACATATTATAAATAATATATAGGCTGGTCGATCGCATGACCGTTCCGATAGGTAAGAGCAAAGGTCGTTAATATTGCCGCCAGTCAAACTAAAATAGGAAAATTATTTATGAGACAATGGATGGTTGATCCAAAGTGTATGTGTCAAAAGCATTTATGTGGCTGTCATGTCGAACATCATATGTTTGTTGGTAGTATGAAAAAGAAAATAAAGATGGATGGTTATTTAAAAAATAATTTGTTAGAACCTAGATCTTTATTTGAAAGACATAAAGTTCTTTCAGAAGAAATGACAAGACGAGGAATGAATCATAAAAGTCCTCTTGAAGAAAATGAATGTGAATGTATTTGTTATTTAGATGAATATCAACAAAATTGGGAAATTGATAAAGAATCAGCTTTAAAGGATTTACTAAGTAGATGTCCTGAATGTAAAAAACGATATAAGGAAAATTGTAAATGAAAATCTATACAGCAGGTCCAATCTCTGGACAGAGTTATGATCAAGTAATGACTAGATATAGAGGTCAGGTTAAAGCTCTTCAAGAAATGGGGTATGATGTTATTTGTCCTATGACTGGAAAAGAATATCTTAGAACTGAAATTGAACTTAAAGCTCATGGACTTGACCAACACCCAGTATCTACTAATCATGCTATTAAAGAAAGAGATAGATGGATGGTTGGATCAGTTGATGTTGTATTAGTTGATTTTACCGAATGTGCTGGAGTTGTTTCTATTGGTTCATGTATGGAATTAGCTTGGGCTGATGAACTTAAAAAACATTCAATTGTTGTTATGGAAGAAGGTAATATTCATCAACATTGTTTTATTCTTGAATGTGCTGATATAGTATTCCCAACAATGGAGCAAGCATATAGATATTTACTTCATCTTTCAATGGGAATTACAATGGAATGAAAACTGAATTTGATGTAATGTATAGACCAAGATGCATTGCTTTAGGTCTTAATATTGGTAATAATCATATAGTAAAAAAGAAATGGAAGAATATTTTTTTTGAACTTGATGTATTATTTTGGACTTTTGGTTTAGAGTTTAAGTGGAGTTAATATGGAATTTATAAATTGGTTATCTTTAGGCTCAGGTTTAATATCAGCAATATGTTGGTATTATGCAAGTGTTGTTAAAGTTAGTCATAAACAAGAAGTTGAGTGGCGAAAAAAACATGGTATAAGTAATTTTAGTGGCATTGAGTTAGATGGAAGCGACATATCTGGATCTTTCAGAGTTCAGAGACAATATAACTGTGTTGCTTCTATTTTTGCAGGAATTGCAATTATACTTCAAGGACTTGTAAATATATAATAAAATATGGTAGGAATGTTGAAATTGGTAAACATGCGAGGTTGTGATCCTCGTGCCTTAAGTGGTTTGCGGGTTCGAATCCCGTTTCCTACCCCAAAATTAAAATGAGGTATTATGAAAAAATATATTATTTATAGAATTACTAATACTATAAATAATATGATTTATATTGGAGTCCATCAAACATTTGATTTAAATGATGATTATATGGGGTCTGGTAAATATCTTATTAATGCTATTAATAAGTATGGCATAGAAAATTTTAGTAAAGAAATAATGCAAATATTTAATTCATCTAAACAAATGTATGAAATGGAAAGTTTATCAGTTGATGAAAATTTTGTTAAACGAAAAGATACTTATAATTTAAAAGTTGGTGGATTTGGCGGGTTTGATCATGTAAATCAAAACTCAGATATGCAACGAGAGAAAGTATATTTAGCTCTTAAAAAAATGAAAGAATTAGCTAAAGATCATGAATGGACTAAACAAAGATCTGATAAAATATCTAATTCTATGAAACAACAATATAAAGATGGTAAAAGAAAACCACTAGATCCTTATTCTTTTTTAGGTAGAACTCATACAGATGAATCAAAAGAAAAAATAGGTCAAATGAACTCTTTTCATCAATTAGGAAAAAAGAATTCTCAATATGGTACTTACTGGATATATAATAATAATTTAAAACAAAATAAAAAAATACCAAAAGATGAATTTGATATGTGGAAATCTAAAGGTTGGTTAAGAGGTAGAAAATTTTAAATTAAAAGGAATATATAATGGCAATATTTGAAATAGAATTTAATAAAACTATGGGCCATGAAGGTGGTTATAGTTATGATCCAGATGATGTTGGAGGTGAAACTTATAAAGGAATCGCTAGAAGATATCATAAGGGGTGGAGTGGATGGAATATTGTTGATTCTTTAAATGATAATTTAGATTTCCCTAACTGTTTAAATAGAAATGAAGAATTACAATTTAAAGTTAAATCATTTTATAAACAACATTTCTGGGATCGCTTTCAAGGAGATTTAATTCATGATCAAAGTATTGCTGGTGAGTTATTTGATACTGGTGTAAATATGGGTCTTAAGCGAGCAGTTAAATTTTTACAGAGATCATTGAATTATTTAAATCGTAATGGTAATCTTTTTCCTGATATGGTTGATGATGGAGTCTTGGGTCGTGGTACATTAAAATGTTTAAATTATTATTTAAATAGAGATAATCCAGAGATACTTCTTAAAATAATGAATGTATTACAGGGACAACATTACTTAAATTATATGAGTAAAAGTCCAAGACAGGAGAAGTATTGTAGAGGTTGGTTTAATAGAGTAACTTTATCAAAAGGTTATTAAAAAAGATACAAAAAAAAGACAATATATAAATTATATAAATTATATTGTCTTCAAAAAGAAATTACTTTCTTTTTATGAGGAGGTTAAATTCCTTATAAAGGAAACCCGATCTATGCTGAAATAGCACATCATACCATCAAACTTTTTAGAGTTATAATTTAAGACCATAAGTATTGGGTAAGATTACAATCGACCATGCAAAAAATATATAGAAAGGAAATCAGGACAAAACTTTCTACATATGGTTATTAATATATATAGAATTAAATCTTATTATGGAAGAAGGAAACAGGTGAAAATATGTCAGAATTGCTAAAGTTAATGAAAGACGATTTGCATAAAGCAATGAAACGTGAAGTAGAATTTCGTAAAGATGGAATTAAATCCGGACTCATATATGAAACTTGTATGGCTGTTAAAGATGTCGTTAGAGCTATAATATCTATGTATCCAGAAATAAAAATTAAACCTGATAATGCAACAGATGATGATACAATTAAACTTCTTAAAAAATTTATAACTTTAGAAAAAGTTAGAGAATTATATCTACAACATCATTTATCTGGAAGTATGGTTACTGGACTATCAGCAAGTAAGTTAAATGTTTTACAAAAAAGTACAATAACTGATCTTGGTGATAAACTTACTTCACCAAAAATTAAAATAGCTCAAACTTATCTTCCTGATACAGCTACTTTTACTGCTGATGATATTCATGAGTGGATTAAAAGAAATATTAATTGGGATAACTACAAAAATAAAATGCAAGCTATGGGTCCAATTATGAAACATTTTGTTGGAGCTGATGGTAATATAGTTAGAAGAATCATTGAAGGGTATACTAAATATGAGTGATTTATTTAATGATCTATATCAATTGGAATTATATATAAAAAGAAAGATTGAAGCTTTTGAAAATTCAAATAAATGTACGGTTGCATCAATTGATTATAAATCTTATTTGTTTGATGCATCAGAAGATAGTTTATGTCCAACATTAGGTAGAACAGTTAGTGTATCAATCAAAAGAAAGATAAGTTAAAATAATATCGAGGATGTGGTGTAATCTGGTAACACGTACGCTTTGGGAGCGTGAGTCGCAGTTCGAATCTGACATCCTCGACCAAAACCATTTTACGGGAAGCGATCAAGGAGACAAGTATGCTTTGGAAGTATGCGATAGGCTGGTTCGATCCCAGTCTTCCCGACCAATTTAAAGGTGACATATGAGAGATCCTAAGCGAATAAAAAGAATTCTAAAAGCAATAGAAATTATTTGGATAAATAGTCCTGATTTACGTTTAACTCAAATAATAATGAATGCTTTAAAAAGCAATAACGATCCATATTATATTGAAGATGATGATTTGGAAAAAGCTCTTAATGAGTATATGAAGGATATGCAATGAATAAAATAAAAAAAATCTATTATGCTCACCCCGTAAGTTTGTATAATACTCCACAAGAAGAAAGAGATTTAGCAACCCTTAAATATCTATGGCCAGATGCAGTAATTTATAATCCTAATTCACATCATGATCAACAAGGTTATAAAGAATGGGGATTTAATTGGTTTCTTGATAGAGTTAGTGATTGTGATTTACTTGTATTTAGATCTTTTCCTGATGGCAAAATAGGTGCTGGTGTTTGGAAAGAAGTAAACTGGGCTAATGTAGAATGTGCTATTCCTGTAATAGAAATACCAATGTTAATGGAATCTCGAGTATTAAGTGTTGATGATACCAGAGAATATTTAAAACATACTGGTAAGAGATAATTTCCTTTAACTATATATATTAATATACATAACATAGTATAAAGTATTTGTATATTAATTTTATTTAAAAGGAGTGAAAATGGAAGAAAAAACATCAGTAGGTATTTCAAAAGTTAAAGAGTGGAAAGGTTCAAGTGTCTGGTATAAAGTTAACTGTGCATGTATGGCTGGAGAATGCGATTCATTAATTCAAATGTCTTTTGATAAAGATTTTGGACATATTGATGTTGAGTTTTATAAAACCATTATGTGGGGTGATTATTATCAGAAAAAATGGTGGTGGCAAAGAGGTTGGTTAAGAATTAAAATGGCTACTAAAATTATCTTTAAAGGTTATACTGAACATGAAGGATCTTTTATGATTGAAGGTATAGATCATTTAAATTCTTTTATTACAGCTCTTGAGGAAGGAAGAGGGAAACTGAAGCAATTTCAAATTGACTTTGAAAAGGAGAATAAAAGTGACTCTTGATTATAAAGATCCAGATGAAATAGTAAAAGGTAAAGATTTGAAAGAAGGTGATTGTGTTAGATCAAGATCATGGTCAGAAACAAAAGATGGTAATGATATGGGTATTATTTTATCAACAACATTTCATGATACCGAACGTGGTAAAAAATTAAAAAAGTTTTATGGTGATGAACCAGCATATGAAATATATGATATTAATTGTCCATGTGATAGTTCATTATTAACCAGATTAGATCCCGAAGCAGAGTTTAAAGTTATTCGTTCAAGAAAGGATATACTTTATACTTTCAGAACAATTGATTATCAACTTCTTCAACGTTCAAGATCTTTAATGGCTGAAAGTATTGAATTAGGAAAGGTTCAAGATGAAGCTGTTGAGCGTATGAATGACAGGTGTGATAAAATAAAGAAAGAATTGGAAAAAGATTTTACTTGTAAACATGCTCATGCAAATATTGATAAAATATTTTGTGATACACCAGATATTAATAGTTGTCCAGACGGATATCAAAAATTGTATACAGCAGAAAATTGCCCAGAATTAAAAAAAATAGAAAAACCTTTTGATAAAGGTATAGAAATAATTTAACAAATGTGTGCAACACTGACGGAATCTTTAAGGTCTGGAACTTTGCAACTTCCCACCTTTTGTAAGATTTTGTGTATTACGGCGATACCAAAGATGGAAGTCGGTAATAGGTAGACGTACCGTTTGGGTTGGATCCCATGGAGCACATAACAATTTTAGCGCTATAGCTCAATGGTAGAGCATCCGGCTGATAACCGGGCGACGAAAGTTCAACTCTTTCTAGTGCTACCAAACCTTAAAAGGAACTGTGATGGAATTTTTTAAATTTCGAGCGAATAAGATATTATTGGGTTCATTTTTATTAATCTATTTAATTGGTTATACAGCAGCAATATGTTCTGCAAATATTGATGTAGTTTATGTATATAAAGTATGTCCTGTATTTAATGTATATACAACTCACTTTATTGATGATGAAACAGGATCAAATAAAGGTATTATAAATGTAATAAGACCAGAAGATAGAGATACTAATGTCGTAAAACATGAACTAATTCATGCTAAACAATGTTATAGGACTTTCTATTTAGGAACAATCTTTGCTTACTTCAATAAATCATACTTAGCTAAATGTGAGGCAGAAGCATATTCTATTGAGATTAATAATGAATTTGGAGTAGTTGAATATGCTAAACTGATACAAGATTGCTATGCTCCTAATGTGCCAATTGAAAAAATTGAAGGTTATATAAGAAACTATTTATAACATATAGAACATAATATAAATGAATGATGTGTATAGGAGAATTAGTTATGACTTGGGATTGGGAAAAATTAATAGATGAACAACAAAAAAAAGAACAAGAAAAACAGAAATCCAAACCAATAAAAAAATCAATATCTACTAAAATTCTAACATGGTTTGAAAATAACATGATTGTATTTTATTTATTATTGGCATTGTTAATTATAGGATTTGTATTTTCAATGTTTTGGATTACTAAAACTGGCAGTTATTGGCTATTCTATGAGGACATGGTCCAGGATACAATTAAAGAAATGGTAAAACCAGAGTACTTAATTCATCTTAAATAAGAACATAATATAAATCCTAATCAAGGAGATTATATTATGACTGAAATATTTAATGATAATGAAGGTAATTCTTCATCAATGAATTTAGTTTGGTTATTATCATTAATAACAATCGTAGGAACTTGGATATTATTATCAATAAAAACTGGTACATTGCAACATGTTACTGGTGGTGATGCTTTATGGTTTACATCTTTATTTAGCGGAAAGATAGTTCAAAATTTTTATGAAAAGAGAAAACCATCACCAATACCAGTACCAGGTGTCAAATCTGGAATAATTCAAGATAGTGAAGGCAACATAAGTCTTTCTAGAATAGTATGGATATTAGCTGTATTAGGAATAGTAGGAACTTGGGCATTTATATCTTTTAAGTTAGCATTATTACAACATTTTTCAACTGGTGATGCTGCTTGGTTTACTGCTTTATTTGGTAGTAAGGTTGGTGGAACTGTCATTGAAAGGAGTAATTATGCTTCTTACGGTGAAGGCGACTATGATGATTCAGATGGTTTTGAAAGATCAATGGGAGATGGAGAAATGGGATCTGCCGATAAAGATAAATTGATTATCCAACTTCAAGAAACGATTAAAGTCCAAACAGATTTTAATAAAAATTTAGTTGAAACAATACATCCTAAAGATAAAGAGGAATTATAATGACTAAAAAACTATTATATGAAACTTATCTTGAAAAAACAGGTGATAGAATTTCTTTTGAAGAATGGATATTATCAGAATCTAAAGTGAAGAAATTAGGTTCTTATTGGGATGCAATGAAACGATATGGAATTGTTGGATTAGCTTCTTATATATCTGGAAATAAAAGTATAACTGATAGTGCAACTGGTGGAGTATTATCAGTTCCTCTTAGTATGGTATTATCTGCTGGATATAAAAAAACATCATCTATTTGTGCATCTAGATGTAAAAATCAATTATGTAAACAAAAATGTTATTTAAATTCATGTGGTATAGTAATAAAAGAAATACATGATGCAATGAAAGATGTTAAATCTAAAACAAAAGATTCAAAAAAAATATTAAAAAAATTAGACAAACAACTAGTTAAATGGGTTAAAAGATATAACCAACATAGAAGTAAAATTAAAGAACTAGTTGATGAAGAACAGAAACCAGATAATAATTCAGTTGCAAGTATGGCTAAATATTATGTAGGTAACCAGGATGATTTATAAATAATGGGGACATCGTATAGCGGGAATACATTGCCCTTGCACGGCAAAAACCAGAGTTCGATTCTCTGTGTCTCCACCATTATTAATTCATTATAAAAAACAATTATTATATATATTAATAACTATAATGCAACACATTAATTTGTATTTTATAAAAGGTTAAGAACGGAAAGATTATACATAAAATAACTCAGGTGGTAGAGTATTTGCCTCAAAAGCAAACTGTCGTTGGTTCAATTCCAACTTTTAACAAAACCTAATCTTTTATATTACTTAACCTTTTATAAGATACAAATTTAAATGAGAGAACGAAAAATGATTACAGATTATTACTATGATTAAGTAAAGGTCGCAGGTTCGAGTCCTGTCATAAGGGAAACTTTATGTAACTCAGTTGGTAGAGATTATATCAACAATCATTTTTATATTACTCTCATTACATTTTTGTAGATCGCCGGTGGGTGACTATGCACCTTGGAAAACATAACTTTAGATGACTGGTAATTATCCGGTATATATCTAATTTCCCGGGGATCTACAATACAATTTGCCCTCATTGAGAGCGTTTCTACCAAGGAGCCATAATGTTGAATCTAGATAGATGTTATGGAAATTGATTAGAGCGAGAGGTATTCTCATTGGTCTTAGGATCAGATAGGTTCGAGTCCTATTGGGGGCTGAATAATTTTAATGGAAGAACGGAAAATAATTACAGTAGTCCATTAGGAGGACGTGTTTGGAGGTTCGAATCCTTCTTTCCCCACCACACATTTATGGGGAAATAGGCAAACTGGTACAGCCGCGTAATACAACAATTATTTTTAAATTACTTCCATTACTTTTTTATGCCGGGTGATACGTATGTTTATCCATACGCCGGCTCCATTATTATAATAATAAAAAACAGGGAGATTAGGATGAAAATGAAAACAAGTTTAATTTATGGTTTAATTTTGGTAATGGTTTCTATGTTAGCAATTTCATGTAGTCAAAGGAAATTGGTAACAACTCCTGTTTTTAAAATGACTATTGCTGAAGTAAAAGTTGCAGCTCCTGAACCTGCAACAGTAACTGATATCAGAGAAAGCATAATGTTTAAATATGATAGCTCTGTTATTGAAGAAATTGAAATGAAAAAGGTTGAAGAAATTGCTGGAGTAATGGCACTTTATTCTGATACAGACCTAGTCCTTAAAGGTTATGCAAGTTCAGAAGGTACAACCGAATATAATACTGAACTTTCTTTAGCAAGGGCTGAAGTTGTAAAAGCTGAATTACTAAGCCTGGGTGTTTCAGAAGATCGCATTCTTATACTAGGTCATGGAGCAACCAATGAATTTGGTGAGCTTCTAGATTTAAACAGAAGAGTCCTTGTTTTAAGCATGGATGAATAACAATATTTAAGTCAGAACGAAAAGAGATTACAGTAAAAATTAATGCTTCCAAACAGCAATACAATACAACAATTTCTTTTGAATTACTGACTTTACATTTTTAAACTATATGAGGTTTGTCGTTTTGAAATATGAAACGAATACTTTAATCAGGATTTGTATTTTGCTATTTTATTGCCCTGGATAATACCGGCCCCCAATGGGACTGCCTGGTTACTGGGCCTGCATAACCCACGCGCGTGGTTGGCACTTTAGATCCTGAAAAAGTAAAAAATAGCTGAAAACGTGGAGACTATCCACTACTAGATTTGACAACCTAGAAACTAGTACACAGTAAGCTGAGATTGTCAGTCTTAGAATCTGTGCCTCATATTACAATTTTTAGAGAGTTAGAACGAAAAAATATTCCAGATATACAATATAGGTTCAATCCCTATTTTGGGCTCCAAGCATGCCCATGCTGACAATTGGCTGTCAACTTGTCTTAAACAACAGGTGTAATAAATAAAATATTTTTTAAATTACTAACTCTTTTATTTAAAATATTCGTCATAACCTTAACCAGTTATGACGAATATTTTTTTGCCGACAATAGGAACGAATCATTTTAAACGTGAAAAGGAGAAAATCCGAATGGTTAATTTACCTGTTCGAATTGAAGAAAAATTTGTTAACGCAAATTTAAGAAAAATTGGGCAAGACATTGAAACAACTATGTCTTTATTTGGCACTGATATGAACAGAGCTACACATTATAACACCAAAGAAGAGTTAGCAGCTATGAGCGAAAAAGAACATAGAAATATGTTTTCTATTGATCGTTCAATCTATGGCTGTATTGCTTGTCTACCTGGTACAACTGATATTTCTAAAATGAAAGTTGTTACCAATCTTTTAGGTATCTCATGGGAGCATGGATCTGATTTTCAAGTCACTACTCCTATTCTTACAATAGAACAGGAAAGATTAATCATTGATCATCTGGTATCAACACTTCCTCCAAATAGAATGATAAATTTGTTTGCTTCTTTTGAGGATAGTCGAGTTAACAATACCCGTATGAGAAAAACAGTTCTTCCTTTTATTCTTAACTCAGGTAGTCTTGGGTGGTGGGCAGTTAAGTATAGAAGTAAATTGAAAACTGTATTATCTCATTGTTGGGGTAAAAAGATGACAAGTGTTATTGTTTCTATCATTGGGAAAAGAGCAAAGACCCAAAAAGAAAATGATATCCTTGATTCCTTTATTGGTAAGTATATTGTTATCGTTGAGAAGACTAAACGTAAGGCTATATTTGAATGTCTACGTTTTATCTTTTCTGTTGGTGATAATTTTACCAACCATCTTTTTGTAAATTTCCATGCTTCAAAAACTGATTTCTCAAAAGCAAAAGGTTTGCCAAAAGAAGTAATTGAAGGTATAAGAGCGGCTTATCACCCAACTCTGGATAAAGCTGAAACCTTAAAAGTTGCTGAGTCGTCAATGACTAACAAGGAAAAACGTTTGGTCCAAAACCAGGCTGTTAAAACTGGAGTTAAAATTGAATGGGACCCTAAGACACAACCATTGGTCGAACTCTTTATATACGGGTTTAAAATGGGGTTCACCAATGCAATACATGATGCTATTCTACAAAAATCTGATAGAGCTGGTCAAGCATTGCCATTTACCTATGATAAAGTTGGGATCATTTGTGACGATAGTTTTTCAATGAGTGGTTCTGAAGATCAGAAACTGAAAGCATTGGCTATAAGTTATGCTACAGTTGAAACATTGAAAGGTGTTGGTTCTACGACTCTGGTGGCATCTACTTCTGGTAGACGTCCATCATATACCAATAGTCCAATGGGTGAATCAAATCTGGCAAAACCTTTACTTAAATTGTTAAAGAGAGATGTAGATGTTATCTTTGTTGTATCTGATGGTTATGAAAATGCACCAGAAGGTAGATTTGGAGAAGTGTTGAAAATTGCCAGGGATAAAGCTGGAGTAACAACCCCAGTATATCATTTTAATCCAGTTGGAGCTGCTGAAAGTAAAGTTGCTGTAAAAAGATTATCTAATGATGTTCCGGTGACTCCGGTGACTAATCCAGAGAAAATGGGTCTTTCATTATTTAAGACAATGATAGCAGCTGATCCAAAACAAGGGATTGTTAGATTGTTTAACATGGTTCTTCCAGAATTGGAAAAGACTAAACTATTATACTCTCGGGTTAACCTAGAAGCTATAAGCGAATAAGGAGAATAAAATGGAAATTACAATTGCAGAAGTGTTGAAAGGATGTACTCCTGGTCGTATGCAAAGCGCTGGGTATATGCAGATGGTTCCATTACTATCTGAACCTGATATGATTGATAAAAGATTTGGAGCATTTACTGGAATACTATCAAGTACCCATGATTATGGAACAGTTCATTTAGAAAATAAAGAAGACTTTCCAACAATCATGCCCATGGGAACTGCTATTTTAACTACACAAAGTGCTCAGAATCATGCTCTTGGTAAAGTTAAATTAATGACCAGAATGTCCGAATCAAATATTGATACAGCAGCTTGTATCCAGGATACTCAGGGTGGGATCATTAGAAGCGGTGTTCATAGTTTATCAATCCTCCCATATTCAATTCGTGAGAAAGCGTTGGAAATAAAGGATAAGAGAGGTTATAGTAAACTATGGCCTGCTATCAAAGTATTTAATGAGGAAGTTGGGATTGAAGAAGGTAACTACCGTTCCATGGGTCATCTTGAACATTACCTGGAAACATTTGGTGATAAGCTTGACGAGTTCATTGGTCAGTTTGAAATTGTTCCAAATCAAGTCGGAGCAATTATTTTGTTAAATGGTCAAATTGCTGGTGTTGAAAGAGCACCCAATTATGATTTCTGGAAAGAATTGTGGAAACCATTGATTCGTGAATGTTATGGTTCTGCATCTTTGGTATTTGCTAAGAAAGGTGAGAAACCTTCACCACCACTTGGAAGAATGCCGATTAATGATCACTTGGTTAAAAACATTGATGATCTTGAAACTGAATATAATAAGGCTGAAAAACATGAAGAAGATACTGTAAAGAATCTTATTCGGAATTTTATTCAGCAACCATTTACTGCCACTCGGGAAGAAAATGAACCCAATGGTACTATTTGTGTGGATCATCTTAGTGGTGGTCAATTCACTGGACAGATTGTTAGAGACAGCGCATTTGTTGTTTATGCCAGTCTGGTTCCAGATAAGAATGCTCGATTTAATACAGCAGCAGCATTTACAATTTAATAATATGCCTACCTAACACAGTAATTGGTGAGGGTGAAAGCGTCCCGTGGAGGGAACAATGCTAATTGTCGGCAGGGTTCGACCCCCGATAAAAGCGACCGGAGCGAGCATAAAGCGGAGGTCATAAACGCAGATCATGCAAAAGGCATATAGTTGGGGTGGTGATATTAATTTATCATCATCCCAACTAACTATTTTTTTTTTGTATTCTTTTTTATAAAAAAGGTGATGTATGAAATATTTTGAAGATGATGGTAAACCAGTTAAATGTCATAAATGTGGAAGTGAAAAAATTAAATTAACAACTAAAGATATGATTGATAATATGGTATGTGAAGTTGAATATTCATGTGGTGATTGTGGAACATATCTTGCATATTGGTCATATGGATATTTTGAAACGGATTGTTAATTTTAAATACAAATAGAACATATTATAAATGGTCCCATAGCTCAGTGTGTAGAGCATCTGGCTTACATCCAGAATGTCCCTAGTTCAAATCTAGGTGGGATCACCAAAACCAATAAGGAAAAATGAAATGATTGAATCTAAACTAGTGAAAATTAAGAAATTACATAAAGATGCTATTATACCAAAATATCAAACAATAGGTTCTGCTGGATTTGATTTAAGTTCTATTATTGATTGTAAACTTTTTCCAAATCAACAAGAGTTAATCCCAACAGGACTTTCCGTTGAAATCCCATTAGGGACTGAATTACAAATTAGACCTAGAAGTGGACTTGCTAAAAATTCTATGATATCAATAACTAATTCACCAGGTACATTAGATTCAGACTATAGAGGTCCTATAGGAATCATTCTTATAAATCATAGTCCTTTTGTTTTTGAAATAAAGAAAGGTGATAGAGTAGCTCAAGCAGTATTATGTCCAGTGTATCAAGCTAACTTTGAAGTTGTTGATGAACTCTCAAACACAGACCGTGGAGAAAACGGTTATGGAAGCACTGGTAAATAACACTCTTTTTTAGAACAAATTATAAATGGTTATAGGCCCGAATTAAATTTATAATTTGTTTAAGGGAGCGTTAAATGGCTAAAATTGGTAAAAAACGTCTAACTGGAACTAAGTTAAGAGATTACAATTTTATTCACTCACAAAAAAGAGCAAGACAAAGATATAATTTAGTTATATCTAGATCTAATTATGAACAGCTCTGTACGGAGATAAAACAAAAAAAATTTGTATCTCTAACGCGCACCTATAAAAAGAGTTATCAAGAAGTATACAAAGTTAAGTTTAAAAATACAACCTTGTATGTATTATATAAAGAAGATGGTAATAGAATAACAACAATGTTACCTTTTCAAAGATTTGAAAGATTAAAAAAAGAAGCATAATTAAATGCAGAAGTCGGTCAACGGTAGATCACCTGCCTTCCAAGCAGGCGCTTTAAGCATTGCGGGTTCGATTCCCGTCTTCTGCTCCAAAATAAAGATGAGGTCGATATGAAATTTGAATTAATTGGTGATGAACTAAGATCATTTCAACAATGGAATAGTGAACATAAGAAAGTATGTAAATTAATAAACGGTGAAAATCAGCCTGCTATTGGCGGTCGTCTAACATTTTCATTTACTCCAACTGGTTTAGGTCCAGCGATCAGTGTAAAATGCGCTTGTGGTGAGATGCATAATTGCACTAATTATGATTCCTGGTAGTAAACTATATATATTAATATACATAATATAATAAGTATTTGTATATTAATTAAAGGAGATTAATATGAAAAGACAAGCGTTAGTAGATCAATTCAAAAAGGTTGGATTGGTGCTAAAAATTACCAATGGTCCGATTGGTAGAACAACAAATGATGATATCTTTCAAATGGACGTTGGTCGTAAGGTCACTGGAACAAGACGTATTGAATGGTTTGAAATCTGGCCTGGTCATGATGATAACAAAATTCAAATTCTTGATATTGACAATAAACTTAATCAGGTTCTTCTTTTGGTTCATGAACCTGAAAGAATTTTTGAAACAGAAGAGAAAAAGCAAACTGGAAAATGGAGAGATACTCCAGAAGAAAGAAAACAATGGTTTGAAAACAATAGAGTTAAATATCGTGAAACTGAAACTCATTTCTATATCATTGAAAAATCTCCATCTTTTGTTAGGCATTTTCTCATGGGTGTTGATGAACGTCAACTTTTTGTTGCTCAACTCATTAATGGAACAACATCTATTAATGAGGCAAGAAAACAATTAGGAAGTAGTGTTAAGTTTCATGAAGGTGTTAGAAAAATGTCACCTAAACGTCAAGGTGAATGGTTCTTTCTTAGAGCAACCAGAAAACAAGAAGACTTGATTGATTTGTTAATTCAAAAAAATAAAGCATGGATTGTTAAAAAAGCCAATATTGGTGCTTATTCAGGTAAGCCAAGAGGTAATCCACATGTTGCTGATGAATTAGTTGTAATTAATGTTCATCCTGAATCTCTTGAAAGACTTGGTTGGTCTAAAAATAAACGTAAGAGAAATCCTAGAAGAGGAATTCCTATTAGAACAACCCAGGTTTATGTTCGTGGTGCCATTAGGCATATTGATCATAAAACTATTAAGTATTCTCATTGGTATCAGGTTGTTCTTAACAACGAAGGTAATACTGAAAGTGCTACTCAAAGCTGGATAGATTAAATTAAATAGGTGGTATGGTCCGAGAGGCTAGGCACTGGATTGCAAATCCAGATACGTGGGTTCGACTCCCTCTACCACCTCCAATTAAAAGGTGAATGATGAAATCTCAAGTAATGGAATCGTTGGATTTAAAGATTACTGGACATTTGAATTTATTTAAACTAACGTATGAGAATAAGAATGGGGATATAAAACCTTGGTTATTGGCATCCAGAAAAAGTGTGCCTAAAGTAATGTCAAGAGATTTTTCTCCGGATGCAGTTGTTATAATGGCTATGGTGAAAGAAACGCTTGAGTATGTTATTCTTAGAGAGTATCGACCAAGTGTTGATGGGGTAATGATTGAATTTCCAGCCGGGAAAATTGATCCTGGTGAATCAATTGAGGATGCTGTTAGAAGAGAATTAAAAGAAGAAACAGGGTTTGACTTAGTAGGAATAACACATCAAAGTCCGCCCTTATATTCATCCTCAGGAATGACAGATGAATCAATAGTGTTTGTTAAATGTATGTGTGAAGGCGAACTCTCAATAGACGGTCTTGAGGAATCAGAAGAGATTCAACCTTTTACATGTAGTCCTCTTTATCTTCAAGAACTCCTACATGAAGAAAATGTTTTCTATGATGTTAGGTTGTGGATGGCACTTAATACTATTGATATACCAAGGAACATTACAGGGGTTAGAAATAGATAAAAAAGAATAAAAAAGGGTTGCTCATTTAGGACTCTTTTTTTTTTGTATAAATTTTGTGAGATAGAAACATAAACATATAGAACATATTATAAATGATAGAGTCGACTATAAAATAAATAAATTACCATATCTGAGTTGGTCGCAGATTCAAGGTATTAAATTAAGGAAATAAGTAACATGGCACAAGGAACAGTAAAATGGTTTAACGACGAAAAGGGTTTTGGATTCATTGAAAGAGATGGAGCTCCAGATGTATTTGTACATTATTCAGAAATTCAGAGTAATGGTTTTAAAAAATTAGAAGAAGGCGATAAGGTCTCTTTTGATGTAGAAGAAGGTACAAAAGGTCCACAGGCTAAGAATGTAATCAAATCTTAAAGGTGAATCATGGGTGATTGGAGTGTTCCAATATCAATAATAGCGTTATATATTGCTATGTTTATATTTGCAATATTGTGGTTTGAAGAAATTTTAAAAATTAAATTTTATTGTCAACTTTATTTAACAATAACTTGTACTGCAATACTTTGGTGTTTTTATTTAGGAAGCAAAAGTTATACAATAATTTATTCTTCAAATAAAGATGAAGCAGGTGTTAAACGATTTATAGAATTTCCAATCATCTGGATGTAATATGTAATATACAACCACGTTGAGGGATGAAAGATTCCCAAAGTTGAAATCCTTAGGGAGACGAGATATCAATGAACCCTTTGAAGTAAGTAAACTACGTGGTTTACACATTAGAAATTTTCTTTGACATATAGAACATATTATAAATGATGAATTTATATAGGTGATATATGTATGAATGTTATAAATGTGGAAGAGAATTTAGTAAAGCTGAGGGGTTATCCAAACATGTAAAATCATGTGTTGGTAAAAGGTATTGTAAACAGTGTGGCATAGAAACAAAAAATCCAAAATTTTGCTCATCTAGTTGCGCTGAAACTTATAACAATACTCAGTATTTATTAGAAACAAAAAAAGAAGAGGCAGTATCTTATGAACTATCTGCTAAACCTTATTTTGAATTATCAATACATGACAGAAAAGAAATTTTATGGCTTGAACAAAAGCACAAATGTTTGACTTGTGAATTTGATTTGTATGATCCTATAAATGTACCATATGAAATATATCATGTAGATGGTAATGATACTAATAAACAAAGATCTAATGAACAATTGTTATGTTGCAATTGTTATAATATGAAACCAAATTATAGATTCAAAGGTATAAAGCATACTAAAGAATCTAAAAAAATAAAGAAAAAGATGTTAACAATTATGCCCCTATAGCTCAGCGAAAAGAGCATGAGGTTTCTACCCTCTGTGCGCAGGTTTGATTCCTGCTAGGGGTTCCATTTTTAAAAGGTAGATTATGAATAAGATAACAGTTTTATATTGGATAGGATATAATTATTCAGATATAAATATAGACCATGAACAATCATATGACTATTCAGAAAAAACAAAAAATGAACTTATCAATCTATTTTTAGGTCACGGTCATCATGTAATGTTACAACAACGAGATGAAACATTATTAATATCAATAGATGATCGTCAATTTAAACAAAGATAAAAGGAGGTCAACATGAAAAAAATGTATTGGAAAGGTAACTGGGCATAGGTAAATAGACCACCCTAATACAAAGTATAATTTATATTAACGACTAAAATCTAGTTAAAACAAATTATATTTATTATTAGGAGAACTACAAATGACTTTCAAAGAATTAAAAAACAGTATCAAAAAACAATTAAAAGAAACAGCTAACACTATTCGTATTTTAAAAGCAGCAAGAAAACCTCATGTCTATAATAGCAACCCTGCATTATATGATAAGTTAGGTGATCTAGATTCACTCAGGTATAGTATAAGACATAAACACATTGCTTATTGCATGTTTTTCAATGGAACTGAATATGGTGATATTGAAAGAAAATGTAATGAGAGTCCATACATTGGTAGAATTGATCAGTATAAAAAAGAATGGTCTTATATTGTGGAGGCGAATCAAGATGCAAAAACTGTACGTGATAGTGCGTAAGGATCTAAGTCCTTCACAAATAGCTGTTCAAGCAGGTCACGCAGTAGCAGAATATTTAGTTAATGATTCAAAGACTTGGAAAAATGAGATCCTAATTTATTTGGGAGTTCCTGGTCTTAGACAGTTACATAGATGGATGATGAAACTTGATAATCAAGATGTTAAATATACTGCATGGCGAGAACCTGATATTAATAATGAAGTGACAGCAATAGCAAGCACTGGTTCAAGTGAATTTTTTAAAACATTGAACCTATTATAAGCCGGTGTAGCTTATTGGGAGAGCCGAGAACTCTAAATTCTTGATTGAGTAAGTTCGATCCTTACCATCGGCACCAAAATAATAATCATCCTGGGGATTAAAATATGTATTATACACTTTATAAAACTACCAATATATTAAATGGGAAATTTTATATTGGGTGTCATAAAACAAATGATCTCCATGATGATTATATTGGTTCAGGCAAATATTTAACTAATTCTATTAATAAATATGGTATAGAAAATTTTATCAAAGAAATAATGCAATTATTTTTTTCATCTGAACAAATGTATGAGATGGAAAGTTTATTAGTTGATGAAAAATTTGTTGAAAGAAAAGATACTTATAATTTAAAAGTTGGTGGTGAAGGCGGTTTTGATTATATTAATGAAAATGGATTAAAATGTAAAACTCCTTTTATGTCTGATGCATTTATTAATGCTAGAGAAAAAGTAATATTAAAAAGAAAAACCGATCTTGAATATGCTAAACAACATTATAAAAAAACAAGAGAAGGTTTAAAAAAATATTATAAAACTAATTATAATGCATTTAAAAATCAACAACATACTGAAGAAACAAAAAAGAAAATAGGTTTAAACACCTCTTTTCATCAAAAGGGTAAAAAAAATTCTCAGTATGGGACAATGTGGATAACCGATGGTATTAATAATAAAAAAATAAAAAAAGTTTCTATGATTCCAGAAGGTTGGAATAAAGGTAGAAAATTGAAATAAGTCCCTGTATACCCTCTGATTACGAACCAGATGAAAGGTTAACGGACACATGGAGGTTCGAATCCTCTCAGGGATACCAAAAGTAAGCACCGGAGTTATCGGTGAAAAGATTGCTGGTGGAAGTCAACATGTTCATGCGATGGGGTTTAATTGGAGGGTATCTACGAATGCCCTCCAATTATTCCGTTGGAAAATTTATACAAAAAAAAGAGACTTACCACATATGTAATGTGTGCTCTTTTTTTGTATTAATTTAATTTATATTTTAATTCTTTAACTTTTCTATTAAATTCATCAACTTTACTTTCATATTTTTTTCTGGCTTCTTTCATTCTATGATCTGATGATGTTGTGAGACCTAAAAATATAGCTGTATTTAAATTAAGTTTAATTAAATCCAATTCAATTTGCATCTCATTAATTTTTTCAATAATATTTGACATAATGACTTATTTTTCCTTCTTTTCAGATTTCTTTTCTTCATCTTCATCAATTTTCTTCAAAAACCAATAACAATTAACAAATAAATTTTTAGATATTTGTTCATCTGTTATGTCTTCCGCCATTATTATTCTCCTTTAAATTCAAAGGTTGTAACAAAGATAATGTCTTAGCGGATATATAAACATTGATATAACCCATTACCTTTGTCACACCCTTATTAAGATTGCTAAGATGAACCTTAGTAAGAGTGTGACCGACATTAGTTTTCCTTCCCCAATGCCTTCGGAAGTTTAAAAATTTTATTTTTTCTTTGCGAGATATATCAATCCCCAAAGAACCAGCCCGACCATAACTATGTATGGCCAATAATTACAGAAAAATAACATATTTTTTCTCCATAAATTAATAATTAATAGTATAAGTATAACCAAATTCATTATACTTAGATACATCCACATCCTTTATTGCTCCAGCCTTTTTTAGAACTATTATAGCTCTAAAAATATGCATAACAGGAACATTAGGAAGTAACTCAGTCACATCTTGATCCCGAAAGAAAAATGGGAACCCATTCCAATTATAATCTGTTTTAGAATGACGATCTTGAAGAGTTCTAACTGCTGCCAGGACTTGAATAAATAAATTCATGTTATTCTCCTATAAAAAATTATATATACCGGAATATCTGAGTGATAATCCTTATATGCTATTACTCAATAATATATATAGTAAATCCATCTAAATGGGATCCCTAAATAAGAAACTATTTTCAACAAAAGGAACATATTATAAATTAAAGGAGAATGATTTATGAGCGAAACAATTATTGTAGCACCACATTCAGACGACGAAATTATTGGATGTTTTCAAATTTTGGACAACCCAGATATAAAACCTATTATTATTTACACAGAAGATATGGACAAAGAAAGACAAAATGAATGTAGAGGAATAAGAGAACATTTCTCAATTAAAGGTCAAATGTTTCTCCATAGTATCCCACCTCAATTTTTAAATACATTAAATACATTTTATTTTCCAGGTCCTGATGAAATTCACCCAGCTCATAGAACTCAAGCAGCTATAGGTGAAGCGTTGGCAAGACAAGGGTTGAATGTTATTTTTTATTCTACAAATATGAATGTTCCTTTTATTGAGGAAGAAACATTTCCAGATAGAAAAAAAGAAATGTTAGATAAAATTTATCCTAGTCAATCTGATTTATGGAAGTATGACCATAAGTACTTTTTGTTTCGTGGATTTATGAAATGGATCTTCTAAGTAATATAGTTGGTTGTATATCATTAATAACAACTGTCATTGGAATGTATTATGTTTCTAAAAAAATAAAAACTGGTTTTATATATTATAGTATAAGTTTAATTGCTCAATTGATTTTATTTATACTAATATCTAATTGGTTTTTAGTTTTACAAATGGTAGTATTATTATCATCTAATGTATATATTTATTGGAAATGGAGAAAAGACGATGTCATTAGTAATAATTGAAGATGATATATTAGAGAAATGTATTGATAAATGGGGTGCTAATTTTCAGGTTGAATTAGCAGTAGAAGAGATTGGTGAATTAATTGAACAATTAGGTTCAACTCTTAAATCAATTAATCAATATAAAAGAGATAGAATTGGGTTAGAAAGATTAATGGAAGAATTTGCTGATGTATTTTTAATGATGCAGCAAATGAGAGCAATTGATCAAAAATTATTTGATGATATTTCTGAATATAAAGTGGAGAGATTAAAGGAGAGATTAGAAAAATGAAAGATCTTAGTTTTGTATTGAGTATTGGTAGTAGTGAAGATGGGGAAATAGCAAGTAGACAATTAACTGTTGAATGGAATAAAGAATTAGAAACTAATATGAAAGTATATCATAATTTAGATCTTAAAAATTCTATTAGTGGGATACTTTTAGATCAAATAAAAGAATCAATTACTTTAGAATTAATAGAAGAATTAATAGATGATGCCTTAGAGGTGAATTAAATGAGTAGATTAATTTATGTTCCTCAATATCCAGCTAACATGCGCTATCAGGAATGGTGGCTTTCTGAGTTCACTAAAGAGTTTGAAAAAGAATATGATGAAGTAGAAATTCTTGGACTAAATTGGTTGGTACAAAATATGGATTATGTTAGTAGTGAATATGATACAGCCATGTTTTCTCCAATTAATAAAGCTGCTAGATTTGAAACATCACAAATGGATGACTATATGGCTCTTGATATACGTGATGATGATACCCTATTTCTCTCTGACATAAGCTTTCCTGGGTTGTTTTGTAATGTCCTATACCATAAGACGTGTCCAAAAATGTACGCGTTCTGCCACGCCACATCGCTTAATAAGTATGATTATTTTGCACCTATGCGTAAACATAAAAAGAAAATTGAATTAAATCACGCTCAGTTATTTGATGGTATTTTCTTTGGAAGTTATTATAGTATAAATAAAACTAAATGGTCTGAAAAAGGTATTAAGTGTCATAGAGTAACACTACCAGCGCCTCCAGAAGATTTAATTAAACCAGTCCATGTCAGTGATTATAGAGATATTGATATTGTTTCTGTTTGTAGACCTTCTATTCAAAAGGTAAATAAAAAACTTGAGAAAAAAGTTGAACAAGCTTTAGGTATTAAAATACATAGAGAAGAAGTTAATACTTGGGAACAGTATAATATTTTACTAGCCAGATCAAAAGTATTACTAATTTCGACAAAAGAAGACACTTTTAACTACACGATCATGGATGCTATTAGATGTGGTTGTATTCCGTTGGTTCCTAATACATTATGTTTCCCTGAAATTGTTCCATTGTATTGGCGATATAGTCATGCAGGAAATTTAATTTTAAAATTGCAACATATATTTAATGATAAAACATTTATTTTACCAGAAATGATTTGTCAAGATGAAGTTGATAATTTTTTTAAAAATATAATTAAAATAATGAAGAGGTAAACATATGTTATGTGATTATGGTTGTGGTAAAGAGGCTACTCACCAATTTAAAAACGGTAAGTGGTGTTGTTCTAAACTATCAGTACATTGAGCTAAAATAGTTTCTATTAGGTCAATAGAAATAAAGAAAACTGCTAATACTCAAAAACATAAAGATAAAATGAGTAAAGTAATTAAAAAAATATGGAAAGACCCAAATCATATTTATAATGATAAAGAACATCAGAAAAAGAGAAATAAAATCTTAAGTAAAGCTCATTCTAAACCAGAAACAAAAAAACTTAGATCAAAAATAATGAAAGAAAAATGGAAAGATAAAAATTCTGGATTGAATAACTCTAAAAGAAGTGAAGGAGCTTCAGAATCAATGATAAAAGTTTGGAGTTCTCTTAGTGAAGAAGAAAGAAATCAGTGGTGTATTAACTGTTCTGTAGGATGGACTGAAGAAAAAAGGATAGAAAAATCTAAAGTTGCTAAACAAAAATGGTCAGAAGATGATTATAGAATTAAAATGAAAGATGGTAGACATAACTCTCCAAATAAGGAAGAAGAACAACTAGAAGAATTATTAAATAATTTATTTCCCAATGAATATAAATTTGTAGGAAATTTTGATTTATTTATAAATGGTAAAAATCCAGATTTTGTAAATATTTTAAGTAAAAAAGTTATAGAATATTTTGGTTCTTATTGGCATAGTGAATTAATGACAGGTGAAAAAGAATATATTCATGAAAATAAAAGAATAAATCATTTTATAAATAGTGGATATAATTGTTTAATTATTTGGGATTTTGAATTTAAAAATAAGAAAGAACTTATTAAAAAATTAAAAAAATTTAATCAGGAGATATTATAATGCCTTTTCGGACTTTTTTTGACTGGTGTTTTGATGGAAACATTAAAAATGAAATACCTAGTGGTGAAGGGGTTCCTGAGATTTTAAAATATAATTCACCAATTCATTCAGATTTTTTGATGAAATCTTTTGTTACAAATGGTAAGTTGAATCATTACTTAAATAAATATCTTAATAATATTGGAGTTAGATATATTAGTAAAGAAGATTTATTTTATTTTTATAAACAATGTGTAATTGATTTTAAAATTAAAAGAGGTGATATTCATTATGTTGGGTGGTCAAAAAATGATATCTTATTTACTAAATTATCAAAGAAAAGACCTTTATTAAAGAAAGATGAAATACAAATATTATGTGAAATAATTGATAAATCAGATGATAAGGATTCTATATATAGGTCACTTGGTATTGATAAAAAAGAAGTAGAGAAAAAGAAAATAAAAAAGAAAGTCACCAAGATAAGTAGTAAGAATTTTATTGCTCAAAATTTTGGAATAATGTAGGAGATTTTTATGAATTGTCATAATTGTAAAGCAAGTATGAAAAAAATGGGACAAACCAATACCTGGATACAAAAACATTTTTACTGGTGCCCAGAATGTGGAACATTTGCAATAGAAGAACACGACATTAAACTCCAACCAGATACTATATGGTATAAACCAGGTTATTTATTAGAATTTAATAAGGGGAAGAAATGAAAATAATGCAATCATTTGCAGATTGTTTAGGTTGTAAATTAATTGATGCAGATTCATGCATTATGGATACTAATTCAAGAGCTGATTTAACCCAGGTTGATGTTGTTTTTGTTGCCGAAAATCCAGGTAAGGATGAAATTAAACAAGAGAAACCAATGGTTGGTAGATCAGGAAAAACATTCAGAAAATTTTTTGACCAATATATTAAAAAAGATTATAAATGGCTATTAACCAATGCTGTTATGTGTTTAACATTAGATGAAAAAGGTAATACAGGAACTCCTGATGACGAAACAATTGAAAGATGTAAAGTAAATTGTTTTAATATAATTAAAACTTGTAAACCAAAATTGATAGTACTTCTTGGGACTAGTCCAATGAAAGCATTTGGTATTGCTGAAAATGGAGTAACCAAAAGACGTGGTCAATTTTTTAAATGGGAAGGGTTTGATGTTCTATTAACAATTCATCCAAGTTATGTTAATAGGGATAGAAAAGAAAGAGAACCTATATTTGAAGAAGATATAAAAACTGCGGCTGAGTTTCTTAGTTCTGATGAAGTGGGAAGTTTTGATCTTACTCCAAAAACAGCATTTACTAATGATAGTTTAGCAGTTGGTAATAAAGGAATCTATAGATATCAAATACCAAAAAAGTTTTACACAGAAGACTATAGATTGGTTGATATACAATTCCTGAGTCGAGCTGAGAAGGTCTTATACATTTTTAGGGATAAGGATAACAATAAAGTATATCACACTGAAAATGATGACTATTACTGTTATCAATCACCTGCTGATGTTGAGGCAAGAAAGATTGTGTCTTATGATAAATTAGATATTGTTAAATTGCCTTATAAAGATAAAATAAAATTAAATAGTGATATAACATATGAAGGTGATTTAAGAATAACTGTTAAACATGCCTTTGATTACTATGCCCAAAACAAAGGTGAAGCAAAAAGAATATCATCTAATATTATGTTTTGTGATATTGAAATTGATGTTGGAATTAACAATCAAACATTTCCTCAACCAAGTGAAGCATTGTATCCAGTTGATTTAATCACAAGCATATTTCAAACACCTAAAAAGAAAATTTGTTATATATTGGATAATGGGTCAGAAGAAATTAAACCAATTGAAGATGTTGAATTTAAAATCTTTAAAAATGAAAAGAATTTAATTTTAGCATGGATTAGAGATTTTAAATTTTATGATCCTGATTTTATGTCTGGTTGGAATTTTATTGGTTTTGATATGGAATATATGTTCAACAGAATGAAGAGACTTAAAATTCCAATTTCAACTATGTCAAAATTTAAAGAGTTTTATTGTGATGGTGAAAGATTTTTATGTAAGTTACCTGGTTGTATTGTATTGGATCAGATGCATCTTTATAAAATGTTTACCTTTACTAAAATGGAAAATTATAAATTAGACTTTATTGCTTACCATGAATTAAAAAGAAATAAATTGGAGTTGCCTGCAAAGTTTAATAAAATGTATTGGGAGCATTTGAATACTCTAATTGAATACAATGTTTTAGATACTGTATTGCTTGAAGAGTTGGAGAATAAAGTAAACCATATTAATCTTTTAAATGAGTTGAGGACTATTTGTACTGCAAGTTTTGAAGCAGCTGCTTCACCTCAAAATCAGGTCGATTCAATTGTTGTTAATTTTTTAAGAGAAAAAGGTCTTTCATCTAAGAATGCTGAAACCCATGCTAAAAAGAAATACCCTGGAGCATTTGTATTAACTCCAGACCCAGGCATTTATGATACAGCAGTTGACTTTGATTTTAAATCTCTATATCCATCTCTTATTAGAACTTATAACATTGGACTAAACAACTTTATAATGAGAACAAAAGAACCCATATTAGGTTATGATCTTGCATATAATAGAGATTTACTTCCGGATAAAATTTCAATGATAATGGATCCAATGTTTTCAAATAAAGAAGTTGTAATGAATAAAGAAGATATCTTTAAACAAATTGAAGATGAAGAATTGATTCATACAGTTAATGGTTGTTTCTATACTAACCATGAAAAAGAACTTTCTTGGTATAGTTTAATTCTGGAGAATCTTCTTAATTCCAGAACCAATTATAAAAACTTAATGTTTAAAGCTAAAGATGAAGGCAACAAAGAATTAAAGGAATTGTATTTTACTAAGCAGTTAGTATATAAGGTTGTCGCAAATACACTTTATGGTGTCATTGCTAATAAATCATTTAGATTCTTTAATTTAGCTTGTGCAGCAGCTATCACATTAAGTGGGCAAGAGGCATTGAAAGCTTCTGTTATTGAAGGTAATAATTATATGTCTCATTTAAAAACTGGTGATGCATTAGTTAGAGAACCAATAGCAAGTAAAGTTGAAATGTATCATGATCCTGAATCACCAACTGGAGCATTTCCAACAAGAGAATTTGATTATATAATAACAGGAGATACCGATTCAATTTTTTGTTGTTTTGAAGCATTTAAAGGTGATAAATCAGATGAAGTAATACATGGACATTGTGGAAAAATTCAAGATTATTTGAATGGTGAAATAATGAAAGAAATAGTTGAAGCTCATAATGTTAGATTTGAAGAATGTAAATTAGTTTTAAAAAATGAGTTGATTATTTCAAGAGGATTATTTCTTGCTAAAAAGAGATATGCTATTCATGTAACTAATAATGAAGGCGTTAAATGTGATGAAGTTAATTACATGGGAATTGAAGTTAAAAGGTCCGACTTTCCAAGTCATTCAAAAGTGTTTCTAAAAGAGTTACTTGATATTGTTTTAAAACAAGAGAATATAACAGTACCAAAACTTTTTAAATTTGTTCATAGTAAAGAAAAAGAGTTTAGAAAATTAATTTTACAAGGAAGTAAAACAGTAGGCCGTCCAGTTTCTTTTGGTAAAGAGCTAAAGAAATATAAAACTATACCTCAAGGGGTAAGAGCTATGTTAGCTTTTAATGATATCTCATATACAGCACATTACCCTGGTTCGAGGGGATATATGTTTAGGGTTAGAGGGATTGATTATACTAAGGCGCCACAGGAAGTAATTGATAATTACGAAAAGAATTTTATTGTTAAAGGTAGAAAGTTAGAGGTTATAGCTATACCTGATGAAGAAGATTTTTTGCCAGATTATTATATTCCTGATGTTACAGGTAATCTTGATTTTGCTTATACAGCAAGATATAAATTAATGTTGGATCCATTAATTAAAGTCCAACAGGCACAAAGGATATTAACTATATGAAAGAAATAAGAGATTATGATTGGTATAGTAACGAATGGCCATTTTTATTTCAAGTTGAAGATTTAAAAAGAGATTTAAAAACTAATGGAGTTTTGGGTCATTGTAAAAATAAAAATTGTAAACATTCTGTGGAAAATGATGGATGGTATTTGTTAAATAATGCTGATCTTTATTATAGAAATTGGGGATTAATAAGAAATTGGGATACTTATAATTTTTATTGTAGTCAAGAATGTAAAGAAGAATGTCCTATATATGGTAAAACAGCTTCCGCATTAATTAAACAATATGGATTAATTATAACTGATAATGATGAAGATGCTGATGAATGGGGAAGTGAACCTTATACTTCATCAGAAAAACAAGAGTGGAGAATAAATGTTTTTGAAAGAGAAAATGGGAAGTGTCAATTTTGTGGAGGAAAAGCAATACATGTTCACCATGAAAAACCTGTTAAAACTCACCCAATATTTGCATTAGATCCTGATAATGGTATATGTGCTTGTATTAAATGTCATTATAAATATGGACATAAAACAGGAACCCCATGCTCTACTGGAAATTTAGCTCAAACAATTTGTAAAAAAATTGTGAAGGAGGTATCATTATGAAAAGAGATTATTCAAATTTTATTGATGAAACTTATATACATAATGAAGACTTAGTACCATGTATAAAAGAGGAAATTAAAAAAACTATTAAGGAAGATCCTATAGATGATGCAGTTGAAAATATTATGGAATTAATATTTGAAACTAGATATGAATGGTAGGAAATAATTTAACATAATAAGAACATATTATAAATTAAAGGAGAGCTATGGAAACCGTTAAGCTAATCGAATGTATTAACACATGGCAGGGAGAAGGTGTAGATACCGGACAAAGAATGTTGTTGTGTAGATTTAAGTATTGTAATAGAAAATGTTCTTGGTGTGATACTCTTGTTAAAATGAGAGCAGTCCAGGAAGCTGAATTTAAATTGGCCAAACTTCAAGAAATTATAGATGAAGAACGCACTGGTTTAATGATAACAGGTGGTGAACCAACATTTTCAAGTCAGTTGCAACAAACAATTTCCATGTTAAATACTTTAGATTATCCTGTTGCTAATGTAGAAACAAATGGTTTAGGGTTGTTGGAATTGATTAAGGAAGTTAGTCATGATAAAAATGTTCATTATAGTTTTTCACCAAAATTATTCAATGATCAAGATATTGAAGATGCACTTGACTTAGCAGAAATACTTAGTTCTAACCCTAATGTATTTCTAAAAATTGTATTTGGATATGAAAAATTAACTATAGAATTTATTGAAGATGTTATTAAATTCTTTCCTGCAAATAGGATTTATTTAATGCCTCTTGGTAAAGATAGAGATCAAATGTTTGGTAATGCTCCAGACGTATTTGATGCAGCAGAAAAGTATAAAACTAACATTAGTAGTCGTATGCATCTTGTATATGATTTTGTGTAGTTTGTTATGAAAAATAAAAAATTAATCGACTGGTTAAGTGAATACCCAGATGATTATGATATTAATTTTTCTCAATATACCTCAATAATTGACGAAGATACTGATGAAGAATATTTCATAGTTTTAGATGATCCAATTGTTGGTATATTGAAAAATGATGATACTAAAGAAATTCGTTTATTCACAAGATCAAGTAAAGAGAGAGTTGTAAAACAAATAGAATCTGGTGAAAACTGGAAAAAATTAATTTAAGGGGAACTAAAAATGGGTATGATTCCAATCGCAGTAGGTGACAATGTAATTTGTAAGGCAATCGCTGAAAGTATGAAAACAGATGGTGGTCTTTATATTCCATCAACTGCACAGAAACAGCTACCACAGAAAAATGCAGTAGTTGTATCAGTTGGTGAAAAATGTGAATCTATTTTTAAAACAGGAGACACAGTAGTTGTACATCAGCAAGCTGGACAAGCAATGGTATATGGTAAAGATGTTTATATGGTTTTTAAAGAACCAGAAATTTATGGTATTGTAGATAGAGCTGAGATGACCGAAGCAGAGGCTATTGACGAAACTATGAAACGTAGATAAATAAAAATGGGGAAGTGTTATAGATATTTAATAACACTTCCCTTTTAAGGAGAATAAAATGGGTGAAAAACCATATATAGAAACTAAGCGAATTATGATTGATAGAAAATATAATCCTAAGTATGGTGACGATAAAATTTGTAAATGTGGTCATCCATATTATAGACATTTTGATAGTTATGAAAATATGAACCCTTGTGGTTGTAAATATTGTGATTGTTTTACATTTGAATTAAAAATAAATGTTGTTAATTATTTAGTTCATATTACTGATACTGGTAGACGAACGATTGAATGTGAAACGAAAGAACAAGTTTACGATGCCCTTGGTGAAACATCATTAGGAGCATTATATGAAGTAACTAGTCCTACTGGTAAAGATATAGAAGAATTTATTCCATTTTAAGGAGAAAAAAATGATTTTAGTGAAACCAAGTTTTGAGATTAGAACTGATCTCGATGGTATGAAAATGCTTAGAAACATTGAAGAAGCTGGTAGAGTATGTTATAAATCAGAAGATAAAATTACTGATGAATCTGCTGAAAAATTTGTGAGAGGAATTATAAAAAGTGGTCATCATTCAGTGATTGAACATGAATCATTGAGCGTTAAATTTATTTGCGACCGTGGTGTTACTCATGAAATGGTAAGACATAGACTTGCTGCTTATTCTCAAGAAAGTACTAGATATTGTAACTATGGTAAAGATAAATTTAAAAATCAAGTTACTTATATTATTCCGGTTTGGTCAAATATTCCAGAAGGAGTGTACAACGATACATATATTTGTAAAACAGGCGGTGAACAAATATGGTTTAATGCTATGCTTAATTTAGAACAAGATTATTTAAATCTTTTAAATGTAGGTTGGGTTCCTCAACAGGCTAGATCTATTCTTCCAAACTCATTAAAAACTGAAATTGTAATGACATGTAACGTTAGAGAGTGGAGACATGTATTCAATTTAAGAACTTCAATGGCCGCTCACCCTCAAATTGTTGAAGTTATGAAACCACTACAACAAAAACTTCAAGAGATGGTCCCAGTAATTTTTGATCAGGAAAAGAAAGTTAATAAATAGAGGTAACTAATGGAAATTATATCCAAAGACATTAAAATAAATAAAGATCTTTTTGATCAAACTTATCCTTTACTAGATAAGTTTAAAACTTTAGCTCCAGGCACATTTAAACATTCCCAAAATGTAGTTAATATGTGTGAAACTGTAGCTGTTGAATTAGGACTTAATGTCGATGTTTTAAAAGCAGCAGCTTTATATCACGATATAGGTAAGATGAATAATCCTACATATTTCGCTGAAAATCAAGGTGATGATAATATTCATGATACATTAGACCCACATGTTTCATATCAAATTATTTCGAGACATGTAGGTGATAGTGTTTTATATCTTATTCAAATAACTGATTTACCTTTTGAAGTTATAGATATTGTTTCCCAACATCATGGAAATACTGTTTTGCAAGCTTTCCATAATAAATCTAAAACTGAACCGGAAGATAAATTTAGATATAAATGTTCTAAACCAGAATCAGCAGAGGCATTAATTCTAATGTTATGTGATTCAGTTGAAGCAACAACAAGAGCTATGTATAATGCTGGAAATGGTAATGAAGATTTTATCAATAAAGCAATAGACGGTACTATATCTAGATTGATGGATGATCAACAATTAGACAATATGAAAATTGGCACGTTAAATACTACTAAAAAAATTCTTGTTAAAGAACTTGAAAGTATTTATCATAAACGAGTATCATATGAAGATGAAACACCAACAATAGCTGAAGCACGGATAGAAGAAAATAAATAGATGTAGAAATTATTATGAAATTCAGTAACATATTATAAATATAATATAAGCGAAAGAGTGAGGAAATTATGTCAGATAGTAACTATGTATTAGCGGGATTTGAAACTTTAGCTACATACTTTAAAAATTTTTCAGTTAGAAATTTACAAGGTAATTGGGATGATAATTTCACACCAGAAATTATGTCAAACTTTTTATCCCAGACATGTCATGGTTTCCTGCATTCTTTTGGTCAAAATTTTACAGGGAAAAAGAAATATGATAAATATGTAGCTACAGAGGCAGCATTATTTAGAGACTGTAGGGCATTTGGTATTTTTAATGATTGTAATTTTATAGCTGATAGTGGCGGTTTTCAAGCTTCTATTGGTCGTATTGATGAACATGAAACTGATAGACTTGTCGACTTATATCATGAGTTTTTGACCAATGAACATGATTGTATTGACAAAGCTTTTATTCTCGATTTACCTCCGGGTCCTGGTTGTAAACTATTTAAGAATTTCGATGATGTTTATTATGGAAATGAGAGAACTTATAATCTTGCAAAAAATCTTCCAGATGAAGCAAGAGAAAAAGTTATTTATATTCACCACTTTAGAACTCCAAAACTATGGGATATATTCACTGATCTATTAAATTCGGATGGGATGTTTGATGCATTTCAACATTTCGGTACTGGTGGTATTGTAGCTAATATGTCTTCTGATACTGCTATACCATGTATTATATATGTATTGCCATTAATTCCTGTATTGAAAAAAGCTAAAGAAGCTGGTCGAAAAGAACTTGACTTTCATATTTTGGGCGGTGCTAATTTTAGAGATATCTTCTTCTATGAAATTTTTCAAAAGATTGTTAAAGAAACACATGATATTGAATTAAGAATTAGTTATGATAGCTCTGGTGTATTTAAAGGATTGATGCGTGGTCGAACAATGCATATTTTGGATGATCAAAATATTGTAAGAAAAATAGATGTTCGGTCTAATTGTCTTGATAAAGGATATATCACCAATGATAAAATGAATGTTGAAGATATTATTAAATATAAAATGGATGATATGTCTGATAGATTCAACTTAAAAAAATTAGATCCATTTCAAATATACTGTCCTGATTCAGGTACCTTCCCAGATAACTTTAGAATGTATGCTGCTATGTTAGTATTAAGGACATATGCAGATGTTCAATTAATGTTAAGACAAAAAGCACATGATCTATATCCAGTTTATCAATCAGGTGATTTACAAGAATTTACCCAACAATGTTTGACCGTAACTCAAAATGTTAACCAGGGTAAAATAACTAGAAAACAAAAAGCTAAAACTAACTCATTAATTAATTCAATAAAAATGCTTGTTAACTTGGATGAAGATTATTGTAAATATATTGTTAATAAACATTTGGCAAAGGATGAGTTCACTGATTTAAATCATACAACAAGATTACTAACGGTGTAATTATGGATAGAACACAGCCATTAGAACCAGGCGATGTTGTATGTGATCAATGTAATGGTACAGGAGAACCTGGTAATAATAAAATTGATCCTGATGATAAACTTAGTATGGTTCCATGGTATTGTGATAAATGTGGCGGAACTGGGAAACTTGATTGGATAGAAAACATAACTGGAAGAAGATCAAGAATGTTTTCAATTAATTGGGAGAAAGAGTTTTCAACAGATTATACTTATAGAAGCGTTGAAGAGCAAAAAATGTTTGAAAAAGCAGCACAAAAAATTGCTGATGATATTGACCGAGATATTATAAAAAGGATTACAGATGGAGTTGAAACTGGAAGCTGGGGAAATAATTTGTGATAAATGCGATGGCAAAACATTTATTCAATATACTGAAAAACGAGGTAATGGTTTCTATCCAATGAAAATGGTTTGTCCTAAATGTAAAGGTCATGGTAAATTAGATTGGGTAGAAAATATAACTGGAACTAAAAAAGAAGAAAAAGATCCATACCCAAGTCTTGCAAATCATTTCATGACCTGGGGTTGGAGTGAACCAGAACCAACTAAAAAAACATACCAAGATATTAAATGGGATATAAATCCAAGGTTTAAAAAGCAATTAGAAAGACGTATGATAAAAGATTTAAACAAATCACGGAGGTGATGTTTGATAACAGAAACATTTCTAAATTCATGTTATAGTGTTGTTATAAACAAGACTATAAAAATTAAAAAAAATAAAGCATTATATAGAGATATCCTTTTAGTTTTAAATTTCCATGAATCTAAAGAACAGCTTGAAATTCCTATGGGAGTAAAAACTAAATTTGATTGTTTAAAGAAAATATGTCAAATGAAGTTGGATGACAAGTCAACTCAAAATTCTATTGATAGTTTGATGTATAGTAAAAAATATCAAGGACTGGGAGATTTTTTAGAATTTAAAAGAACTGAAGTAATAAATGATACTAGTGCTGTTGACATAGTTAAACAAATTAGACTTAAAAAGACTTATAATTCTCTATTTGATAATTATGATAATTTAAGTACATTTGTTAATCAATTTAGAGATGGTTCATTTGATAGTTTAGATGATTTAGCTTTGGATTATGAAAATATCATTCAACAAATGTATCTAAATATGATGAATGAAAAAAGAGGAGTTTCAATTGAGTCCTCAGCTTCATTAGATTTAGCAGCAGATGATTATACACATGTATTGGATTTAATTGTTAAAAAATATGAAAGAAAAAATACAACTCCAACTGGTTATGCAATTCTTGATAATGAAGTTTTAAATGGAGGTGGTGAACCGTCTCGTATCTACATAATTGCTGGAGCACCTGGATCAGGTAAATCAACTTTCTTAAATAATATAATTGTTAATGCGGCAACTCAAAGTGTTGATTTATTTGAAGAGAAGAGAGATCCAGTCGAAGCAAAGGTAGAAGGTATTGAAAATGTTTATATTTATATAACCCTTGAAAATACTATTGAGGAATCTCTATTAAGAACATATCAACCATTATTTAAAAAAGATAAAAATGATGTATTAAGAGATATATCAAATGGAGTTGATATAAAGAAAAAAATAAATGATAAGTTGAAAGCTTGTAAATCAACTATCATAATGAAGTATTTCCCTGCTATGAGCGTATCATCGTTAGATTTAATGGCTGTTGTTGATGATGCCATTGCTGAATATGGTAAAGGCACCATAAAGGGTTTATACGTTGATTATTTGGATTTAATGAAATGTGATACTAAATATGATATGTATAGACTTGAGCTTGGTCATATCACATTATCAATGAAAACATTAGCAGTTGAATATAATATACCTGTGTGGCTTCCTACTCAATTGGGTAGAGGTGCATATAGAGTTCAAAATGCAGGAGAGTTGAGTTTGGATCAAATTACAGAATCAGTTAAAAAGGTTGAGCATGCTGATTTTGTTTTATTGATGACAAGAGATCCAGTTAATGACAATAGAGTATATGGAAAAGTCGGTAAGAATAGAAGTGGTGTAAGTAATGTTAGTTTAGAGTTTGATGTTAATTTTGCACATTTTAGATTTAATAGTGTTAGAAAAATTAACAATCCAGCAGCTCCAGATGCAATATCAAATCAACAACAAGCAAATAATTTTGTACCTATCCCAATATCAAATAAACCATTGATTACTAAACCATCAAGTACTATTCCTAAAAGTTTTGGTGGGATGGGTGAAATTTTTTAAGAAACAAACTCACTTCAAGAAGACTTCCCATATAGAACATATAATAAAGTTAATCAGTTAAAAACATTTATTTGTATTATACACTATAAGGAGGAGTTATTATGAATAAGAGAGTTAATTATATGGAGCTTTTAAAAGAATCTGTTGCTGATCGTGCTCATGACACCACAAAATCAGTAGATGTAAAAGGCCCATTTTTGGATCCAATTCTTGGTTATGACGGTGGCGGAGAGCTTACTACCTTTAAAGATGCTTCATCTATTTTAGAAAGATATTATTTCAATCAAGATGCTGACAAAGGTGTTTCTGTTACTAATGAAGATGCCACTATCCCACAAGTTGGTGATAACAAAGGTGCTTTAAAAGATGTTCCAGAAGACGTTGATAAATCTAAAGCAGATGCTAAAAAAGCAACTGAATTAAAAGAAGATGAATTGATGGAAGACGACCTTCTTGAAGATGATGTTGAAAATGCAGTTATTGAAAGATTAATTGCTGAGATGGAAGAAGATGAAGGTCTTCTTTTTGAAGATGAAGAAATGTTAGAAGGAGAGAGTGCACCTCAAGACCCAGCTGCTAAATTTCATAAAACATCTGGTTTAGATGGTGATGATGAATCTATTGTTGATGGCGACGATCATGATGGTGGAGAAGGTGCTGTTAAAAAAGCTACTTTCCCTGCTGGTTCTGACGGTGTTGGTAAAGGCATCAAAGCCGCTATGAAAGAAGATTTAGATATATTTGACGATCTTCTTCAAATGGAAGCAGAAGATGCCGAGGCAGGTATTGTTCCTGGTGGAAAAGAAAAACCAGAAGACGATGAAGACGATGTGGTTGATGTTGATAAAGAAATGAAAGACGTCAAAGAATCTGGTTCGCCAATTGGTAACCCAGGTACTGCTGACGAATTTGAAAATCTTGAAGAAGCATTTGATATCTTTACAGAGGCAATGGAAGATGATGATGACGATGATGACGATGATGATGACGATGAAAAACCAGCTAAACTTGGTGATAAAGATATAGTAGTTTAAATAATTTAATACATGTGAGTGTGTATATCATGCTCACATGTATTAAAATCCGTAAGAAAAGGAATTATTATGAAAGAGAAAATAATAAAAGTAAAAACTGTTAATAAAATGCTTCTTATAAAAGGAAAATTATCAAGAACTCCTTTAGAAGCAATTATTAAAAGCGAAACTGAGTTAAAACTCTTAAAAGCTTCAATGATACATCAATGTATTGATTTTGTGGTAGAAGATTATATTAAACCAGAACCAATTAAAAAATCAATAGAAAAACCAATTGCTACAAAGAAAAAAATAGAAAAGAAAAAAATAGAAAACCCTACAACTATACTTGAGAAATTATCAATTGAAACTGACGAATAATTTTTAATCACAGGAAAAATAAATGAAAAAGATTATTAAAATTTTACAAACGAATGTCGAACCACTATTGATTGTGGATGAAGATGATTCAGAATTAAATGAATATATTCAAAATCTTTCTAATCTATTATCAGTAGGACATGTAACTATATTAGAAACAAGTTCTTCAAGTCATATTGTTAGACCACAAAAAATTATTTCTATAAGTGTTACTGAAGAAGGAACAAGAAAAAGAAAATATACTAAAAAGAAAGATATAAAAGAAGAACCAAAAGAAATTTCTATTGAAACTAAAATACATGAGGATATAATAACAGATGGATAATATAAATCCTACAGCTATCATTGGTATATTATCGGCAACCTTTATATTATTTATTTTTATAAAAAATATATTTAGACAAAGCCCTGATCAATATAAAAAAAGACAATCTTATGTTGACAAACATGAACAATATATGAAAGTTCTTGATTACTATATGGAAAAAGCATTTGATATAATTTATAAAGATAGAATTTTAGTATATTCAATTTCTGGAACTAAACCCGATGAAGAAGACATAAAAAAACATTCAATTGATTTTGCAAAATTGACATTGAAATTATTAGGTACTACTCTTGCAGAAGAGTATATTTATTTATACGGCGATGAAGATACATTTGTGTTTACTATTATAGAATATTTTAACACTAAAGCAGAGCATGACGAAATTAAACAAGCATCCATAAATAATATAATGGAAGGTTCAGATGACCAAATTATATGAGCAATTTTTTAATGAAGTAAAAAAACCTTCTATAACCTATGTCGATAAAAATGATAAAATCGACAGAGAAGTTGGTAGGTTATCTGTTCAAGTTTCTAGAGATAAAGAGGATGCTTTACATAAGAGAATGAAATTTCATAGAGACAAATATAAATATTATAAAAAACAAATCATGGACAAATATAGCTCGAAAGTTAAATCTCAAGCAAGGAAATAAATATGGCTGGATTAAAAGATAATTTTGAATTATTAAAGAGAACCATTATTGGTACTAAGACTACTAATATTGATGCCAAACTAGATCAAGCGGTTACAGATATAACTAACTTTAAATCTCAAAGTGGTAGAAATGGTTATATTGATTTAGTCAGAAATTTAATATCTAAATCTACCGGTTCATTTAATATTGATTCCTCTTCTAAAGGTATGTTTGGTCAAGGATCAACCTCACCCGCTATGTTTGGTCAACAAAAAAGAATGCAACGATATAAAACTTATGCAGGAACAATTTCAACTATTGATTATTGTTATAGAGCATTGGATGTATTAACAGATAATATATGTTCGCCAGATGATATAACAAAAACAACATTAGAAATTAAACCTAAAAAGTTTTTAGAAGATGAAACCCCAACTGAATCTAAAACGGTTCAAGTAAAAGGGTTAGTTCATAAATTAAAGATAGAAGAACATTTACCTTTAATAGTAAGAAATACTCTTTTGTTTGGAGATTTCTTTTGTGAAATAGCATCACCAAAAACGGCTTTAACTAGTTCATCGTATTTAGCAGAACAACAACATTTATTTGAGTCTGGTGTCATAGAAGAATTTGCTGTTCCAATTAAAGGAAAAGATGATTGGAAAATAAGAATGAATTATGAAGGCTTTGTAGAACTAGGAACTGAAGTTTTAATTGAAGCTGGTGAAACAGATAAAACTGATGGAAAAAAAGATGCATCAGATGTTGTTTTATTATTTCATGATCCATCAAGAATTGTAAAACTACAAAGTGAACTATATCCAATTTGTTTTGGGTATTTAGTATTTCCAAAAGCTAATGTAGTTCCTCATTTATCAATGCAAGATCAAGCGGTCAATGACATATGTAATTCAATATTAAAAAATCTTTCTAAAAAAGTTCCTCAAATTGCTGAATTTAATGGTAAAGAATTAAAAGATATTGTTGCTTCAATGGTGGCAAGTGGCCAGGATCAATCTAAAGCAACTAGTATTAGATATGTTTCGCCGGATAGAATCCAACATTTCATGAGACCATCAACTAAATATGAGCCTTATGGCGAATCTATATTTGATGCTTGTCAGTTCACAGCTAAATGTTTAGTTGCAATGGAAACAGCATTAGCAGTTCAACGTCTTGCTAAATCAACAGAAAAAAGAAAGATTGCTGTTGAAATTGGTTTACCAAGAGATGCAAGAAAAATGATTGAAAAATTAAAAGAGGAACTTAGAAAGAGGAAAGTAACTCTGGATAATTTTGGAACTGTTGATACTATACCTTCTATGATAACAACATTTGAGGATGTTTATATTCCTCAAAAAGATGGTAAGCCATTTGTTGATATTAGTACATTCAATGAAGGTAATGTTGATATCAGAAGTAAGGTTGACGAGTTGAAATTTCTAAGAGATAGTGTTGTTGCCTCATTGGGGGTTCCACCTAGTTTTATTAACATTGAGGAAAATCTATCTAATAAAGCAGCTCTAACAGAAGAAAATATTCTTTTTGCTAGAACAATTGTTAGTCATCAAAAATATATAACACATCAAATGAATAAACTTATACAAAAAGTTTATGATATAATTAGTCCAGAAGAAGCCTTATCAATACTTGATAATGTTTTGATAGCTCTACCAAGTCCTAAATCTCTTCAATATGAAAGAGAAGCAAGATATTTAAGTGAGTTGGCAAATCTTATTGAAACTCTTGAAAGAGTTGGTATACCAAGAGAATACACTAAAAAGAAATATCTATCTAACATAGATTGGGAAGACTTGAAAAATTATGAGGTTGGTGAAAAAATTGAGAAAGAATTAGGAACCGAGAAAGAGGATGATCCAATGGCTGGAGGTATGGCTGGAATGGGTGGTGGTTACTAAGAATTTTTTAAGAACAAATAAATAAATAATACCTTATAGGAGGAAACTATCATGCAACAAAAAGTATGTCCAATATGCGAGGCTCAGGAGATGTTTGCTAAAACAGATATTGCTCCAGCACAAGCTAAAATTGTAGAATGGACTTGTGGTTTTTGTGGTCATAAAGAAACCGATACAATTCAAATGACTGAATTAGGTGGATATGTAACTGAGACAGAAAGATTAGATCATATATAAACCATAAAAAAATAAAATTATTTAAATTATTTACGGAGGAATATAACATGGCACTTACACCAAAAATTTGTCCAGTATGCCAAGGCGCTGCAGGAATGCCTTATATGAAAGGTGTTGTAACACAGAAATTTGATATGACTACTAAGGTTCCAGAGATTACTGAATGGACTTGTCCATATTGTGGTCATAAAGAAACCGACACAATTGAGTTCGCCCAATCAGGCGGAAATTATAACAGCGGTATTGTTCAGGGTCCAGTTGCCTAATTCTAAGGTTGGGGGTTAAACTTTCCATGATGGAAAATCATTTTTAGCTCCCTTCCTAATCATTCAGTTTGGAGGAAAGATTATGTCTTTTAAACTTTGTACTTCTTGTAGTAATGAGAATTGCGGCACAGCTACGAATTATATGACTGGTACGATAACACAACCATTTGACCCTACTAATGATGATCCTCAGATTACTGATTTTGTTTGTCCGTATTGTGGATATACAGAAACTGAAATTCTACCTTCTCCACCTGTTATGTCTAATTTTAATAGTGGGATTGGAAGATTAATAGAACCAGTAACACTTGATGTTAGTTATTGGGGAGTTTATAATAGCGGAATAGTTCAGGGTCCATTAGCTTAGGTGGTAATATGAAAAAATATGATATTAATAAAATGTTAGAAGAATGGGGTAGTACTGGTTTATCCGGTGTTGGTCCATTTCCAGGACAAGATAATGACCCGGAGGATGTTGACAGTCTTTCCGCTGATTCTGGTTCGTCAAATTCTTCTGATTTAACCACTCATTTTCAAGGTCCATCCGACCCAGAAAATAGACCAGGCCCTGACCAAAAGAAATTGCCTATTAAAGAAGCACCAGGTGATGTAATGTCTACATCAAGTCCAGCTCCACCAGTAAAAGAAAAACCACCTACTCAACCAAAACCGCCGCCTATGAAAACACCAGATATGCAAGCTCCTCCAGGTGGTATGGGTGCTCCTCCAGGTGGTATGGGTGGAGAACCTGGTATGGAAGATCCTTCTATGATGGGTATGGGTATGGGAATGCCTGGTCCAGCAGATTCTGGGGAAGTTGGTAGAATATATGAACTTAAAAAAATATATTCTAGATTAGTATCAATGCAATCATATTTAGCTGGAACAACTGATGTTAATTTAATTAAACTTAGAAACTATGTTTCACAAACAATGGATTTATTCAGAACATTGATTTCTAATATTGCTTTATATAAAGATAGATTAGATGAAATAATTATTGTTTTTTATAAAGTTGTTGATAATGTGTATGTTATTTTATCTAAATATTATAAAGATAAAGACAGTGGTAAAATGGTTCAGGCAGTTGAAGGTAAACTTATTAATAATCCATTTGAAATATAAAGGAAATTATATGAATACTGTCAAAATGATAAGTATTATAAATGAGAAATATAAACTAAATTCATTTTTAGGGGTAGATATTATAAAGCAGTATTTAAAAGATAAAGCAGATATTGATATGGTATGTGTAACATATCAATTATATGTGCATAATAATATGTATCATGAATTAAGAAAAAATGAATTTGACAATGGTGAAGTAGTTTGTGAGATTGGTTACCTAGTTAATATTCTTCAAATAATAAAAAATTACGAAGATGGTGTAGAAGATTTATCTACTGGATTAATAATGTTAGATGATGACCAATGGAAAACTGTTCATAGTGTTATTGAAAATGCAAATTCTATTGATATAAATAATATTGAAATATTTGGATTTTCATCTCTTTATATTACATTTTTATATTTATTTTTATATGCAGCTATTATAAAAAGAAGAAATCCAAATATTAAAATTGTATTTGGTGGGTATCATGTGACCCTTAGTGAAAGAATAAGAAAGTTATTATTAAAAACTAATATAGTTGATATAACAATATCTGGTGATGGTTGTAAACCAATGTTAGATATAGCTCAAGGAAAAATAACAGAAGGTGATTATTTTGGAAAGTTTGAACAAACTCCATCATTACCGCATTATACTAAAATACGAAGAAGAATAGGACCACCAAATTTTTCTACTTTATCATCTGTGGGTTGTAAATTTAATTGTTATTTTTGTGCTAGTTCTAGAGAATTTATAGAATGTGATTTAGATTATCTAAAAAAATATATAGAAAGAGAAAATAAAATATACCGCATTAATCATATTAGCTTTGCCGATGATTGCATCAATCCCACAATCTCGAGAGCAATAGCACTTTGTAATGTTATGAAAAATTTCCCAAGTATAACTTGGAATGCACATTTTGTGTGTTCTCAATACAATGATAAATTATTAGAAGCATTAGTAGATAGTGGTTGCACTGAATTATTTTTAGGAACTGAAGCATTTTCTGATGATATTTTAGATGTTATAAATAAAAATTGTAATAAGAAAAAATATTTAGAAACTATTCATAAATTATGTGATGCCGGTATAAAAGTTGTTCTTGGAATTATATGTGGATTACCATCAGAAACAGATGAAAAATTTCAAGAAACATTAGATGTTGTAATTAACTTAGTTAAAAACTATGAAGACTTAATTACAATAGCTCCAGTTTGTATTAAAATGTTTCCAGGTTCTGAAATGTATAAAAAACCAGACAAGTTTGGTATATCATTTACCTATTGGAGTAAAGATATTATAAATAAATATTGGAAATATAAGATAGAAGAAGAATTTCCTGAATTATTACCATTAATTGAAACTATACCTTTTTTGTTTTCTATAGAAGGAGTTTCTGGGAATGATCGTTTTGAAAGACAGGCAAGATTTTTGCCATTTAAAAAGAATTTATTAATTTATGGTAATGGTGAAAGTCTATCTCTATATAACAATGTAAATGAATTAAAACCAATAACATTGTAAATGAATTAAAACCAATTTAAATAATAGGAGTATATAATGAGCTCTTTTATATTAGAAAGCGCTATATTACAGGAAGCTAAGATAGTTAAAGAAACTCCTGGTAAAGCAATATTTCGTTGTACCATTCAAACTGCGGATGATATTAATGCAAATAAAAGAATGTATCCAAGAATGGTTCTTGAAAATGGTATGCAAAACTGTGCCCCAAGAATGAGATCAAGAGCATTCTTATCTGAATTAGATCATCCGATTCCTCAAGGTGGAGCGTTTGACCAAATAAGACAAACTACAGTTCAATTAAAAGAAGTATCTCATATTATTAGAGATTATGAATGGAAAGGTAATCACCTAGTAGCTGAGATGGAAACAACCTCAACTCCAAATGGTGGAATACTTTGTGGTCTATTAAGAGACAATTCTGGAATTGGATTTTCTATGCGTGGATTAGCAGAGTTAGAAAGACTTCAAGAATATAATATGGTTAAAGGTCCTTTAACTATTATTGCATTTGATGCAGTTTCCCAACCTTCACATAAAGCGGCCGTAGTTAACTTTAGTGAAATGCAATTTGAATCTTCAATGTTAATGGAAAGTGTTGGACAAATATGTGTAAATGGTAGATGTTTCTTACCAGACTATTTTGATAAATTAGTAGAATCTAGGATAGTTACATTTTTTGATAAATGGGTGTAGACAATGAGTAAATTAATTGATATCTATCTTGAATCTTTAAACGAAGGTGTACTTAGCACTGCAGCAAAATATTGGGCACCTAAAGTTGGAAGAGTAGCCAAAACTACTGGTAAATTTTATGGAAAAGCAGCAATAAAACATGCTCCTGCTGCTGCTTATGCTGTTGGAAAAACTGCACAAACAGTTGCCAAACCAATAGTAAATGCTGGAAAAAGTGCTGGTAAAGCTATTGGACATGGAGCTGTTAATGCTGTTAGATCAGCTGGAAATAGCATGGCTAATTCAATAAAAAAACGCTGGGCTAAACATATGAAAGATAGAAAAAGTAATAAGAATATGAGAAACCTTCATAAAAATATTGCCAGAAATAAAGCTTTGGCCAAATCTAATGCTAATAATGTAAAAAAGATAAAGTAAGGAGATATATGAATATAATCGAATGTAAAGAAATGCAGAGAATTAAAAAACATGAATTGATACCAACTGTTATAGATCACATTTTTACTATATGTAAAGAAGATAAAAATTTTACTATTCAAGAAAGAATTGGAAAAATAGATAGTAGATTAACTCAAGCAAACACTCAAATTTCAAAACATAAAAAACTATTGAATCAATCTAATAAGATTAAAAAAGAATTATTAGAGAAGATAAAAGCGATAGACGATGAAAGTTTTAAAATTAAATATAAAGTATTAGAAACTTTAGGAAGTGATATATGAATATTATTGAAACTAAAATCCCTGATATAAATATAGAAAATATAGATCAATCTAAAGTTAACTTAGCAGAAAAAATAATTAATAACATTAATCCTTTATTCGATGATTTGAGACAAGAAAAAATAAATGATTTTAAGTTTAAAGTAAATGAATTTAAACAAATTAAATCAACTGTATTATCTAATAAAAGTGAGATTGAAACCTTATTTGTACATTACAAAAGAAAACAAAAAGTTAAAAAATTATTGGAAAGAATTGATAAGTTAGTTTCTTTAGGTATTGTTAACGAAGGTCAAACAAAGCAAGAAACTATAATTTTATTAAAAATTATTGACAAGTTACCAACTGATAAGTTAAACTTTCATCTAAAAGAAACCATGAACACAATATCAAAACGATTTCCAACTTAATAAGTAAAAGTATCAAAATAGTATCAACTCTGAGTTTGTTTCTTAAATGTCTTGAGAAACAAACTCAGAGTTTTTTTCCGTTGGGAAATGTTCTAACTAGTAAAGTAAATAGAACATAATATAAATTCTTACTTGGATTATTATGTTAATTTATTATATCTACCATAGGAGGTATTATTATGAAAGAACTTCTACAAGAAGTGTACCAAACAACTAAGAAAATTTCTGGTGTGGATCCTTCCAAACCTGGAAATATGAAACAAGTCCTTGTCGATGACGTTGCCTTCAATACTTATGTTACAGGTTTAGCTGAGTCTATTGAAAACAAAAAAGACAGAGAACAATTTACACTATTAGCAGAAAACACAAGAGTGAACTTACTTGAAAATTCAATGTTTCAGATCAACCCTTACGAAACTTTGACTCTTCCTATTCTTAGAGTTTTCTATCCAAAACTTATTGCCAAAGAACTTATTACGGTTTCTCCTATGGACAAACCTGAAACTATTAAAGCATTTTTGAAAGCTACTTTCAGTCCTTCTAATAGTTCTACTAAATATCCTTCTCCTGTAACTGGACAAGATATTTCTAGTGGTCCTGTTGTTGGTACTCCAGTATCTGCTTCAATGCCTGTTCCTTCTGACGCTTTCGATATTTTAGCAGTTGCTGGTGTTTCTAGTGACGAAGCTCATCTTGAAAGAGATTATGAAATTACAGCTGTTTCTGATGATGGTACTGCTTGGACAGAAGTATCTATTGTACCTGCAGTTGAAGGACATTTTTCTTCAAGTGTAACTGTTAATTCTACTTCAGATGTTATTTCTGGTAAAGTTAATTATCTTGACGGACTTGTTGATGTATCTAGTACTACTGGTACAGTTAAGTTCATCAAATACAAAGTTACTTTTTCACTAGAAGAAAATAAAATCAATCCTTCTGTTCAATTAAGTGTAGACAAAGTTCGTCTATATGCGAAAGACAGACAGATCAGTGCAAACTGGACTATTAACATGGAACAAGACATGAGAGCTCTATTTGATCTTTCTATGCAAGCTGAAATTGTTAATGTCCTTGGACAACAAATCGCTCTTGATATTGATAGAGAGATTATCAATGCATTGATTACTGCTAATGCAAGATTGAATACTTCCGACCATGTTGGAACATTCGCTAGAACAGCTCCATCTGGATACACTTGGGGTGACAAATATTGGCATGAAAATATCATCCCAGTATTGAATAAACTATCTGCACAGGTTTACACTGATACTAACATGGAAGCTGCAAATGTTATTGCTGCTAACCCTCTTGACGTAGCTATTCTTGAAGATCTCCAGGGATTCAACTATACTGGTACTTCTTCTGTAGATGGTAACATGGGTTATAGAAGCGCAACAGTTGCTGGTGGAAAATGGAAAGTATTGACTTCAGCAGTAATTCCTCAAGGAACTATGTTGATGGTTTATAAACCAGTTGAAGAACTAAAGAGTGTATATATCTATGCTCCGTATGTTCCTGCTGTCCTTCACCCATATCCACTGGGAGCTACACCTTCTCTAACAATCCTTAGCAGATATGCTACTGCATTGATTAGAAGTAATGGTATCTGTGCTTGTACAATTACTGCATAATAAAGTAATAAAATATTATTATAATATAACTCCCTTAGCTATTGATTTAGTTAAGGGAGTTTTTTCCGTATGCATAAGAACCTATTTTATTATAAAAGAACATATATTAAAAAGGAGATTATAAATGGGAAAACATATTATTAAGGATATTGAATTTGTAGAATGCCCATATTGTGAAAAAGGGAAAGATAATCAATTTCAAATGATTCATTGGACACATTTAAAAAAAATACATGGGAAAAAAATTGATGATGTTTTAATTGAATTTCCTGGAATTCCAACAATGACAAAAAAAGAATCTGATAGAAGAAGAATTGCCGCTAAAAAAGGGACTAAAGAAAGTAGCAAAACACATTCTAAATTAAAAACTATTAAATGTATACACTGTAAGAATGAAATTCAAGTAAAAAATAATACATCAAATACACAAGCATGTAAAGAATGTTTAGAAAAAGGATTAGAAAATCCTGATGGAAAAACTAAACAAGTAGCAAATATTAATAGACAAAAAACATTAAGAAAAAAATATGGAGTTAATAATGCTGCAAATATTCCAGGTGTTACAGAAAAGAAAATAGAAACATGTGAAAATAAATATGGTGGTGTTGGATTTGCTAGTGATCAATTAAAAGAAAAAACAATAAATACTATTAAAGAAAAATATGGTGTTGATAATATAATGAAATCTAATCCTGGTAAAAAAGGTTATATCAAAACATGTAATAAAAAATACAATGTTGATAATACAGTACACCTACCAGAAATAGCAGAAAAAATATCTAAAACTAAAAAAGAATATTTTAAAACTCACGATCACCATCATAAAGGTAAAACATACGAAGAAATTATGGGTCAACCCAGAGCTGCTGAAAGAATAGAAGAACTTCGTGTATCCGGAGCAATTGGTCAATCATTAACCCCATTCATATCAGCGCCACAATTAAAACTATTTGAATTAGTAAAACAAATATATCCAGAAGCTATAATGGAATATCCAATAGATATTTTTTGTATTGACATAGCTATAGAAGATTTAAGAATTGCTATAGAGTATGATGGTAGTTATTGGCATGATAAAGAAAGAGATGATTATAGAGATTATGTCTTAAAAGAAAAAGGTTGGTCTACAATAAGATTTGAAGATTATGTTCCATCTAAAGAAGAACTAATATTAGAAATCAATAAGAACATATTATAAATTAAAGATATGCCGGGCTCTGACTATGTAAATTCTTCTCTCTCATAAGTCGAGCAAGTAAAAAGGACCACATGTTATCGGGGACGTGTGGTCCTTTTTTCCGTAGGCACATAATGATTACAAAAAAAATACCCAATCTATAAAAGACTGGGTATTTTTTTGCGGAGTTTAAACCACCTTTACATAATACACCCCCGACATTACTTCCTCGTTAGTGTTACATAAATCTTTTTTTTGATTTATTTATTAAAAGGACATCCCTTACAGCATTCATTGCCTTTGTTACAATCAAAGCATTCAGATGGATATTTGCATATTTCGCACCAATAAGCTTTTGTAAAGATTCCTTGTACCAGATGTTCGTGAATAAATTTCCACATAATCAAGTCTCCTTATAAAGTTAAGTTGCAATAATCTCTTACCTATGACTTAATAATATATATAGAATATTTAATTATATTGGATTCTATTCAGACATAAATAAATTCTGATAAGCAGATTTATGAATCTCTCCACTATTACCACCGATCATTTTTTGTTTTGCCTTTTCATCTTTTTCTAAATACTTATAAGCATCTTTATGAAACTCACCAGTATTGTTTCCTATTATTATTTCCTTTACTTTAGAAAACATTATAATATCTCCTTTAAAATATAAACAACATAAATAATTGATTCAATTGATAAAATTAAAAACCACCAATCACGTCTATTTAACAGCTTCTTTTTTGGCGTCTGTTGCTTCGAACTGCTTGACGTAATTTTTTGCCTCTTGGTTTCCACACCCAGATACGATTGGTCTCGCACTGGTGTATTCACTGATCGGACTTCGCAAACCTTTAATATCTTTAGCATAAAACACCGCCCATGAATAACAGTCATCTCCACCAAATTTTACTGCTCTATATTTTTTCGCCATTACAATATTCCTTTTTGAGCAAGAGAATCGGCTATAGTATTTTGTTCTCTTGGTACCCATTGAATAGTTACATATTTTTTTGAGGTTAACCATTCATATAATTGAACAGCGTTAACCCATAAAGGTTTAAGATTATTGGATTTACATTTCCATTGACCTGTAACCTGCATGATTACCAATTTTGAATCACCATAGATATCAATGTGAGTTATCTTCTTATCCTTCACAAGATATTTCAACAACTCAATCAATCCCATATATTCAGCATAGTTATTAGTTCTATCCTCACTTGCTGTTCTTGATTCATGGTCCACTATATTTTCTTCGGTATCCAGGATTGCCCAACCACATTGAGCTAATCCTGGATTCCCTTTAGAAGACCCATCAAAGTATCCTTTACAATGCATATTTCTCCTTAAACGTGCGATGTAGGGATCACTAGATCCAGTCCCACATTATTCGTTTTTTACAAACTTGTTATTAAATTCTATTCCATAAGGAATAATTATAATACAACATACTCCACCAACTATAAATCCTGCACCAACTGATACTATGTTTCCAATCCCAATACCAAAACATACTCCAGCTCCTATAGCACAGAACCAGAACAAACATAGTAATCCTTCTTTACCCATTTGGTTTTTCCTCTATTTTTATTTTTGGATTAAATCTAAGAAATGCTATACCATTGATACATACCCATACCCTTCCATCAGATCCAATTTGAATACCTAAATCTCCATTGAATATCTTATCGTCTGGAAGATTCTCAATTGATATAACCCCTTGACTATGTGTTTCATTCATCTCTTTAAAGACAATTGGAGCTCCAGATAAATCACTCATAGGTTTTCCTCATATAATCTGATGCCTTAACAACATCAAGAGATGGCCATAACCGTTTGCAATATCCAAGTTCAGGGATATCCCAATGACCCATACTTCCACCAGGTCCTTCTCTTTTGGCTTCTACACCATAATCAATTGCCATTTTGCGAATCATCTCAGACCCACCACTATGGTCTTCCCGACTCTCACCTTTTGTCACAACTGTCCATGACATACACTCAGCATCACATTGTTTTGGATATCCAGTTTTTCCCATAATAAATGGGCACTTTTTTGTTGAGCAAAGATCAGTTGGTATTAATGGAACTTTTTTATTCATTTTTTATCCTCTTGTTTTTTCAATTCCATATGGATATTGAACCTCAGGTCTGTTTGGTTTTTCATCGAACTTTTCCCAAGGAAATGTCACCCAGTCATTACATGTTTCCACCCAATAATCAGGTGTGATAACTGAGCGATCCTTAACAAACAATACTGCAGTTATTGGTTTAAACCCTAACCATATACCAATATCTTTTAATGTTTTGCCAGTATCGGCAATGTCATCAACAAATAAAACTCTTTCAAGTTCATCTTTATTTAATTCATGAAGCAATCCCTTATCAAGATATTTAAGATCAAGATGATGACTCATATGAACTGCAATTGGTAATCCACCTCTTTTAGGTCCATAAACAAAATCCAATTCTCCATGAATTGCATGACCCTCAATATAATTAACCATTTTATCAAGCATATGATCATAATCGTTATATGTTACAATTCTATTTTCCACTAAACCTCTCCTTCTTTAGCAGCTTTTAACATTTTCTCTGCAAGTTCCGGACTACTGTCAATTCTATGTCTCATTTCCCAACAGTTATCGCATTCTTTAGTTCCCAAGTATGATGTATCTTTTCCACACCATTTACATTTATATGTTTGCTCTGGCATTATTATTTCTCCTATCTTATTTTTTTAGTTGCAGCCATTCTAATCGTTTTATATATAGTTGGAATATCTAAATCTTTGTTAAAATTAGATCTATATCCAAATCCTGCAGAAGGACCTTTTATTTTCTTTACAAGATCAACAGATGATGATGTTAATTTTATCATCACCTTACCAATTGTTTTTTTATCTTTTCCCAAATAATTAGATAATTCATTAACAGTTAAACATAATTTTTGTTGATTTAAAATCCAAAGAATTTCTTCACCAATAGTTTGAAACATTCTTTTTGGGGCTTTTATAACAAGCCCTGATTGAGTTTGTAACATACCTCTACCATATAATCTTTTTTCAAGTTTAAGCACTTCTGATGATTTTCTCATTTTACCATCCATTATCCCAATGAATAAAAGTTGTTATATCCGGCATATTACTTTTATACCGAATCTCATTATCAACTATCAAATCAATTTTAAAATTATTACATAAGATTCCTTTTGACTCCCACCAATAGAAATCATCACACCACCAATAACCCTTTTCATCCTGGTTCATTGGAACTCGAGAATTAAATCTCAAATAATCAACGACTGATAAAACATTGCAACCTTGATAATGTATTCTTTCAAAATAACCAAGTTTTATCAGTTCAGCTCTGATTTGTTCTTCTGGTGGACCAGATATAATAAAAACCTCAACTCCACTATTAACAAGAGCTTTCATTTGTGGTTTAAATACTTCTGGACTAGTATTTATTGTTCCATGGATATCAAAAGCTATTTTCATAGTTTAACCCCCGTTAACTTCAGTCATTCCAAACATATGTTGAGTATCACAATAGGGGCATGTCAATATTTTATCTCCCATAGCAACAGTTGGTTGTTTACTTCCGCAGGTAACAATACCAGCTTTATCAACATAAACAAATTTCCTCATGGGAGTTACAAATTTAAAATTCTCTGTAGGTTCAGTTAATTTTATTTTGGAGGCATCAAAAGTTTTGTAACAGAAATCGCAATTAAAAGTACCAACGGCATCTTCAAATTTCATTTTTTACCCCTTTACAGATAAATGAACATCACTATTAGTTCCACCAGTTACAACAAGTGTTTTGTTATCTCTCAAAACACAAATCAACCCAGCTATTTGACCTCTTACTCCAGCACCCATTGTATCACCAGATGCAATAAGCGGTTTAGCGGAGCTACTTGGTTTAGCCATAAAATAATCAACAATCATTTGTTTTAATTCTTCTCTTGTCATTGTCATCTTCTGTCTGCTCCTCCATCTATAAAATCAATTTTATTTGGAAATCTTGGATTTATACCATGTACTGACTCAAGTAAATTTTTTCTTGAAATACTATAAGGATTTTCTCTTTTGTAATGAGTATTTTCATACATAGTCAATACCTGAGAAATTTGACCACCACGTTTAACAATATCTGGAAATTTTCCATTTGAATACTCTTCCAGAATTTTATCTACTTCTTCATAACTTTCAACATCACCGAATTGATCCAAGTCTGAATCAGTGATACCTAAACCATCAGTTGGGACTGCTTCAATAACAGATCTGATAGTTCTTCTTTTATCAGAATTAACTGGACTGAAATTATAATATTGTTTTAAAATACCATATACTTCAGTTTTCCAGAGATTTTGAATCATTCCATAGTCACCAACATCACCATGGATTGTCCAAAAACCTAACTTATATTCAGTTAGATTATCAGTAGATAAAACAAGTCCCTGGTTAACATGGGCAAGATGATAAAGTTGAATCATTCTTAACCTAGCTTTAATGTTACCAAGTCTTATTTTATCTGCATAAGTATGAGTTAAAGCTTCTTCCATTGGCAATTCTATATTATTGATTAAACCATAATATGTACTGGTTAAATCCATAGTTCTAAAATCATTGCAAAATAATTTACCAAGTTTCTCAGCTCGATCAATTTCCTCCTGGGTATTAACTTCAATTATCAGAGATCGACCTATGAGTTTTATATCTCTATCTAACTGAGTTTTACATCGTTCACATACTTCTTGTGCCAATAGACCTACTGCAGCGCTATCAGCACCCCCAGAAACACCCAATACCAAACTTTTGATATTAGGATATTCAACCAGGTAACCAACCGTATAATCGACTACATTCTCTCTTATACGGTTTAATTCATGACTTGAAGTTATCATTTTTAATCCTCAAATATTTTATCAACATTTTTAGCAAACCAAAATCCAACTGGAATAGAAGCAATGGCATATGAACCAAAAACTAACCACCCAACTCCAGATGAAAATATATGACCAAAACCAAAACCCAACCCTATTCCTCCAAATACAAGAGAAATATAAAATATCCATATCGCAGATTCTTCATTCATTTTTGTTCTCCTATATTGGTCTGTATACAACTTCATTCAATCTTACATCTTCAAAATCCCATGAGTCTGGCACATATTTATATTCAGTTCCATCGAACCAAATGTCACCTTTTCTCCAGACTCCCATCCACCCAAGATCATCCCGATAATATACAAGACATGGAACTCCCATAACAACTTCCCGATTAGGACGAAATTCTTGATATTGGATTGGTTTGGGTGCATATGGATCTTCTTTTTCTGGAAACATTAAATGATCATCTTCAGCTATTTCCAATGACTCTCTAGCAATATCACCAGTTAATAGGGAACTCATAATTCCCTTCTGCTTATAAAAATTAGACATCAAATATTCCTTTTACATATTCTTCAAATTTAGGATCCAAACACATTGCTTTACCAGATGAATCTGAAACCTTTGCCACAGGGCGACCATTACATTCAGTCATTTTCATAACTATTTGTTGAGGAGTTACACCCAAATCATTTGTAAAATTTGTGCCAATACCATAAGATGTTTTGATTTCAGATGAAAACTTTTTAAACAAATCAACAGCTATTGGGAATGTTAATCCATCACTAAACACAGCAACTTTGGATTTTGGATCTATCCCAAGATGATTATAATGTTTAATTAATGTTTCACACCAGTGATAAGGACAACCAGAATCATGTCTTGCTCCATCAAACAACTTTGCAAAATACAAATCAAAGTCTCTAATAAAAGCATTAAAACCAACTGTATCAGATAATGCTATTCCTAAATCTCCACGATAAACATCTGACCAAGATTGAAAAGCAGCCTTTTGAGAATCCTCAACACGACCTAATTGCTGATGTGCACAAATATACTCATGGGCCATTGTTCCGGATGGAGTTAATCCATATTCCATGGCAAAATGAATATTAGAAGTTGCCTTTATATATCTGGTTTTAGAAGCCATTTTAAGCAATTCTTTATGCCATTCATATGAGAATCTTCTCCGAGTTCCAAAGTCAGATATTCTGAAATCTGAATCCTTATGAATATGATTATCCAAATAAGCTATTTTTTCATTAAACTTATCTTTGCCTACAAGATAAGTGTTTATTCCTCCATCCCCATTGTGATGATGAAACAATTCACTGACTGTTGCAAGAATTGGAACCTCAAATGGAATTGTCATTAACCAAGGACCCTCAACAATAATATTAAAACCATTTGAAGTATCAAATCTAACATAGTCATAATTTAATTGAAAATTTCTAAGAAACTCAATAAAACCTGGTTTGAAAAATCTGATTGATCTGAGATAATCAATTTCATCGTTTGTAAATTTGAGTTTGCAAAGTTCTTGTATCCAAACTCCAATGTCATTAAAGAGCTTACCCCCATCAGTTGTTCTTTCGTTAAATAAAGTTCCATTACGATCTTTAAAATCATATCTAACCCAGGCATTTGGATAATTTTCAAATACTGCCTGCATCATTGTTAGTTTATACAAATCTGTATCACATAATGATTTAATCATTTATCTCTCCCATGATTCTTTTTTATGTTCATCTTCTACATTATTTCCATCCCTGTCCAAGTCTTTCCAACTATTCATTGCATCAATCCTAGAACCTAGAATCATTGCATGTAGTCTTCTCCATAATCCACCCAACATTTCTTTAAGATATTGATACATCCATTTAAGAGGATTATTAAGTAAAGTCCAAAATGCAGACCATGGCCAATACCCCATCCAGAAAGCTATATGTTTAGTACTTGTTGCAACAGTTGGGATATTTTCGTATCTCATATGTTCAAAACAAGCACGTTTTTGATTTTCTGGAATAGTCTCAATAGTCACTTTGGGATCGATTTGTCTTTTCTCTTTAAATTCATTAAACGATCTATCCCAGTTCCTTCGACTTTCAGTTAAATAAAAGATATATTTAACAATACTATATACAACCCCAATTAGAATATAAGCAAGACCGTATTTAATAAATGATGCTGTATTTAAAGAAATCCAATCTGGTAAACTAAAATCACTACATAGTTGAAGTAGAACAAGAAATGCCACTGTTGAAGTCAGAGCAAACCCTGGACTTTCATCTTCCAGAAACCAAATCAACAATACATTCCAGACAACAAACGGTACCATAAATGTCCAGCTAAACCAGCCAATAACAATCCATTGCATCCAATCCATCACATTTTCTCCTTATTTTTTAATTCATATTTAATTACTGCTTCATTTGCCATATTCCAATAAAATGCATCTTTACCTTTGTTTTGAAGATACAACTTTGATATCCAATAATCAACTTCTTCTGAAAAGTTGTTATGGTCTTCTTGTGGAATAAATGTAAAAAGAAAATCATCTTTTCCATTTGGATGAATATCAGCTTCAACTCCATGTGTATAACATAAAGATCCACCAACATAACAACCATTAGATGCTGTACCATTATAAATCCCTTTAAGAATTTTCAATACTTCTTCTTCTGAGATTTCACAATCATCTTCTCGAAAATCATTAATTATCATTACTTCATTCCTATGCTATAAAGTTTATTATCAGTAAAGAACCTTGTTGAAACTCCACGTTTGCAAAGCTTCATTGATGAACTTAATTCTTTATCTTTAATCACTTTAACCTTTGATGAACTTGGGTTATCACTGAAGATTTCCATTTGATCATCATAAATTAAAATAACTATACCATTATCAAGCGTTACAAAATTGACTTCATTCATATCAATAGTGTTTATAAATCGAGTAGTATACATCGCACAGGTAACAGTCCCAGTCATAATCATAAGTTTATATTCTTTATCCTTTTGATTAAAAACTGAAAATACTGCAACACCACTATCATATTTGGCATCTAATACTTTATAGTCATCAAGTTCATCAACTCTAATTCTTATAAGGCGACTATGAACTTTATCAGGCAATGGGACTGTTACATGCTTTGCCCCAAGCAAATCCTCAACAATTACATTTTTAAATAATTGACTTGAATTTTCTGATATTGACCATACCTTTTTACTAACCAAAAGTATATTGGTTATATGAGATGATTCTGCAAATCTTGTTTCTATAAGGTCTCCTTTATTTTTAATGTAAATAGTATTATCAACAATCATCATTTTTTCAGCAGCCATTTCAGATCCAGGATAAACTTTGATGCTGGGCGCTAAAGATTTCAATTCAATTTCACCATCATTGATTTTAACAAGCGTTGGGATTTGTCTTAAAGGTGTATGAACCACTTCAACATTTTCACCAACTCTATGTATCATTGAATTGCCAATGTAAATAGATTTCTTAGTTCTGGTGACAGAAATTCCATTTAAATTATTATGATCTAAAATAGTATCATCGTAATTACTATGCTCTTCAATTTTAAAGTTATCAGTTGATGTTACGACAATATATTGAACTGTAACATTAACTTCTCCAGCTCTTGACGGAGGTAATTCTCTTTTACCTTTTTCAAATAGATTAATAAACCAATCCATATAATTAGTTGGTATCCTGCTAAAGTCCCTAACTGATTTTGCAAAAGTTGTATTTTTATTGAACACGGAAATATTCGCTCTCATTCTCTTTTCCATGTCATGTCGTTTGAAGTCTTGATGCTTTCCTTTAAAAGGATGAATACCAATAAACAATTGACAAGCTATAATGGCGAATGAATACCAATCGGTTAATTCATTAAATGTTTTTGCAGTCCAATCTCTAATGGATGGCATTATCACTGTGGCGGGAAATGATTTGGTTTGATATGAATTAACATCAATGAAATAAGCATCCATAAAATTCTTTTCATCAACCAAATAATTCAATTCATTACCATCTACCTGAATACATTTAGCGGCATGTATTTCTTTTATTGTATCTTGCATCCTGGAGATTAAAGCAATGATTGTGTCGTTTGAAATGTTATTTTGGTTTATAAACGTGTTTGTAAACAGTTTACATAAAGGGGTAACGTTATCAATGAAATCCATTGTAAAACCAACCCTAACCCCCTTAGAGTCGCTAATTATATCTTTAGGGATTAATACCTTGGGATGTTTTATCTCTTGAAGTTCATAAATCTTTCCGTCGGGAATCATCTCAGAAGGGTTATGATATATTTTATATATTGTTTTGTTCCTTCTATATATCTTAGCTTCTCCGCCCGATGTTACAAAGTCGTTACCAACGATTTTGACTTTTTGTCCTTTGATAGTATAATCCATTTACCAATCCTCATGAAAACAACCTATAGAAAGGTCATCATCATTTATAAAACCTTTCTTAAGATATTCTTTCATTACCTTTTTAACACGTCTACTTAAAAAGGCACCCTTAGTCAATTTGAAATTCATCATTGATGAAACGACATCTTTATAATTGAGTTCATTTTCTTCTGGTGTTAATGTTTGCTCAATAATCTTTGGCATCTCAGTTATAGAACCTTTCGGACTATCATTCATAACTACATATCTTAATTCATTGTATAATTTCTTATACTGAATTTCTCGATTAAATACGAATGACTCAACTCCATCACTTGCTATAAAGAGATCCTGTACTTCGTCTTCATGTATATGAATATCAAAACAATCCATACTTTGCCCTCTTAAATATTCACCTTTTTCAGTTTCAAAGAAAGCAGCCACATTAGAATTTTTATAATTTTCAAACCCATCAATTTGATATCTCAAATAAGCCGGAGCATTTGGTTTATATATCATTCTTCTGATATTTACGTTACCATTGGGTTGTTTCCAACACAAAACACCATCACCATACATATATACATGATAATATTTACCAAATTTATATGCAATAATTAATGTTGCATCAAGACTATCAACCTTAGTATAAAACCTAGATTGAGTTTTCAAAGCATCAATAATTATACGTTCTCCCATTGCGTCAGGATATAAATCTGGAAGACGACTTTGATGCTCTTTTAAATATTTCAATGCTGTATGACATAAAATCCTTGCCCCAATATCACTATCCTTTGCTTGAGAACAACCATCAGCAAGAATAATATATGGACAAGGATTACTTCCAGATAAGATATAATCTTGACATATGTCATGACTATGTCCTATCTTTAAAAAAGTATCAAGATTCATTGGTGACTCCTTAATAAATTAACCTACTTAAACCCGTCCAAAATGCTACCCATCCAATAACACCAAAAATTACTTTACCCATGAACGCCCACAAGGTTCTCCATTGTACATCAGTCATTAAGTGCCTTCATTACATCTTTGATATTGTATTCATCAATTTGCTGAAAACATTTATCACCGATAACTATTTCAACATCAAATTCAACTCCATTTTCATCAAAATAAGTTATCTTTGCTTCTTGTGGAGATGCATGAAATTGTTCATTGGTAATATCCCATCCAACCAAATCAGAATATATATCCTCTGCATATTCTCTTTTAAGGTCTACTCCCCTTAACCGAACTGCTTTCATAATTGCATCATCTGAATATCTATCACCTGACATAACCCACGGAGTTATATAGACTAGAATGTCTTCCCAGATATCACCACATGCTTTATAGTCTTTTGTTTCTTCTTCGTAATGGTCGCCATCACCAGACATATTCTTTGTGGTTAACATCCAAATATTCTTTGTTTTTGGAACTTTTATTCTTGAGCTTTTTTTAAATGTAATAGATTTCATGGTTACTCCTTTTTTTCTTTGTTTGAAAGATTTATATTGAATGTTTCAGATGATGCTCCATCAGTTGGATCTTCATTAATCTCACCAAGATGCCATAACAGTGCTTTACCAGCTATGGTAATTTCTTTGTCCTGTGTTGCCAATCCTTGTTGAACAAGATCCCATCCACAATTTGGATATGAGAACATTGGTGGAAATTTGCCATATTTAGTAAAAGCAAGACACCCTTTAAGCATTGCAATTTGATCTTTTTGTTTTATAACATCTGTCATTTTTATTTTCCTTATTTACATGGTAATGGTTTAAGATCACCCCATGTATCTGGTTGATTGGCAATCCAATACATTCTTCCATTTATTTCAATTACCTGGTTTCCGGCTATACATTTAATCCCATGCAAAACATTTTCTTTATATTCAATAATTTTTGGAGTGGGAATCTCTACAACTTCCTCAGTATAATTTTCATCTACAGAGTTATCTCTATGTTTAATAACTTGTGGAATAGCAATTGCAGCAAGAATTCCAATAATTACTATTCCAATTAGATATTCTATAATATTCATTTTTACCTCCGGTAAAATTTGGGGATCCCGATAATATCTGGGACCCCCAAGATTAAATTAGAATGTTAGGTTCTGGGAAGGACCTCCAGTACCAAGGTTCTGACTCTGAGAAGAAATGGACTGACTAACAAATCCAAATACTTTAGCCGCCTGTGCAGAGGTCATACCACCAACATCAACAAATTGATCAAGACCAATATCCTTGACAAAAGCATCAAGGTAATCTCTAATCTCAGATGCATAAGATGATTTGGTATCATAGAATCCAATAACAATGATCTTAACAGATTCAAGAATTTCTTTCATCTTAATTTCTTCAATCTTATCAACTATGGATTGAGCTCCAAGAGTTGAAGCATTGTCCATACCATCAGTATAAACAAATACTATTCCATTGGTACCGATATCAGATTTATCCAGGACTTCTGCATATTTCTGAATTGCAGCAAGACCATTGAACACAGCATCATAAAGACATGTAGACCCACCAATTGACTGGGAGGGTTTGTAATCATCTTCATCAATTTCCATAACCGGTTTAAATCCATGATCTTCTTCAATCCTGGACCCGAACTTTGTATAGTGAATCATCAGTTTATCAGCACGAGGACTTTTCTTACATGCCTGATTTACCAATTTCTTTCCATCACACATAATACCACGTACACCATTTGTTGAAGGACTTACATCCTCGGCAATTGATACCAGTGTGTATTCATCTTCAGGGTTTGCCATATCTTCAGGGTCAACTCCAGAAAAACCAAAAGCATTATTCTCAGGTATTTCAAATTTCATATTTATATCTCCTTATGCAAGAAATTTATCGCTCGTTGTAATGTTGCCACCAGCTGCTTTAAAATCAGCAATGAAAGAATCACCAAGATTTTCAAATCCGGTTACATTTGACATTGTATCTTCAAGAAGATAAAGTTTCTTGATATACACTGGATCAGAGAAGTTTTCCATGATATCCCTGACTGTATTGGCAACACAATGACTTTTGGCTTGACCAGCAATTCCAACAATATCAGCTTCCTCAAGAGGTTCGATAAGACCTTTATTATTCAATCCAGTTGTTGAATCTTCTGGATCTACGACCTCAGCTTTAACAGCAGAGTAATGTTCAGTCTTAAAGTTAGACCCTTTTGTAATTGGTCTAAAACTTCTATAGGTTTCTCTTTCCCATTTATGAATTGCAGCCATAATGGTAGGAGTCATCGCCCATCCAGGAGTTCCAATAAGACAATGGTAAGGCCAAATTACAAGAGGGTATCTTCCACCATCTTCAAGTGCTTGGGTATAATGAAGTGCCCATAATCTCAAATTTGGATCCATTGGAATGATATCACCATTGTCAACATCTGCATATGTAATCAAATCAAATGGATTAACCGGGGCACCATCTTTTCTAATCCAAAACATGGGGTGGAAAATCTGATACTGACTATGACTATCAAAAGTCACATAAATCTTTTTGAGCCTTTCCATCAATCTTTCAATCATCGTGGCTGTTCTAATGGAGTCTTCAACTGCACCTGGAACAAAGAGTGTTCCCCAATCTGCATTACAAAAGTCTTCCTGCGGGTCAATAATCAATAATCTTGCGTCCATTTTTAAATCTCCTTTAAACTTGTTTTTTCAAGTTTAATTTAATTAATAATTCTAACTTTTCATTAGTTCTATGATAGTTTGTATTCAGATTTATATAAGCATCATCATACCCACCACCGCCACAATCAAATTCACAAATAAGAAATAAATTTAATAAAGCATACATACCACCCATCTTCCTACTATCACCAGAATATTGAGCAATATAATATACTCCATCTTCCTTTAATTCTTTAATTGCATCATAAAGTTCAACTCCAGCTTCTTCAACAATATCATCAATATCTTCTTCAAGACTACATGCATACTCTTTTAAATATTGTTGATAAGATTTTTTGTCTTCTTTACAATAGGTAAATGTAAAATAATCAGGTATATAAAAAACTCGAGCAGTTGCTCCACTCATTTTTTCTCCTTTAAATTAAGCTATCTTTTCTAATTTTACATCACATGGTGAATAATAAATAAACCCATTTTCAAACACCCTTGAATAATAATATTCAGAACTTCCCATTAACACATAATTGAGATCCATAACAATATCAAGGATCTCTTCTGGTTCAGTTTCTCCTTTATTTATTAAAGGTTTATCAGAGGCATATTTTATTACAATATCCTGTGCTTTATCTTCATTACCTTCATTGAAATTACCAATTCCACCATCACCATTATTACATGAAACAAAGATATCTTTACACATTTGAAGTACAGCTAATGCATAATCTTTATTGTCAACTGTTATGGTTCTGGTTCTATAGTTATCACCATCATTTTCCCATGAAGTGATACTAATAGTATAACCCTTTTTTACTGCAAGTATTTCATCCAATATCAATACCTCCAAATAATTCATCAATACCAACTATTTTAATTCCTTTCTTTTTAGCTGATTTTGTTTTGTTAGATTCCTTTGTGGGGTCAGCAACTACCAATATCTGAGTATCTTTACTAACCTTGTCCATGATCTCATACCCACCTTTCGCTCGCAATAACTCATAGTAGACAGATTTCTTCTCAGGAAATTTGCCAGTGAAACATACCTTAATAAAGTCATCATAATTTTGGACAACTTCTTTCTTTTTCTCAGGAAGTAATTTACCAAGTTCCTCTAAATATTTATAATTTTTATAAATTCCATCAATGATAGCCATTCCTCTTTCTTTTCCAATGTTTGGAAGAGCTTCTAATTCTGTTATGTGCATTCCTGATAGTTGAAGCAGACTTCTTTCAGCCAAAAGATCTTTACTAAGAGAACGACCAATACCAGGAATATTTAAAGCTGCAAGCAATTGCCACTCAAACACTCCAAGACCTTTCACTTTACTAATTTCATAATAAAGATTGTTAGCAGAAGTTTTTCCAAAACGAGGCATTGACTCAATTTGAGCTAATGATAAGTTGAAAATATCAATGAGATTCTCAACACCCAAGCTATCCATCATCTTTTGAATAGTTGGTTTACCAAGTCTATCAATACCAATTCTAATTACAGCATCAGACAATTTATTTAAAAGCTTTCCTGGACACTCACTATTGGAACAAGTCAACTGAGGGTCCACATATGTCAATTCAGACCCGCATACAGGACATGGGGGTATCACAATCGGTGTTCTATTGTCACCAGGTTTAGAATCAGAGATATAAGGAATAACATCTCCAGCCCGTTCAACTTTAACATGATCGCCAATATGAAGATCTCTATCAAGAATATTTTTCCAGTTATGCAAAGAAGGACTTGCAATTGAGGCGCCACTTATTTCAACAGGATCAATTTTTCCAACAGGGGTAATATCATGTTTACCAGGACTGAACTCAATATCTCTTAACACCGACCATTCAAAAGGATTTTCAAATTTGAATGCAATTGCTGATTTAAGATGATGACTTGTTGCTCCAAGAGATTTAGCATAATCATTATCTGCAACTCTAACAACAATACCATCAACCGGAAAGTTCATTCCTTTAACATCTTCAACAAGGTTTACCCATAAACTTTCGCCCATGGCTTGAAGTTCAGTAAATGTGTAATCAGTATAAACATATTCAAAGTCAACAAATGCAAGAATCTTTACTGGCGTCATATCATCACGACTTAAGATACCACCAACAGCATTTCTTTCATTCTTATAATTTTCACCACTTTTTCTGGTGATGGTTCCTTTGATTTCCTGAAACTTTGATTTTGTAAAAAGTATTTCTCCTCTCACATTATCATTATCATGATTTTTCAAAATATTCATAAAAGCAAGTTTGTCAGTTATATCTTCTCCAATCTCACCATCACCCCTTGTTGCTAGAACTCCATCCATTAACTGACCAGACACACCGTCAAGTTTTGGCATGACTCTGAATACTTCTTCTAATGTCCTTGCATTTTTTGAACACCACTTAATAATTTCATTATATGAATAAGCTTTATCCAAACTGAGCATCTTAACTGAATGGGTAATCTTGCTGGACGAATCAACTTTTGGTGTACGAACCTCTTTTAAATATTCGTTGTCAGGTTCAATTTTCAAAAGTCTATTTACAATTTGATCATATTCAGGATCATTTATAAGGGGTTTATTTAAAACCCAATATGAATGGTCATGAGCTTTAATTTCATTTTCAATTTGAATTGCTTCTGCAGTCCTTTTTGTCATTCTGTTCTCCTTATATATCTTCTATTGGTATAAACCATGTTTGCCAGGTAGACCCATAAACATGCTTTTTTAATTTATGTACTGATAAATTTTCAGGTATATTTTTAATCTTTTTATATTCTCCCATACCAACTCTATCTAATACTTTAGCTAATGTTAAATATCTTCTATATTGATCAACTGTAGTTTGGCATGCAGTAATACCACCTTCTACAACTTCAATAGTATATACACATGATAATAAATCATGCCTATTAAATAAAGCATTACGATCTAAGTTATTAATATAACTTCTTAATAAATGCCAGATCGGTTCATTGCGATGGGTTCTAATTCTAATTGCTTGTTCATGATACATACCCGGTTTCAATGTTAACAATTGTTTCTTTTCACAATTAACTCCTCTAGCTCGAGAAAACATATTATGCTCCAATCAATTCCTTTTCAATTTTGGTTAATACATTATGCCAAGCATCATGTGAGGATGCTACAATTTTTGATAGTGTTTCTAAAACTTTTCTTCTTTCTTTGGTTGAATCTATTTCATAAACTTTGTCACCAAGAAAATCTGAAAGAAAACCTTCATCATTCCATAGAACATCTGCGAAAGCTCCAGTTTTATCTCGGATATTTTTATCTTCCATAATACCGACTAATTTTTTATCGGTATCATTCATTGGATAGAAATCACCTTCAATGTAATCATCAACTTGAGCATCAGCACTTTCACCAGCAGCAGTTTCAACATATTTCTTAATTTCAGCAGCGTTCATTCTTCTTACATCTCCTTTTAATTATATGGTATAATTTTTAATAAATTATTTAATACCAACAGACTTCCCAATCCCAGAAAGAATGGAATAACTTTAAATATAATACTTGATTTTATATTATCAGTATGCATAATTAATGAACCACCAATCAAATAAATTCCAATTATAATCAAAGTTACAATATTAAATATTTCCATCTTCAATCTCCTTTTCTGGCAACCAACACCACCATCTATCAATTGCCCATCTCGACATACTTAAAGCAGTCCATTTAGTTTTATCATACAATACTCCAGTTTTATAATAATGCCAATGACCAAAGTACCACAATTTAGGTTTATAAATATCCCATAGTTGAGACAAAGCTAAATTGGATGGTTCATAGTCCTTACCACTATAATGCTTAATCATTTCAGGGACCAATTCATAAGGACATGTATGAGTTATAAAAATATCAATTTCCATATCAGGTAAATTCATCATATCACCCTGATTAATTGTTTCTTCTGGAAACCAATCAATACCAACCGTCCTTAAATGTTTATCTATACTATGAGCACCTCCCATAAATAAAATATTTCTACCATCTGGTAATGTATATGTAGAACCCCTTGGCATATAAATAATACCTGGTTCTATTTCATCATTTTTTCTTTGTTGTAATGACCAATGATCCTCATGATTTCCATCACACCATAATAACTTAGCGCCAGCGAGTTTTATATTAGAAAATTGAACACCTTTTTGATTTGGCCAATATCCAAAATCTCCGCAAGCAATAATTAAATCTGGTTTTCTGCGATTAATGAGAATATTCAATTTTCCGAACTCACCATGAACATCTCCTACTATCATTATTTTCATATAATCCCCTTTAATTTTAAATAAGAAGATACTGTATCAGGTACTAATTTAGATATATCTTTTCCTTCTGTAATCATTGATCTAATCATAGTTGAAGATATATTAGTTTTAGGAGTTTCTATAATATAAATATCTGGATCTCCAGACTCAGCATTTTCAAACATTTCCACACAATCTGGATGATCAATTGATGCATATCCAGGACCAAATTTATCCAATAAATATGAAGAATATTTATCTGAATCATATTGATCTTCTCTTATCATGACAATAAGACCATCTATATAACTAGAAAAGTTTTTATATTGCTGCCATTCATGAATAGTGAAAAATGAATCTGAACCTAATATAAAAAACAATTCATCATCTAAATTATATTCATGATCCAAATGTTTTAATAAATCATATGTTTCATTAGGAACATCACTATCTACTTCAAATGTTGATAATGAAAATGAATTATTTTTTAATACATCCATATCACCCAAAGTATATGCAACCATAACATATCTATCAAGTTTATTTAACAAAATACAATTTTTATGAAATGGTTGTCCTGATGGAACAACTATAATTTCATCAACTATGTTTAAGTTTCTGATATATGTTATAACATCTATATGACCATTATGTAGAGGGTTGAATGTTCCTCCAAAAATACCTCGTTTCATTATTTTTCTCCTTACCACATATCTTTATGAGCATCCCACCCTGGACCTTCATAATCAATTTCATCACGTTCCCTTCTTTGACTCATATTTATAAAAGCTTTATACTGTCCTGTTTGTTTTTCTTGCCATCTAGCTTTACATGACTTAGAATAAAACAAACCCCAACCTCTATTTATATCCGCAACGCGAACCATTTTCTTTTTACCGCAACCACATTTGCAAGTTATCTCTTTTGTCTTACCTCTAACGGTCATTTTTTGAATACCTCCGCCATTAATTCACCTCTAATCTGCATTAGAATATTACCTAATACATTATGTTTATCTTTTTTGAAGCATTTGTCACATGAACATGATCCCCAAAAATTATCATGCCATCTATTCCCTTCGATCAATTTTGTTGGGAAAGTATCAATCAATTTTGTTTTTAAAGTTAAATCTTTAAACTTTTCTCTAACCAAATCTGACATAACCTGAATTTTAATTTTTTCCCAATCTTTTCTTAATGGAGCTTTTTGTCCAAGACGTTTAGCTTTACCTGGAGTTAGAGTATTAAGAATAGCGGTTCTCCATCCAAGATCAAGAGTTTTAGAAGCTTGGTACATATGCTCAACTGTTGATCCATCTTCTCCTACAAAGAAATTACTTAAAAATTCATAATTACCACTAAATGAATCAATCGTCATGATCTTTTCTCCCTGCACATTTAGTACATATAGTTTTAACCCAACCTACTGTTTGTCCAACATCTTTAGTAGAACCACATACTTCACAAATATTCATTGACATACTTTCAGCAAAGTCTATTTGACCTCTTTGATAATCATCAGAAGCATTTACATAAAATCTTAATCCTCCAAATTTTTCTTTAACTTGGATAGCTTCAACTTGAGGATATTCATTTTTATCAGTATTAAATTGAAGACATTCACATAATTTATCTATCAACATATACCAACCATCGTCGCATTCTAATCCCCAACACAATGATGTTTTGGTAGAAGGTAAATCTTTTTGAATAAATATCTTTGGGTATTTCTTAAATAATTTTTCTGTTAATTCATGATTCATTTTTTAAACTCCTTTTATTAGTATTTTAAATATGTTCCTATATATGTCGATATGTTCCTTTATTAGAACATATTATAAATTAAATGTTATCAATTTATGAATCAAGGAGGACACAGATATGGAAATTGATCTAAAGTATCCTAAAGGTAAAAACGGTAAAGCCGTGTGTCAAGAGTGTGGTGGTGAATTTATGTTAATCAGTCCAGCTCATTTAAAGAAACATGGGATCACCATGGCCGAGTATAAGTTGAAATACCCTGGTTGTCCAGTCTCTGGAGCAGAATATAAAGCAACTAAAAATGTATATCATGATAGTATTCTATTTAAAAATGATGAAGGACTTCCATCTGAACCATTAGATGATGATATAGCTTTGGCTGAATTATCAGAAGGTATATATAAACATAGTATTTTAAATCTAGAAGGTGTTTCAAAAAACAAAGCTGATATATTAACTTTCCTTCATGATGCCTATCCATACTTAGAAGATAACTATAGTATTGAAAAAAGACATTTCCATGATGAAAGTTTGTTATGGAAATATATAACAGATATGGCTGATCCAATTAAAAAAGTTATTTTTGATTTTCCAGATGCTTTTTGGCATAATGAAGATGCATATCCTGATCCTCAAAAGTATGATAAACTAAGGGAAGACGGTTGGATAGTTATTGTTGTTGATAAACATTATCCTACTGCACAAGATGTATACCAAGACACTGATATTATAAGCGACTAAGATACTATTATGACTAGAACATATTATAAATTGCCAATCAATTATGATCTTCAATTATTAAATACCTATGATGTTACTTGGGGTGGCTTATTTCATACATAAGTCACCCCAAATTTTCCGTTGTAATAATCCATTATGTTATATTATGTATTAATATATATAGAATAACTTTCTTAAAAATATGGTGCCAGCATGTATAATGTAATAGAACATATTATAAATAATTGTAGAATTTAGTGGTTTTTACCACTTTAAAAACTTAAAAGTTTAAAAATTCACTAGAAAGAATTTAATTGGAGGAAAATATGGGAAATCCAATTCCTATTCAGGAAAGAAGTGTTGATCCTTATTCTAGTTATAACTCAGATGTGGTAAACAAACTCACTAGAATTGTATCAGATGGTAAGAATACTTTATTAATGCCATCTCCAATATATGTTGAAATTGTTGATAATACTCATGTTATGGCTAAAGCAGGTAAGGCAATAATGGATGATGTATTAATTGAAATAGAAGATTTAAGTGTAGATATGACCGATGGTTCTTTCTATCTCAATGTTGGAACTGGAACATGGGACGAATCTGGATATTATTATGTAGTTTTAGATTATCAGTATAATAAAATTTCGCCACCACCAGAGGCAAGTATAAAACTTATTAAACCATCCCAAAGAGGATCTTTATATGATCCATTATTACATTTATTTATATCCGCTATTTATGTAACAAACCCAGGTGGTGGATATGAAGTAAATGCTATATTTGAATATGATCCTGATAATCCATCTATTGCAAGAGAAGCAGTGGGTGGTGGTAGTCCTGGTACAACAGTTGTATATACTGAACTTGCATCTGGCAACCATGAAGCTACTACTAATGATGATACTATAGTTATTGATACGTCACTTGGAAATGCTACTATTATATTACCATTAGCATCTACTTCAGAGCGTATGATTAGAATAGTAAAATTAACACCTGATGCTAATACGATAACAATTGAAGCTTACCCGGGTGACAGCATTGAAGGAAACGCATATAAAGTGTTATCTAATCAATATGATGCTATATCAATAATACCATACCCAACAAATAATGTTTGGATTGAGGTATAAGGAGGGTAACGATGGATTATAAACATAGAAATGCAGTTAGTAAAGTTGCACACACAACAAGTGTAGGAAATGCAACATTTGATATTGGTAGTGGATTAACTGATAGATTTAGAAAAATTTATTCTCAAAACTTTGAAGGTGATACATCTGGTGCCTATTACGCTGATCTTGCAGAAAAATATACAGTAGACCCAGAAATTGAATTATCTATTGGAACTTTAATTGAAGTTTCTGATAGTGATTTTGATGCTGAGTTATGTGACACACCATTATCTCAACATGTTATTGGAGTTATATCTGAGAGTCCTGGTTTTCTAATGAATAAAGGATTAGAAGATAGTGCAGTTGTTGGTTTAGTAGGAACACTTCCAATTAAAGTTATTGGACCTGTTATGAAAAAAGATATATTAGTTTCTGCAGGTAAAGGTTGTTTAAGAGTGGCAGAAACAGAAGACGAATATAAATATAAAGTAGCAATTTCATTTGAAACAAATGATAACTATAATGAAAAATTAGTTAAATGTTTTATTAAATAAAGGAATGGCGATGAACTTTGAATTTCAGTTAGTTTTGACAGAGAAATGTAATTTAAGATGCACTTATTGTTATATGAAAAAAAATCCTAAAGATATGACCAGGGCTATATTTCATAAACATTATGACATGCTTCCTCATATGATGAAGAAGTATAATAAAACAACATATACAGCAGCTCTATTTGGTGGGGAACCATTATTAAATTGGGATCTTATAGAATATATAACCCCAATTTTAAACAATGATCCTAAATGTAAACATATAATTATTATGTCAAATTGTATTGAATTGCAAGATGCTCATAAAAGAAAATTTTTAGAAGATAATAGAATAGCAATTTCAATGTCGTTTGATGGTTTATGGAATGAAACAAACAGACCATTACCTGGAGGTAAATCAAGTTTACCTATTTATATGACTGAACCATTAAAATCTTATTTTACTGGCAAAGGCAGTTGCAAAGTTATGGTAGCTCCATCAAGTGTTCCAACAATGGTAAAGAATTTTATTTGGTTTGTTGAAGAATATGGGATGCCATCTCCTGATTTTACATTAGTTAGAGATGATGTATGGACCAAAGAAGATGTTCAATTATTTGCTATAGAAACTGAAAAATTAGCTAATGTTATAATTGAATATTTTAATAAAGGTAAGAATGTTATGGCCGGTTTTTTCTTACTTTATATTCTTGATTTAATGTTTGGTGAATCATATGGAAAAAGACCTCATGGGTGTTTCGCTGGTTGTCATGGAGCGGGATTTATGCCTGATGGAAAAATTTATCCATGCGCTAGATTTGGTAGCAATGAAAAATTCCCGATTGCTGATTCAATTGAGAAAACTATTTATAGTACTTGTGATAAAATGAAAATCTCACAATTCTATAATCCTGCAACTTTTACTAAATGTCAAGAATGTGTTCTAAATAAATATTGTAATGCTGGGTGTAGCTTTCAACAACTTAAACCCGGAGGAAAAGAATTTGAATCAGCCCCAGTAGATAGCATATGTGAATTATTAAAAATATGCTATAGTCAGTCAATGAGAATTACTAGAGAATTAAAAGACAACAAATTGTTTGTTGAAATGATCAAAAACTCAATTAAAAATGTAGGCTAACAAGGAGAGAGAGAAAAAATGGAAATTTTAAACGAAAAAGAAACTGTTATTTTTAAATCTGCAGAAACACTTCTGAATGTATCAACTTCACTTAGAGAAATCAATCCTGACGTTGCACAAGCGGTTTTATTTTTGAGTGATAGACTTTTAAAAGCAGTTGAATTAGAACCTGTTACAGTAGAATCTGCTGCAGTAGAACTTGTTAATGTATGTAATGATGAATTATGTCCTGATTGCGGTGGTATTAAACAAGTTCAACATATTGTATGTAATGATGAATTGTGCCCTGACTGTGGTGGCATTAAACAAGATGATATTGTAATTCTTGATCAAAAAGAATCTGTCGATGAATCTACTAACTGTCATGGTCATCAAGCTGATGGAACAGGGACTGGGCAAACTCAATCTCAAATGAATAAACAAGGTCCTAATAATCATGTTAGTTCTAATATTAAAAATGAGATTCAAGAAATGATTAATGAAATTAGAGGTACACTTTAATTATGGAAATAACTCAAGAAGAGATTGATGGTTTTTTTGGAGATATTAAAGAAATGTTTACTAAAAAAGAAATTAAAAAAGAATGTGATTTAAAATGCAATGGTTGTACTTTGAATGCATGTAAAACTAACTCTTCTGTTATTACCCCTATAGAACCTACCAACACATTAAATACTAAAGTCAAAGATAAATCAGGAACTCAAAGAACAAATGTTATTTATCTAAACACAGATTGTAATTTAAGATGTGAGTATTGCTATGAAGGTAATAGTAGAAATGGTTTACCTGACCAAGCAAACTGTAAACCTAAAGATGTAGATGCATTTTTAAATGAAATAGTAAGTAGAGAAAAAGGTTGCATTTCAACAATTGTTATAATGGGAGGAGAACCATTTCTTGCATTTGATATGATATTATACACAATGTATAAAGCTGCATCACTTACTAAAATAAAAGGAAATGGGTGGGGAATTAGTGTTGTAAGCAACGGAACTTTATTTACTAAAGAAAAATTAACTAGGTATAAAGAAGCCATTGATAAAGTTAGTAAATACCATGTTAATATTTCTCAAGAAGTTAGTTATGATGGTAGTGGTCATTGGAAAAGAAAATGGCCGGATGGTTCTAATTCAAGACCACAAGTAGAAAAAGGGATTCAAAAATTAATTGATTTTGAAATTCCTTTTAAAATTAGTTATGTTGCTCATTCAGGTAATTATGATAGTATTGTTAAAGATTGTATTTATATTCTTGAAAAGTGGCCCAGACCTTATCCATATCGTATTACTGTCGGGTGGGCATATGAGGAACTGGATAAAGAACTTGGCCCAAATATGGCATTTAAATTAAAAGATGAGTTTAGACCCTATGCCATAAGATTACTTGATTTGTATGGTACTCCTATTTGTGGAAATACATGCGGATATTGTACTAAATGTAACCAAGAGAATTTTGTAGGAAATTCATATTTATCACCAACTACTGGCATTTCGTATGATAATAAAACAACAGAACATAGCTTTAGACAATTTTAGGAGAGACCCCGATGGCAAGTCAAAATCAGCAAGGTTTTAATAACGTAAAGATTTATAGTATAGATTTAACAACTACAGATGATTGTAATTTTAATTGTAGTTATTGTTTTGAACATGGATATTTTAATAAAAATTATTTTGATAAGGTTGATTTATTTATTCAACGAATGAATGAATTAATGGATTCTTTCTTTTTTAAATCCAATTATCAACTTCTTGGTATAGGATTTTGGGGTGGGGAACCAACTCTAAATGAATCAGCTATAAAAAGATTAATTAAATATTATGGAAATGATGATCGAGTTAAATTCTTTATATATAGTAATGGTTCTAATATTGATCCATATATGGAAGTGTTAGAAAAATATAAAACAAAAACTTTATTTGGACATCCAAAACTTTGCATTCAAATGTCATATGACGGAATGCCTGTCCAAGATATTTGTAGAAAAGATAAAGCTGGAAAATTAACATCATCAATGGTTAGATCTAATATTGAAAGATTATATAAAAGTAGAATACCTACTGTTATTAAATCTACTATTACTCCTGATGCTGTTAAATATCTTCCAGCAGCTAGAAGAGATATTTTAGATTTAGTTAATAGTGGTGAAAATAATTTTTTTAGAAGCACAAATTTTTTCCCAACTATTGATTATTATCATGTTGAAGAAATCAGTGATGTTTTGATGGAACAATATTTAATTGAATTAAAGAAAAGTTTAATTGAAATAGCTAAAGAAGAAATTGATTATGCTAAGAATAATAATGGTCGTTTCTTTTTTGCATGGTTTAACCCTGGTAGGGCATTATGTTGTGCTGGGCGTGATATGGTTTGTATTAATTGGGATGGAAATATATTTAAATGTCATGGTTCAGTATATGAAGATGGAAAAGGTGAACATTTTTTAACTAGTTTAGATGATGATAATTTCATTGAAGCATTAATTGAATCAAATAAAACACATAATACTAATTTTGGCGTTGAACCAGAAGAATGTAGAAACTGTGAGGCAACTTATTGTTTAAGATGTAATTCAGTTAAATATAATTATAGTAAAAAAGATACTTACATTGAAAAATGGAGAGATTATTCTGACCAACCAAATCTATGTAAGTTTTATAAATTAAATGGCAAAATAGTTCATGCTATTAATGAGCTATTGAAATAATTTGGGGGTTAAATATGGGATGTACTGCACATACTAATACCACAGCTTGTACTGCACATACAGCGACTACAACTTGTGCCACTCATGTAACAGGTCCTTGTGTACATGCAGAAACAACTACATGTGTAGCTCATGTAGAACTTGGATCTTCAGCTCCGCCTGGCACAGCTACTGTATGGACTGATGATCCTCTGACAACTTCTATTAAAATAAAACAAGAGCATCATAATGAATTAAGAGCTGCTATTAATACTGAATTACTTAGTCAAGGAAAAACCTGGCCAATTGATCCTGGTTATGTTTCACGTGGTATTAACAAAGTATTATATACCCATGTAAGACAATTAAGAGATGGGATCGATGAAGCTCAGGCATGGAGTTATCCTTCTTACTTATCTGATTCATATACTGAAGTTGGAGATAAGGTTCTTAAGGATCAATATACTGCATTAAGAAGTCAAGTTAATTCAATAGAAACTGGTTGTCCTTGTGATTGTAATTATGGTTGTACTTGTCAATGTAATTATGCTTGCACATGTCAATGTAATTATGCTTGCACATGTCAATGTAATTATGCTTGCACTTGTGATTGTAACTTCACAGTTTGTAGTTGTGATTGTAATTATTGCACTTGTAATTGTAACTATTGTACATGTGATTGCAACTATTGTACATGTGATTGCAACTATATTTGCACATGTAATTGTGCCTACTCTGATAAAAGACTAAAAACTGAAATAATTTATATGTAAATTATTTAAAAATATACGGAGGACTATTTATGGCATGCACTGATCATACAAATACTACAACATGTGGTGCTCATGCTGCAACTGTAGCCTGTACAACTCATTCTAATACTGTCACATGTACTAGTCATACTAACGCAACTTGCACATGTAATTGTAATTATGCTTGCACTTGCCAATGTAATTATTCTTGCACTTGTGATTGTAATTATGCCTGTACTTGTCAATGCAATTATGCTTGTACTTGTCAGTGTAACTATTCTTGTACTTGTGATTGTAATTATTGCACTTGTGATTGTAACTATTGTACTTGTGATTGTAACTATTGTACTTGTAATTGTAACTATATTTGTACATGCAATTGCGCATATTCAGATAAAAGACTAAAAACTGAAATAATTTATATGTAAATTATTTAAAAAATATACGGAGG